AGGCTACTATTAAAAGACTTATAGAAGAAGAAAAATCTAAAGAGATTCAATTAATAGGTTGCAAGGACTATGAGTAAATACAAAATCTGTAAATTTGTAGATGGTAATGGACATGAATGGTATCAGATACTAAAGAAAGGCTGGTTATTCTGGAGTTATATGTGGGCTTATAGAGGCGGCGCTCCAGAATTTTCTCCACCTAAAACCATATTAAAGTTCTATACTATAGAAAAAGCTAAGGAATATATTCAAGATGTAGAAGTAGTTAATAGAACAAGTCAAATAAAGAAAGTAGAGTGCTTTGATTATGTCTGAACCTGATCTAAAAAAAATCATAGAAAATGATCCAATGGTTAAAAAGTTTGTTAAATTTACTGTTAATTTTTTCCTTATACTTACTGTTGTAGGATTAATTACTACAGTAGGATTATTGGGTTTAGGAATTTGTAAACTAATAGAGTTACTTTCATGAATAAAAAAGAAATTGTAGATACTCTTATAGTATTATTCTCTTTAGCGCTTATAATAGTAGTGTTCTCTCCACTACTACCTTGGGATAAGTATAACCTATATGACTATCTTAAAGCACAAAGACTACAATCTTATAATGAGAAACACAAAGAAATCTTCATCAAATGTTTGTATTGCAAAGGTACTGGAGAAAGAGAAGAAGATGTTAATAAAATTATGTTTGATGCTAAAATGGCATTATACCTTAACAAACATCTAAAGGTTGACAGATGCCCAAAGTGTGTTAAACTACCATACGGTGAGCATTATGACTATTGTGAAAGCGTTAATAATCACTATAAAATTTTGCTCCAAGAATATGGCGCTGCTGGCCCGAAAATGGGAAAAGTAGTTTGTGGACATTGTATGGGTATGGGAACATTCTCAAGTTTTGATATGGAAAAACAGAAATACTTAACTCAGGAAGAGTATGAAACAAAAGAAAAAGCCAGATCAAATGACAAATAAAGAAAAGCTTCTCAAGATTCGTCGTCTTTTAAAAGAGGCGTATGACCATTATTTTGACAACTGCAAAGATTGCGGATGTAAAAGTGGAGAAGGTCATATTAGTTTAGAGTTTGGTAATTATTGGGAAGATCCTAATTGCGAGCTTCCTATCACAGCAGTATGTATAGGTTCATATGTATTTGGACCTCATAGAACACATTGTTTTAATACGCTAGATGAAGCTTTAGAAACTGTATCCAAATGGCATAAAGAAGAAATGAATACAACATATAAATATTATGAAGAATCAGGAGATTACATACCGCATGGATTACATAATCCTGACTATAAATCATGATATACTTTACTAGCGATACTCATTTTGGGCATTAAATCAGTTTTGGTGTATTGTATTTTAAAGGAGTTACATAATATGTCTAAAAATCTCACATTTGAATGTCCAGTATGTCATAAAATTTTTACTAGATATGTTTCACAGACCAAGGGCAAATCGACTTGTTGTAGCAAAAAATGTCATGCAATAAATATGAAATCTTCAATGATTGGAGTAAATAATCCTAACTTTGATAAAAGATGGTCCAAACAACGAAAAAATAAACAATCCAAATTAATAAAATCAAAAATCACAGATGAATTTAGATACAAAGCTGGAACAGCAAATAGGGGGAAAAAATTCAGTCCAGAAAGAATAAAAGCTTGTCATGGACACAGAAGCTCAGAATCATATTCTAGACCTCATTCAGCACAATCAAAGAAAATTATTGGAGAAAAATCTAGAGCAAAATGGACAGAAGAATACAGAATTAAACACAGACAAAAAATGGAATCTTCAGGATACTGGATTCCTTTGCAAGATAAAAGTGATTTTGAAATCTATTATAAAGAAGCTGATTGGATAGAAAGAATGTTTGATTTAATAACAGATAAAAAACAAATCAAATTGCTTGCAAAGCATGGTGTGTTTCATAATGTAAATAATATTTCTGGAGTAGTACGAGATCATATGCTATCCAGAAAAACTGGATTTGATCTTGGTATTTTTCCAGAAATACTTAGACACCCATCAAACTGTCAAATATTAACTGCTAGACAGAATATAAGCAAAAAGAAAACAAGATACGTTGATGCTGACCACTTGACAATAGACGAGTTGTTTGATAAGATTGAATCTTATACAGGAAACTGGGCAGAGCAAGAACTTTGCAGAAATCTAATTTCAGCATATAAAGATGGACAAAGATACGAAAGGAAAAATAATAAGTGATATTATGATATATTTTATATCTGATACTCACTTTGGTTAGCCTTCGGGCTAACTAAGGTCATTATAATATAATTAAACATTGTAATCGTCCGTTTACTGATGCTCATCATATGAATAAAACCATATTTGACAACATAAACACAGTTGTAAAGCATGATGATACTCTATACATACTTGGAGATTTTTGTTTCAAGGGCAAAAAACCACTAGATTATAGGGTTCATATAAATTGTAGAAATGTGCATTTAATTTTTGGTAATCATGACAAACGTACAGATTATTACATAAATGAAATTACTACTGATATGAATGGCTTTACCTCATTATATGACGTTAAAGAAATCACATATTGTAACAAAAAAATCTTTTTAAGCCATTATCCTCATCGTTCTTGGCCGTCAAGCCATAAAGGTAGCTATCATTTATATGGTCATGTACATTCCAGACTAGATCATGAAGATAGATCGTCAAATAGATTAACTTTAGATGTTGGTGTGGATAACACTATCAACTATAATAAACCATTCGGACAACCGTGGAGTTTTACAGAACTACAAAAACTATTCAATCAGAAAATATCGTAATTAAAATGAAAACACTAACTCAAGAAAAAATAGTATGTTCATGGCAAGATTTTGATATTCATGTAAACAATTTGGAACATCAGCTTCTTACCGATAATTGGATTCCAGACTATATAGTTGGAGTAAAACGAGGGGGTTTAATCCCCGCAATAGCTCTGAGTCATCGATTCAATAAACCCTTAATTATGATGAGTTGTCAGTTACGAGATAGTGATGACAATAAAGTGAGACTATATGAAGTTAATGAACTAAATAGAGATAGTAATATTCTGATTGTCGATGATATTTGCGATAGTGGAAAAACTTTTCATAGTATTCTAGATGAATTAAGGATTTATGGATTTAAACATGCTCGTACATGCGCACTAATTTTTAATAGATCTCAGGATTTTCGTGTTCATTATAAAAGTATTACTATAGATAGAAACAAAGACCAAAGATGGATACTTTTTCCATGGGAAACTAAATGAAACTATATCGTCCAATACTTATACTAGCTAGAGCAATAGATCATAGAGTAGGACAAGATGACTATGATGCTCCAAACATTCCTATACTAACTCAAATTGAAGCATGGACGGCATTTTGGGTTAAACTTACTATTATTTTGGTAAACTTCATCACATGCGGATTTATTATAGCTAACACAATTCGTCACTGGTAAATTAATCAGCAAAAACATAGCAAATATATACGACAAAATTATGGAATCAAACAAAGAATTATATTATGGATCATCAGCCATTATGAAAGAAATAATTCTGATCAAACAAAACATAAAGCATCTAGAAAAAAGATTAGAGGAGTTATATGCCATCTATACTAACAACAGATAACCATAAAATATCTATACGGTCAGATAATCTGAACAAAGATATTGTATTTTTTACAATCGTAAAACCAAATGGAGAGTCATTAAATCTAGAACTAAGCACTGCTGAAATATCATCTTTATCATCTATGATGGAAACAATTATGCTACAAAAACATATCAATGAGGAAGTGGTATGAGCAAACTAATATCTAGTATATTGGGATTACTTTTAGGTTTTGTGGGAGCCGCTATTGTTGGCTACCATTCAAATTACTATGTTGTTTTTGGAATTTTTCTATTGTTATGGGGCAATAATCTTTCAGTAAAATCTGGTGAGAATAAAGAGATCAATCGCAGAGATTTTTGGACTTGACACAACAAAGATACAATCTAAGATATACTAGATTCGCGTGAATCTATTGGTGCCATAATAATGGGCCAATTTTAACAGTTAAGCTATGTCTATAGTTTGTAACGGAGGTTATCATGAATCTTTCTATTTCTAGAAACGGTTATTTAGCTCCTCGTAGAGTTGATTTATTTTCTGAGGTTAGCAAAGAACTAGATCAAGCAATGAATAGTATTTTTGGTCATGATTTTTTTGCAGGATTAAGTAAAAAAGGACGAGGCTATCCTTTGATGGATGCTATAAGAACAGATACTCATTTGATATTACAGTATACTGTTCCGGGTGTTAAATTGGATGATTTGATTGTTGAATTGAGCGAAGATGATCAGGGGAAATTATTGACTGTCGGAGGTTTTTTGCATGAAAGTTATATGGCAAAAAATGAACAGTATCAGATTAAAGAATTGAGCGGTCAAGAATTTAGACGAATTATAAGACTTCCATCAGATTTAAGCGATAAAGATCCTGTTTCTTCATTGAAAGATGGTATCTTAACTATTTCTTTTCAGTTGTTAAACAAAACAGAAAAACCCGATAGTAAAACCAGAAAATTAAAAATTACTGAGTAATATAAGTTAAAAATCACTAAGTAAATAGCCCCGGCGACTGTCGGGGCTGTTTATTTTTTAAAGAGTGTGTTGACAAAACGACGATGCTATGATATGCTATTGGTTGACTTCATCCCAAACAGGAGCAGTAACTATGGATCGTTTTGACCTTGAAAATAAAATCATTAAAACATCTATTTTTGCAGATCATCTGAGAGATTTGTCTTCCAGTATTCTGGAGCATGATTTGACCACAGATGAAATTGTTGGTGCTATAGAAGGATTAGCTATTCTTATAGAAGCTCATGAAAGAGCATTATTTGATACTTTTATACAGGTCTTTCAGCTTGATGGATATTCTGCTCCTAGTAAGGAGCTTGAAGCATGAATAAAAAAGCTCAAAAACTGATTGCTGTATTCTATAATGATGTTTGGAGTTATATGCAAAATGAGTATAAACCGAAGTGGGCCAGACTTTACAACAGCGAAAAACTTCTGGATGATATGATATACTTGACTGGAGAATACTATCTTGGTGGAAATACTGTACCATTTACTGCTGGACAAATAGTTGACCTATTAAGGAGTAAATATGGAAACCGAAAACCAAAAAGAAAAGATATTTGAGAAAATCATTACTGATTATGGCAGAAATGTATTGAAAGTTATTCAGCTACCTCAGAATAGTACCTTGTTATCTCAAATTCTTAAAGAAGAAGAACACAATAACGATATTGATTTGGTAATTAGAAAAATTATTAGGAACATCATTAAATCATGAAAGCTAATTTAGAAGGAGATTTGTTAAAGACTGATTGGATTAGTTATAAATGTACAGTCAACAATGTATATGCCCAAAATTTATACGCGGCATTATGTAATAATATTTTTATGAAAGATGACCAAGAATGGACTTGTTCTTGGAGATATGCTGGTGGCATAGTATCTGATCTAATTAAAGATGATACAAGACATGACCTCTATGAGCATCGTACCGGAGATTATATGGATTGGTATTGTTCTGGTATAGGTGCTGGTGCGATTGCTGGTTATGTTTCAGAAGGTTTCGTAACATCTGAAATATCCAATGATCTACTCAATTTAGATTGGACATATAAGCCATATGAACCAATATTGGAACCAGGAACATATAGGAATGAATGGTGATGAGAACATAAAAAAAGAAAACCGTAAAAGTTCTTGACCAAACTATTTGTGATATTTGCCACAAAATTTGCACAGACGATTTTTACCATAATCATGAGAACGCTACACTAGAAGCAATGTGGGGCTATAATAGCGGTAGAGATGGTCAAAAATTTGAGATTCATCTCTGTGAAAATTGTTTTGGAGATACTCTTGGATGGATGAGACAAAAAAGAGAGGAATATTTGGGGTCTTGTTCTTATCCAGATAATGCTGATCCATTTCTGGGGAATCAATGAAAAACAAGCTTGATAATATAGAAAAAATAAGTCATTTACACTATAAGAGGTTTGAGGGGTATTATATTTATAGTAACTATCAAAGGACAATATTAGATACATTAAAACCCACAATGATTATAAGAACTACAATAGATAGTGAATGTAATGGTAGAATGTACTATACATACTATAGCATGGGTAAAAAGTATAAAGAATATCTACCAAAATATAAAACCAGACTGAGCGAATATGAAGCAGAGCAGTTGGTTAAAAAACTAGAACAAGATCCTAGTGTTGTTACTATTTATTTATATAAGATTACATTTAAAGATGGTAGGATTTCTTTGTTTGCTCACCCCAATAAGCCGGTAGGACAATTAGAGTGCGAGGACGAAGAATAGCGTTGCCCTATTGACTCAACAGGTCTCGTTGAGTATAATGCAGTAAAAATAGGGTTTGGATGGCAGACAATAGGTTTGATTGGTCTTGGATTATAGAGATTCTTCTCTGCATGATTGTCTATCTAATGTTCTATCTAGGATTTTCATAGTGTTATCTATTAACAAAACACAGTATAACTCTTTTTGTATTAGTGCCGACTCTAATGAGGAATTGGCTAGATCATTTCTTAGATTTCAAGAGTATTATGAAAGTCCAAACGATCAATTTCGTGGAAAGATTTTTACCCTTGGCTCGTATAAACACTGGTATTCAGAAATGTACGGAGCGTTTACATATGAGTCCGATTGGCGTGGATTTAACTTTCCTAGCATCGTTCTAGAGCCGTTTAAACAGGGGGTGTTTGACCCTCTAATAGATGAAGAAAAAGCTCTCTTATCGTTCTTTTCTTATAAGAACAACTCTAAGCCGTTCTATATTATAGGGGCTAATGATGATGGTGTGCTGAATCACGAATTAAATCATGCACTATATTATTATTCTGAAGACTATAAAAAATCAATTAATGCCCTATTCGATCAAAATTTAGAAAAAATCAAACATAGTTTGTCAACGCTCCTATCAAAAGGATATTGTAGATATATGCTTTATGATGAACTACAATCTTATATTTTAGATGGTGATGAGGAAGTTACACAAACTGTGCCTAAAAAGATTCTTGATAAAACATTTGATTACTATAATAAATATTCGGAGCATCATTATGAGACTAGATTTAGCTGACCATCTCAAAGTTGGAGATAAGGTATATAATTGCTTTATGGAGCCATTGACAATAATATCTATTAATAAAACAGCCGCTCATAATACTTATAAAATTATTTTTACCACAACCAATACCTCGTCACACAAAGCAGAATATGACTATAAAGATTTGTATCTGGAGGACTTATATGGCGAAAGCGATGATGAAAAAGCCTGGGTAAATTGGGCCAAAGAAAATAAAGATTTTGTTGATACATTTGACCATATAGAGACCATGAAAGAAATATACAAAACAGCTTTTTGTCACGGGTTTGAATACAAAAAACATATATCCTTTGAGGAGATGATGCAAAAATGAGTTGGGATGGAACCTTTAAGTATGATCCGGTTAACATAAATAAAGTTAATAAGGTGCTGTCTGAGTATAAGGGTCAGCCAGTTTTAGACTATATTATAGAGCTGTATAGGCTTATAGAATATCAACAAGAAAGAATTAATCAGCAAGAAAAACAGATAATAGCCCTAAAACATAGTGAAGCATGGAAGCGCTATGAAAAATCAGATCAGTTTTATGATCCTAAAACCAGACAATATTCTAATAAACCACTCAAATCATCCGATAACAGGAGTTGCTAAGTGACAATCAGTGAAATTAAGAAGTGGGCAAAGGCTCACGGGTACTCTATTATTAAGGATAAAGGCGACGAAGAAAAAGAACAACCTACACAATATTATTGGAGTAAAGAAAGCGATATTCATGCTACTGGAGTTGCTCCAAGCGTGAGCAAAGTCGCCACAGCCATATTTAATCATATGACAGATAACAAGTGGGTTGAACATCAGACAAAATTTAAAGAAGAAAAAGAGTATACTAAATTTACGGTAACCGATTATGGCTCTTAAAAGTCTTTATATTGATAGAGAATGGGAAACCAAATGTATAGACAAAATATGCGACCATATCAGAGAAAATGGCTTATTTGATTTTGAGCTTGATAAAATAGCTATTCTACAATTAAGCTATGAATATTCTGGCTTGATGGCACAATTAATGGCTCATAAATTATCTGTCAAAAATGAACCTATAGATATAGAGCCAGTAAATATTCCATACAAAAATGAGTTTGAACCCATCATTCATCCAGATCAACTAGACCCGTATACTAAATTTATTGTTGTTGACAGCGGTTGTTTAAGTGGCAATAACTTCAAAAGAATAGAAAAGAAAATATCAGACTACGGCTTTATTAAAAGAAGAGATACCTTCTTCACTTGTGTAGCATGTGATCTTAATAGTATTTTTAAACCAGACTTTTGTCCAATATACTTTAATGGGGATGAACACATGGTATCGTTTTGGTGGGAAACAAAAACCAATAGGTTTGAACGATGATATATGTCAAGTTGATATCAAAACCAAATGAATGGTTTGATGCTGGTACAGAAGTTTTTGAGGCGTATATGGATGGATACAATGCTAAAAATAAGCCGTTCAAAAGAATGTCTGTAGACGAATATAAAATTTGGGAAAAATCAGGCAAAATTTTAGGTTTTGGATTAAGAAATGGTTCTTGGCGTACTGAACTTTGCCCAATAGAAGAGTTTGAAATATCATATACAGAGGATCAAATATGAGTGTAAAATTAATAAGCGTTACTCCAGATGCTGAAAAACTAATGAGTTATTGTGCGAGAGTAAGCAATCCTAATAACCAAGATTCAGATAATTATGCCAAGTTATTGGCTTATTGCATTAAAAATAAACACTGGTCAATATTTGAAATGGCTAACATGAGTCTTGAAGTAAATACAACAAGAGGAATAGCCGCTCAAATTCTTAGACATAGAAGTTTTAATTTTCAAGAGTTCTCACAAAGATATGCCGATACAACATTATTGGCAGAAGATATTCCATTATTTGAACTTAGGAGACAAGATACTAAAAATCGTCAAAATAGTATTGATAATATATCTGATGAGATTAAAGTCAAATGGAATAGTAAAATTCGTGAACATTTTGCAAAGTCTAAGGCTATTTATGACGGTATGATAGCGGACGGTATCGCTAAAGAATGTGCTAGATTTGTATTACCTCTAGCCACTCCTACCAGACTTTATATGAGTGGAACTGTTCGTAGTTGGATTCATTATATAGAATTACGTTCAGGTCATGGTACACAAAAAGAACATATGAATATCGCTAATCAATGCAAGAGTATTTTTGCTGAACAATTTCCTACTACATCTGAGGCTTTAGGGTGGAACCATGAATAAATATAGCATATCCGCACAAGTATATAATACATTTGATGACCATAAACAAACTCTACTTGTAAATGAAACAATATCGGCATTATCTAAAGAAGAAGCTGCCCATAAATATCAGCATGAACATCCTAATCCAAATAGAAAAGTTGTTAAAATCTATTCAATAGAACAAATATAGTTATGGAAACTAAACAAAATTTCACAATCAAAGTTGTAAGAGAACTTTTATCTTATGGTTTCTCTGTACATTTACATCAAAAAGAACATATCGACGGGTATGGTGGATGGTTTGGTACAGATGAAGGGCAAGAAGAATTTGTTGTTGCCATGAAACATCACATGGGATTTGAAATATTAATTCATGAATATTGTCATTTCTTACAATGGAAAACTGATCGTAAATTATGGGATAAAAGTACTGAAACATACGATATATTATTTGATTGGATTTCTAATAAAGACTCTGTATTCTCAGATGAACAACTTGATAGGAGTCTACACGATATATTGGAAATAGAACATGATTGCGAAAAAAGGGTTTTGAAAATTGTTAAAAACTGTCCCATAGAAGAATTCGATACAGATAAATATATGAGAGCTGTTAATGCCTACTTATGGAGTTATCATCTTAATAGAGAATTAAGATTAAGGCCAAAAAGACCAATTTACTCAGAAAGAGTTCTCGATCATATGCCTAATGTTTTTAATTCTGATCTGTCTTTTTATTTGGATCGTAGTAATCTTACCGATTCAATTAGACAAGCATTGTTGGTTGAGTACGAATAATTCTAAAGTGCCGGTTGACAATCTGACGATACTAGGATATAATCGAACCAACGGAGGCTTTATGAATAAACTTGGATTGTGTTGTATTTCTCTCACCTTGAAAGATCAAGGTTTTGGTCATCAAACTATGACCTATAAGCGTTTTAGTTCTTTGCCTAGAGAAGAAGCACTCGATATTCTTGGATCTCGTATTCTCAATAATCTTGTTGTTACCAATAAGACTATACAGTTTTGTGCAGATAACAACTATGTTTATCGCGTTAGTAGCGATATATTTCCGCTTATTACTTACGATGAAGCGAATGTTAGTTTAGAGGATTTACCTAATCACGATGAAATACAAGATGAGTTTGATAATATTGCGGAAACTATTTCCTCTACTAGCGTTCGTGTTTCTGCTCATCCAAGTGAATTTAACAGTTTGGCTAGTCTCTCCGAAAAAGTTGTTGAAAAAACCATCACAGAACTCAACTTCTACAGTAGTTTCTTTGACAGAATTGGACTTCCAGCAGATACTAGATCACCAATGAATCTTCATGTTCATAACAACAATGGAACAAGAGAAGAAATTTCACACCGATTTTATCAAAACTTTAAAAGACTTGATACAAATTGTCAGGCTAGACTCACTATTGAAAATGATGATAAGCTTAATTGCTGGAGTGTACGAGAACTTGTAGATATTTTTCATCCAATTACCCGCATACCAATTTGCTTCGACTATTTGCATCATAAGTGTCATTCAAATAATACTACTGAGGTAGAAGCAATTAATATGTGCTATGATACTTGGCAAACAAGACCACTTTTTCATTATAGTGAAAGTCGCCCCGGAAATAATCCACGCGCCCATGCAGATTATCCTGAACAAACTTTCGATAATTATGGTCTAGAATTTGATATAGATATGGAACTTAAGGCTAAAGACTTAGCAATCGCTGAATACAATAAACTTTTAACTACACTTTCAACTAAGTAAGGAGATTAATTATGGGCCAAATTGGATCTATTGTAATCGATGATAATGTAAATACTCAAGCGGTAATCAACTTGCTTAAAGAAGATAAAAAGATTACTATTGGTAAGGAACAGGTTACTGAGGATGGGGTTCGATATATTCCAATAGAGAAAAACTAATATGAGTGCATGGTTAATTGCTTTTACTGGCTGCGTATATGCCTATGTAGCATTTGAACAAGGATACAAAGGGAATACTGGTATGCTTATAGCATATTTAGGATATGCTTTTGCTAATATTGGATTGTATATGTTAGCATCTAAATAAAGGATTTATTCTATGAAAGAACCACAAAAAATTCCACTAGATCCATCAACACCAAAAGCAAAACAGGTTAAACAACTACCATTAAGAGGATTGTATCCAGAAGCGATGCATGATGATGTCTATATTAGACCAGACAACGATTCAGTATACAAGCCTATTGATTTGGACAAAATAAACGAAACTTTGGATAAAGCCGCAAATGAAGATTCTAAAAACAGCGATTAAACTTTCTTACGAGCGCTTTATTCCTAATCTGTATCAAAGAAGGTATCATTTTGCAATAGCATTTGATGGCAACAGACCAATTTGTCTCAGCCAAAACAACCCGATTAAGGTTAATGCTAAGGCATTTAGAATGGGTCAAAGATTTAATATACAAACCTATAAGGAATTTCCATATAATCATGCTGAGTCTCATCTTATTTCTCAATTACTTGATCGCTATAATACCATTGGTGTTGATTGGAGCATTGTTGTTGTACGAATTGGAAGAGATGGAAGAATGAGGCTTAGTAAGCCTTGCGTTAATTGTGCTAAAATTTTAAATGCAGTTGGTTTGAATGATATTTACTGGAGTGTGGGCGACAATAATTTTGAAGATAGTGACGGTGATCAAATAACAATAGATAGTGATTATTTTTTTAAGTATGCCAAAGGAAAGTTTTATGCTAAGAACAAGAATTCATTATTGGTCATCTAGTAAATTTGCTGACTGGATTAGAGGAGAACAGAAACCCCTTGCTTTAGAATGGGATGCATGGGATGACTATTATAATGATCTGAAGAAAAGAAAACCTATTAGGTATTGGTTTACAGAAAAATTTCTAAAATGGCTACAAAACACAATATATTTTCCGTATGATGTTTATAGAGAAATTAAGATCTATGTTCGTAATAGATGGATAGATAAAACTCATTATCTAAAAACAGGATTAAAACCAGGACACTGGTATGAATTTGACTATCGACTAATGCATGGATTATTTAATGAGCTTGTTGATTTTGTAGAAATTGAATTAGCAGATCAAATGACATGGAAAGATAAAGAAAAATACAAATTTAAGAATGGTCGATGTGTTGAGGCTGCTTATGATTATTTTAAGTGGGCAAAAAATCTGAAAACAAAAAATGAAAACGGTAAAAGGGTTTTGAGCGAACAGGCAAAATCTGCTCGTAAAGTTCAAATGCTATATGAGTGGTGGAAATATAAAAGACCTAATAGACTTAGCCCAATGGAAAAAAGTGGTTGGGGACCAATATACGATAATATGGAACTAAATGACTTTAAAGCCCCCAAGAATGGACATAAATACTATATGAAACTTGTCAAGATAGAAGAAGCTTATGATCAAGAGGATGAGGATATGATGGTGGAACTGATTAAAATTCGTCGCCACCTATGGACGTAAAACTTTAAAGAACAGTTGACAGAACGCCGATAGTGTGTTATAAAGAGGACTCTTGGCATCCTCACCCATCGGAGTTTGATATGGTCTGCAATTATTGCAAAAGTATGATTCCAGAAGGACGAGTGGAATTTTTGACTGAATATAATCGTCCTATTGTTTGTATTGATTGTTCTACTGAACAAAGAGCGGTTGGATTTTTATCGTATTCTCACAAAACAGCACCAGAACTTGTTATGGTTCCAGCAAATAATAAAGAATCAATTAGAAGGTGTGATCGGGTAAATCGTCGGGCAAGATAAATTTTCCATTTTTAGTAATATTATCTTTGGCCCATAATGGCTGTAGATTACTATAATGAAAACATTCTTTCTGCTGTTCAAAATCAGTTAAATCGAAACTACAACATGGTTTGATATGATCAATATGCCATTGTCCGTAATTTTCCCAATTCATACCATCAATAAATTTTTGCTCTAAATACATTTTAAGTTCGTCGATACTACAACCAAGTAAATCTAAAGCACTGGATTTTTTACTTTCCCTTGAAATAGCTTTCCATAATCTACCACGAAGTATAACTCTTAAACGATAATTTATATCTATGACATATTTATTTTTTGAATATTCTCTAGCTTTAATTCTTAATTTATCTTTATTTTTTTGTTTATATTCTCTAGCGTATTTATTCATTTTTTCTTTGTGTTTATAATATGATTTTAATCTAGATTTTCTTATTTTATGTATATTATTTTTTCCCCATTTTTTATGAATTTTTCGATCTTTATCTGGATTATTTTGTCTCCATTCTTTATTTACCGAAGCATAGCAACTACGACAATAAACACACTTGCCATCTTTTTTGGTCTTATTGTTACTAAACTCATTGAGTTCTTTTTTAATCTTACATTTAACGCATATTTTCATGCAGCACCTTGACTTTAACAAACTATCCTGTATACTTACCATACACCGACTATACCCACAAAACCGACATTTTAAGGAGGCTAGATGAATAAAATGACATGGCTTGATCTTTATAATTATCTTCATGCCCAAGCTAATGGCCTTGATAATTTTGGTAAATTTGACTGGAATAGTCCAGTAATGATTCACGATGCTTCAACAGGAGAAGAATTGAGTTGTGATACTTGGGTAATTTCAAATCACATAGGTAATGATAGGACAGTGTTGGCTACAAACATTGAAAGTATTTTTGCAGAAAATGATGGAGGTAACTCTTGATGAATGAAATAGAGATAGAGAGTCTCCTTTTTAAGCAGATTGAGAAGCCAAAACACTATTTGATGACACGAATTATTAATGTGTACGAAAACAGATATCGTATAAATATCTATGTTCAAGTTGAAGAAGAGACTTTGATTAAGAAACGTATTAGTTCTAGCTATTTTTGTCACTATTCTCCCGGTAAACTAGAAATTATACCAGATATAGATCAAAAAGATGAAAACCAACGAAAAAACAGCAAAAGGAACTAAAGGATTTATTCTTTATAGTCCATTTACAAAGCGTTATTTTTTTAGGGTTTATAAAAACGATGGCGAGTTTGTAGATTATGATATTAATTGCGAAGAAATTGAAGTAGAACTAATAAGTGAATGGAATTCCTTATATACTAATCCTACAAAAAATACTCTTGACTGGTCTAGTAAGGCACTGGGTAAAGACAATGAATCAAGAACTAAGCAATAAGTTAATAGAAAAATATTCAATCCAATTTAAAAACCTCAAATATATTGAGTGTGGTGATGGTTGGTATGATCTTTTAGATAAACTATGTAATACTATTCAGAATAGATTAGACTATAATCTTAGACAAGGAAAAGATATTGATTTTTTCTGGTGGTCACAAATTAAAGAAAAATTTGGAGGATTAAGAGCATATTGTTATGGTGCAGATGAGTATATGAGGGGGGCTATAGATATGGCAGAAACTATGAGCTACTCTATATGCGAATATAGTGGAGAAAAAGGAACTCTGCGTAAACAAAGAAAGCTAGATAATGGTGAAATTATTCCGGCTTGGATCAAAACACTCTCGGATAAAGAGGCAGAAAAGGACGGTTATCTCTGAAAATTCTTAAAGAGTCCCGCTTGACAATGCCGATTAGTGTGCTATACTTAGAGAGTATCAACTACCAATCAGAGGAGAAGAACAATGGCTAAGGGTCAAAAGACTTGTGAAAAGTGCGGCACTACAACTGGGCCGCGTGCTTATATGTGTAAGAAGTGCAATACTCCTTTTGTTTTTAAAGCTAAAAGCAAAGAGGCTAAAAATACTAAGATTATTCGTGATGTTAATTGGAAGGAACTTGTCAGGGGTGACAGAATCCGCGTAGCTGGTGGTCCGTATTTTGTTTCTCGCGGAGAGTTTATTCCTATGGGATACAGGGGTCGTTTTATTGTTGAGAGTATTGACAAGGATGGTATTAAAGCCTGGGGTCTGGACAAGCATAGTGGATTTGCACACATTTATATGGGTGCGGATATCCAGAATAAGGAAACTGGGGTTTGGAAGATTAAACATAAGCTTATGAAACTCAAGCCAAAAACGGAGACCGTTTAATGTCCCTAACAGATGAACAAAAACATCAGCTAAACAAACTGACAGACTACAGAGATCAAATCGTAGATTCTCTGTTTCATATAGAGCGTGTTCTTAAAACCTATTTTCCAGAGGAATTTGAAATAGCTATTCAGTTTTATATTCCACAGATCACCACAGCTCTTTATGAGCATCAAAAGTGGCTAAGTAGAGGAGAATACAGTTTACAGGACACTATTGACAAATTGACAGAACGGTGTAAAAATAAAGATGATGGCAGTGGGGTTAAAAAGTATTTCTAATTGGAGCAATATCGTGGAAAATTATAGTGTTTTGGATATGACAGGATTTGCTACGACAATCAGAGAAAATGTGGCATCCTCTTTTGCAGAAGATTATTCTGAAAACCTTGATGAATTTATTAGTTTGAATCAGGTTATTGAGTTGATAGAACAACATAGTCTTGGTCAAGATGATGATGGGTATCATATAATCAATGAAGAAGTTTTTAACGATATTTTTAATGATCTTAGTGAATGGTTGTATGGTGTTGGTCTGGCAAAATTAGCAGCAAAAGGCTATGTTGAGTGTGCATGGGACAACGATCAAAATGAAATGGTGTTTTGGCTGTCAGATAAGAGTCAAACATCAGTTCCAAATAAACCTTCGTTTTAGAAATAATGGTAGAACTTCATAAAGAAAAAATTATTTACATCAAAGAACAAATAGACGATCTTAAAGAATACCTACACTCTGATGTTTGTAGAAGTTGTGGGGAAATTGCATTAAAGCTTGAAGGATATATTAAGGAATTATCAATACTACTAAATCAAAATGACACTAATAGTTAATTTTTTTGGCGGTCCCGGTGTTGGTAAAAGCACATTGGCATCAGGAACATTCTTTCATCTGAAACAAAATAGGGTGAACTGTGAACTTGTTACCGAATATGCCAAAACACTAACATGGGAAAATAGACATTCTACTCTACAATGCCAGCCTTATGTTTTTGGGAAACAATTGTATAGTCTAGAAATGCTAGTAGACCAAGTAGATGTTATAGTAACTGATTCTCCTATTTGTTTGAGCTTATTTTATAAGGCAGATAAGTATCCTTCTTCTTTTTCTCAAGCAGTGATAGACATTTTCAATAGATTTAAGAACATAAATTACTACATTGCTAGACAAGAAGATGAATATGATGAGGTCGGTAGACTATCTAGCGTTAATGTTGCTAAAAATATCGATGAAAGAATTCTGAATTTTCTTGATGAATTTTACATCGATTACACAACCATTCCAAGAAATTTTGATAGTGCAGAATTGGTCTCTAAGGAGATAATGAAGAAATTATGAATGTTTTGGACAATCTGAAGAATTTGAGCGTTCCAGATATCAGACAGTATTGTGTTGCTAATACTATTGATGCTAGTGTTGGTATGATTAATATTGGTGGGGATTTTAATCTGTCTACAATGGTTCGTAATGCTAATTTTTTTGGATTCAGAGACGTACACTATGTCGGTAAGAAGAGATGGGATAAAAGAGGAAGCGTAGGAACATATCATTATACTCCTATGATACATTATCATGATGAATCATCTTTTATTTCACAATGCTCTGGTAGGACTATTATTGGTATTGAAAACAATATTCCCGAGTATAGTTACAAAACAGTTGATTTGTTTGATTATAGATTTGACAATATTGTTGAACCTATATTTCTTTTTGGAGAAGAAAATAATGGATTATCAAATACCATTCTGGATGGGTGTGATATTATCCTCACTATCCCTAATCACGGTAGCGTTCGTTCTCTCAATGTTGGAACAACTAGTGGTGTAGTTATGAGTGTATACAGAAACTACATCAACAAAAGAAATCAAAAATGAAAATTCATCCTTTAACAGCTATAATTATAGGTCTTTTATTGTGTTCTATCGGATTCAATATATGCCTAATAGAAAGTAACAAGAAACTAGTATATCAAATTCAAAAATTAGAAGCTGGTCCCGCTAGAGGCTTATTTATCAAACCAGATGAAATAGTGAAACCACCATTATCGGATAAAGAAATAAATGATCTTTTGAAAGAAATGCTTAGAAAAATGGCTCGTGAAAGAATGACTTAGGAGTATATAAAATATGGGGGCGTAATGGTATCGACTACGCTAAGTGATTTATATTTGCAAGTAGTGGTTGATCGACCGGCCACTTTAAAAGTCGATTAAACGCTTTAACTGGCGAAACACAGTTAGCTCTCGCTGCTTAATTAAGCAGTGACGGTTTTAGGGAGCGATGAAGGTAGCGCCCGAAAAATCGACGTAAAATCCTTCGGCTGCTAGGATTGCCAACGGGTTCTAGTCTGAGATTAGTTGGTACGGAAAGATGAATGTTGTTTGTTCTTTAGTCTTTCTTAAAATTTATGAATATCCTAAACTTGTAGAAGATATAATGATCTAACGATAGGACAGGGATTCGACTTCCCTCGCCTCCACTAACTTTAAAGAGATTTAATATGAACCGTAGACATTTTTTAAACCACTGTGCTGCAATTTCATCATTGTCAGCATCTTCTTTATTCTTTACAGATAGTATTCTGGCAAATGCTATTGACTTAAAAAAGAAAAATAAGAGTTCTATTCTTTTATGGATGGGTGGAGGCCCAAGCACTATTGATTTGTGGGATTTAAAGCCCGGTACTGCTACTGGTGGAGTTTTTAAACCAATATCTACTAGTGCTGATGGAGTTCAAATATGTGAACACTTACCTCTCATGGCACAACAAATGCACCACATGAATATTGTACGATCAATGAGTACAAGAGAAGCAGACCACATGAGAGGTCGATATTATATGCATACAGGATATGTTCCTAATCCTAATATTGAATATCCTAGTTATGGTTCTGTTATTTCTCATGAATTGATTTCAACTATTCCTCAACTAGATATTCCTCCGTTTGTTAGTATTGGCGGACCTAGTGTTGGTGCTGGATTTTTAGGTACGGCTTATTCACCATTTGTCGTTAATTCAAACGGAACTGTTCGTGATCTTGATATGGGTATAGACCAAACTAGACTAGATCAAAGATTGCGTATGCTTAAAACTATTGAAGATAAATTTGTGAACGAAAAGCGTGGAGACTATGCTTCTGACCACTCTAAGCTTTTGACTAAAACAGTCAAACTCATGACTAGTTCTCAGATGGAAGTATTTAAAGTGTCTAAAGAACCGAAAGAAGTTCAAGACAGATATGGTAATACTGGATTTGGTCGAGGATGTTTAATGGCAAGACGATTAGTAGAGATGGGTGTTCCATTTATTGAGGTTGATCTTGGTGGTTGGGATAATCATCAGGATATATTCCCCACTCTACAAAACCAAAAACTGCCAGAATTGGATAAGGCAATGAGTGCCTTGATTAGTGACTTACATGATCGTGGTCGCTTGGAAGATACTACTATTATTTGGATGGGAGAATTTGGTCGTACTCCAAACATTAATGGTAATGGTGGGAGAGATCATTGGGCTAGAAGTTGGAGTGTTGTGGTTGGTGGAGGTTCTTTTAATAAAGGACTGGTTGTTGGAGAAACTAGTAGTGACGGAAAAGAAGTTATCACAGAACCATATACTTCTCAAGATTTAATGGCAAGCGTTTTAAAGTCTATGGGTATCTCACTAGAAACAACATTTACTGCTAAAAATGGTCGCCCAATGAAAATTGCAAATAGCGGTAAGACTATCAAAGAATTATTCTAATGGGCCGTAAAGTCTGTTCATATTGTGGGAAACGTAAAAACCTAGCAAGTTTTCCCAAGCACAGTATGTACAAAGACAATCTAGATAGTAGATGTAGGAAATGTGTTAAAAAACATTCTAAAATTAGAAGCAAATTACATAAAAAGGCTCCTCCTAAACCAGAAGTTTGTGAATGTTGCGGTAAAATTCCTTTCCAATGGGCATTAGACCATGACCATAGTGATGATTCTTTTAGAGGATGGCTTTGTACCAGATGTAATACCGGCTTAGGTAAATTAGGAGATGATTTAAGCTCTATAATTAAAGCGGTTAACTATTTAATTATGTCTAGAAATCGTAAAGATATTTTCTAGTATCATTCGTAGTCTTTTCTCTATGTTCTTTTTTCCACAAGGGTTGAATATTAGTATAATGAAAACAGATTTTCTGTTGTTCTAAATCTATTAAATTAAAACTATAACAAGGTTTAATATGATCCAGTTCCCATTTACCATAATTATTCCAAGTCATTCCCTTTTTAAATTTTTTCTTAATATGCTCTTTAAATTCCTCTATGCTACATCCTAATAATTCCATTGTTTTTTTACTTTTATTTATACCTTTAACTGTCTTTCTTAACCTAACTCTTAAATTTCCTGTTATTCTAAAAATAGGATCATTTTTTCGCTTCAATGCCTTGTATTTTCTTTGATGCTCACGAAAATATTCTCTATTATTGGTTCTCCATTCTTTTTGAGTTAAATATTTTTTCTGTTTATTTTTTGTTGCCCACTCTTTACATTTTTTTGTATACTCTATTTTATTTTTAGACAACCAATTTTTCCTATATGATTTATGACAGTCTTTACACATACCTTGAAAACCGTCTGAACTACTTTTAGACCTATGGTATAAAGAAGTGTCTAGATTTTTATCACAATACCAGCAATACTTTTTAGCCATATTAATTCCTTATAAAAAAAAGATGTCCTATACCTGTAATATAATAAAATTATTTTCTTTCAAGGCAAAGGTAAAAACAATATGAAAAACAAGATTAAAGAACATCTAATAGAAAACAATATGACATATTGGCAGCATTTTCATTTCGCTTGGATGCATGGGGCAGTATGTTTAGTAGCTGGATTATGTTTAATAGTTCATGCTGTGTTTCCTTGTTGGTTTCAAACTACTGGCAGTGATTTAGTAGCTCTTTTAGCAATCGTATTCAAGAAACAAAAACGAACAGACGATACTTGACAAAGCGATCCTTCTACGCTATACTTGGACAAACACAGGAGAAATTAAAAATGTCGTTTGAGCATCTGTCTAATTTTGTTCGTGATCTGAAAGCTACTAGTAGTACAATTGATAAGGTTAACATTATTGAGGACTATGTTTCTTCTAATGATAGTGGAGCTAATTTTATTAAAAAGATTCTACTTTACACCTATCATCCTCTCTGGCAGTATAATGTAACCAGTGACAACCTTAAAAAGAAGTTTACTTTGAGAGGAAAGTTTTATAAGACTATTTTTGATTTGCTAGACGCTTTGAAGAATCGAGAAATTACAGGGCATGATGCTATTGGAGCAGTCAATACTTTTATTGACAGTCACCCAGAATTTGAAGAGCTTATCCACTGCATTATTGATAAAGATTTGAAAACCCGTGCTGGAGATAAGCTGATCAATAAGGCTATTCCCGACCATATTCCAGAGTTTAGCGTTGCTCTGGCTGATAAATATAATCCAAGCATTGTAAACTGGGAGGATGGTTGGTATGTTAGCAGAAAGATTGATGGTGCTAGATGTATTGGGATTATTGATGGTCATGGCAATACTACCTTCTATTCCCGCACGGGAAAGGAATTTGATACTCTTGGCGTCGTTAGGGATGGTATTAAGGCTCTTAACATTACTAATGTAGTATTTGATGGTGAACTTTGTTTGCTTGATGATGATGGCAATGAAGATTTTCAAGGCATTATGAAGCAACTTAAAAAGAAGGATCATACCATTCCTAATCCTTCATTTAAAATTTTTGATATGATTAGCCACGATGAATTTTATAGCAAAAAGGGGGATTCTGCAAAGACATATACCCATAGATATAATAATCTCAGAACTGTTATGCAGAACAATTCTTGTGTTTGTCTTAGCGTTCTTGGTCAAGAATTGATTAAAAATGATGACCACTTTGCTGAATGGACGGGCAAGGCTAAAGAATATAATTGGGAAGGATTGATGCTCCGTGCAGATGAACCGTATAAAGGTAAGCGTAGCAAAGACCTATTGAAATATAAGAGTTTCAACGACGATGAATATGAAGTAGTCGATGTTGAAATGGGACCATTTAGATATGTTAAGGATGGTCAAGAGACAGAAGAAACTATGCTAAGTTGCGTAACAATTAAACATAAAGGTTATGATGTTAGAGTAGGTAGTGGTTTTACAATAGACCAAAGAAAAGACTTTTATAAACACCCTAAAAAGATTCTTGGTAAAATCATAACTGTACAGTATTTTAGCGAGAGTGAAAACCAAGATGGTGGTATAAGTTTACGTTTTCCTACATTTAAATATTTATACTCTAATATTAGAGACATATAAAATTAAATACATTATGAGTAAAAAAATAATGTTATCAAAATGGTGCGGAAGATTTGGAAATAATGTATTTCAATTATGTAATGCTATACAGTATTGTAAAAAAAACAATTTTGTTTTTGAATCATCAGATCACCCACTTATAAATAGGTTTATATTTAATAATCATATAAAATATTCTGAAATTATTCAAAATCATAATTTTTTTTATGGTCCTGCTACAGCTACCCCAGAAGAAAAATTTGATATTATACAAAATATTATAAAATTAAATCTTAAACAAATTAATATAAAAAATATTAATGAAGAAACTTTAGTAGTTCATATAAGATCTGGAGATATATTTGATACAGCAAGAATTAATAGTTATTATATTCAAAATCCTTTGAATTATTTTTTAAAAATAATAGATCAATATAAAGAAACAATTGTTATTTATGAAAATAATAATAATCCTATTATAGATGAGCTTATAAAAAATAGAAATATTAAAATAGAATCAAATGATTTTGCAACTGATTTGGGTATTATTTTAGGTGCTAGTAATTTATGTTTGAGTGGGGTGGGTACTTTGGGTCCGGTTTGTTCTGTGCTTTCCAATAAAATAAAAAAACTTCATGTGACTAATCTTGTGTCTCATATGAAAATGATTAAAAAACTTTCAGCATCGGTTTATATAGATGAAATCAAGTTAGATTTAGAAAAATATATTAAGCCTGGGGATTGGAAAAATACAAAAGAACAAAGAGACTTGATGATAAAATTTCAACTAGAATAAAAAGTAGATTATTGGAAATATTGTTAAGTTTTACATGGGGCTGCTGGAACGGTTTAAAGATACAGGTCTTGACAAGTCGATACCTCTAGTGTAGAATCGCAGCATACACTTTGAAACAAACCTTTTGAGGACACTATGACAGACATAGTTATTGAGAAAAAGCCGATTGTTATGAGTACCAGCAAGGCCGACGAGTTTTTTAGAAACTTTCCAAAAGATAAGGTAGTTGCTTATAAAGACTATTGGGAGAGTGTGCGACCGCAAAATACTGCCGATATCTTTAGAAGGTATCTCTTTAGTTTCATGTCTGTGCATACTAGTTGGAAAGGTAATGTTCGTGGCTACGAAGCAATTAAAAATTATGAAGAGTGGGTCAATGACAAAGAACTTCTGAGAGAAAAACTTAAAAACTCTGGAGTAGGATTGTACAACAATCGTACCAAATATCTGTGGGCTTTCAAAGACCAGTTTTGGGCAAAGCCTACGGACTTTTATTTGACTACTAAGAAATATCATATTAAAAAGAGGAATGAGATTGTCAATAAAATCACGGGACTAGGTTCCGCCAAAGTGGCATTTACTTTGGAGCAAATTCATCCTCTAGAATGTAAGGCAGTTTGTTTGGATGTCCATATGTTGCGACTATATGGTATGGAGCATTTGACCTATGGTAGCAACAAAGGCTTTGGTCAATACAGAAAGGCTGAACAACACTGGAGTATTAACTGCGGAAAGATTGGCGTTCCTTGCTATATAGCCAGATGTATTTATTGGGATGCTTTACAAGGTAAGTCTGACAGTAGATACTGGTCATACGTTTTTGAAGATTAATTCTACTTTCTGGTGTATACAATAAGCGAAAAGGTATACACTATGAAAAAACAATGTATAAAATGTAACAAAAAACAAGATCCTATTAATTTTCATAATCAGAAAGCATCAAAAGATGGAAAATCTCCTTATTGCAAATCTTGTCAAAAAGAATATAATGCTATAAGGAGACAAAAGAATAAAAGGAAAATTCAAAAACAACAACAAGAATATAGATCTAAATATAAAGAACGATTAAACGAAAACAGAAAACAATGGGGACAAGACAATCTAGACAAAGTTGCTATAAATGCTAAAAAATATCGAGAAAAATATAGAGACAAAATTAATAAAAAACGAAGAGAAAAACGTAAAGGAAATATTAATTTCAGATTAAGAACTGTCATTAGTAATCGTATCAGAATGGCTTTGTCTAGAGGATCGAAAAATAGCATTTCGTATAATTTATTGGGTTGCTCTTGGGAGGACTTGAAACTATACTTAGAGAGACAGTTTTCAGACGGTATGAATTGGGACAATTATGGGCAGTGGCATATAGATCATATCAAGCCATGCTGTAGTTTTGATTTAACTGATATAAAACAACAAAAAATTTGCTTTCACTATACCAATTTACAACCGCTATGGGCAATAGATAATTTGAAAAAATCTGGCAGATATAATCATGAGTCCAATGAGATTTCATAGAGTCACCGTGTTGGAAACACAAGAAAAAGGTTGGCTCAATAAAATGATGACACAAGGTGATGACACTTATTTATATGAAATCTTTGGTGATTCCGGTAGAACTTATATTTTAAAAAAAAATGAATTTCATTATGGTACTGATGAGGTAGAAGATGAGTCAGAATGGGAAGGGTGATAAGCCAAGATCAAAATCGGTAGACAATAAAACCTGGGCTAAAAATTACGACAGGATTTTTAAACATGGGAATTGTAAGCGACCTAAACAATAATAAAACATTATTTATGCCTTGTGGTTGTCGTAGTGAGATTTTAATGATTGAATATGACCATGAATGGAAAATGGCTGACGTTGCCATTTATCAAACAGACGTAGCATTTAGATACAAGATGTCATTATGGCAGAGACTGCGATATTGCTGGCAGGTTTTGTGGCATAAAAAACCTTATGCTGATCAGATAATGATGGACCATAAACAACTAAAAGATCTTAAAAGTTTTTTGAATATGATAAATTTAGACCGCTAAAGGTGTATAAATATTCTATTCTCAACCTTCGCCAGTAATATGGAGGCCAACCTATGGTAGTAAAAACTGCTAACGAATATATGGCCGGAGAGTTTATTAATCGAATCAGATATCTGCAAAAGGCTTTAAATGAAGCAGAGTTAATAATGCGTAAGCTTGAAGAAGAAAACACAAGACTAAAAGACGTTTTTAATAGCCTAGCGTCAGAAAATAAAGAAGGTTATGCGATTGATAGCGAGGCTGTGAATGAGCCAGTGTTCCCGATCTGTTAAGGGTAAAAATCAAATAATAATTACACAAATTAGCGAAAAAGAATATTTTTTAGAGGGTCAGTGCGATTGGGTGAGATTTGGTTGTCAGTTTGATGAGTCTTGTATTACCTCCGCCAATATGCAAGGCGGACCTTTTCTGGTTGTTGGTGATTCTTTCTTGGGCAAAGGGAGGATAGTAAGCATTCAAAATATTGCTTGTGATCAGGATGACTGTATTATATTAAAGGTAACAGTGTCTTAATCTACCAAAAGGACTCCATATGATCAATGAACTTATTCCGGTTTTAGGACTATATAACTCCTATCTAGTATCTGGATACAATCCGTCCACTATTGAGAATCTTATATCCAACATAACAATACTCACGCAAGAGAGAAACTAGAATGTCTAAATTAATAAAGTCCTCTAAGGGTAAATTATTTGGAGTTTGCTGTGGCCTTTCTAAAGCATTGGGCCTAGATGTTGTTATAGTCAGATTATTGTTTATTTTAGGGGCTATTTTTACTGGCAGCTTATTGCTGTGGATATATATATTATTAGCCATTATCTTACCATCAGAGGATCAATAAATTATTACCAACTTGGTGTAAAATATAATGACTAAATTATTTTCTCCTCTTCATCAAAGGAAAAGTATCAATGAAAAAAATAGATCAATTGATACTAATGGTTGGTATGTCTTTAGTTGCATATTATATCAATAATACAAAGCCAATACCAGCACCAACAGTTCCAGTAGTTGTACCAAATATTATTCCGAAACCGCAGCCAGAAGTTCCTGTGGTTATCGACTATGTGCTATACGATGAATATGACAAAGCCATAGCATTAAGTAAAAAAGTTAAAAAACCAATAGTTTTAATTTTTGGTGCTTCGTGGTGTCCTTATTGCAAAGACCTTAAAAAAGATTCAAAGAACATTGATCTTTTAAAACAATATATTGTTTGTTTTTTAGATACTGATAAACAAAAAGAACTGGTAAATAAATATAAAATTAAAGGATTGCCTACTTCTGTAATTTTGACAGATGGAGCTGAGTCCGCACGAAAAAGCGGATACAAACGCCCAGACTACGAAACTTGGTTGAATGGTAATTTACCATGATCAACCAATTAATTAAAATCGTGGTGTTGTTTTTATGTTTAATGCCGTGTGTATCTATGGCAGAGGGCCGTTTCCATACTTTTAACGTATCTTACACTGTAAAATCTAGCACAAGAGTTATCTCTGTTGGTTTAGTTCTAGTGGATTTAGAAAAATATAGAGAGATACTGCCTGATACCTTGACATATAATCAAATATTATCTTATTCTAAAGAAAAATCTTTTGAAGATATTCATGGACGAAGTACATCTGCCCATGAGACTGTACATGGTATCAATAGTGAATTAAGAAATTCTTATAAAAAATTGCTCAAAAAAAATGTTAATGGTTTTTATGCGGGTGACGGCAAGGGGATAGTTGTCCTCAATCCATCTATTCATATGAGAGACATTGTTCCATATATTCCAACTATTTTAAGGGGCTATAGATATAATCTTTATTTTGTAAAACAACTGGGACATTGGGATGATGTTCCTACATATCCCATAGATGAATGGTCAGCATATATTGCTGGCGCTGAAAGTGCTGTGGATGATAGCGAGATGGGGATAGGAACTGAAAAATCAGACTGCGTATCTGGAGCATTAGAGTTTGGCATTTACTGCACAGCATTAGCATTGGCCGTTAAAAATAACGATACTGAGTATTGGGATAAAAATATACAATTTAAAAATGCTATTCAATATTATTTGATTAAATCAGAAAGAATTTTTTTTAAAGGACAGGAAAAATTCCCGTTTGCAGAACAGGATAAGTTGCTAGAACATTTAAGAAACCACAAAGATGCTAAGGAACTCCGCGAATTTTTGTTAAAGGAATTTCAAGGAATATTTGTTGACTAGTTGCAAGGTTCAGCACCAGAACAGGAATCAAAAAAAATTTCAAGGACGCTAGTTGACATAGCCGATACAGTGTTGTAGAATGAAAGAGTCAACTGTGACATGAATCCCGCGTGGGGTTCGACAGTGACACTAACTTGGATATGATTTGGAGGTTGATTATGGCTGAAGTTTCTACTACAGATAAGCAGACTAGAGTTCGTTGCAGTGATGAGCAGTTCCTTGAGGCTGTTTTTTCCAGCAAGACTTATGCTGAAATTGCGTCAAAGACTGGTCAGAAGGTTGCGAGTACGATGGCTCGTTATTCGCGTACAAAGAAGGCTCTTGCCGAAAAGGGCATTACGCTTCCTGAGATGGAGCGAAAGAAGCCTACTAAGACCGTGGATAATGTTGAGGCTATGGCTGAGATCGTACAGAAACTCAGGGCTGCTCATAGCAACGGCTGATTTAAATCCAAAGTATCCCTGCTACTCAAACTAAACTATGAGGCTACAACATTCAATAATCAACCTCAAGTCACTAGTTTGGGTAATCAGGGGTATCATGCCGGGGTGGTGAAATTGGCGAAACACAGGGGACTTAAAATCCCCCACATTAGAAACGCTGCGGGTTCGAATCCCGCCCCCGGCACTATGTAGGATAAATGGTAGATATTTTCATTTTCGGTGTAAATCATAATTAGACTACATTCAGGAGATGGAAAGATGAAAAAATGCTTAAAGTGTTCAAAAAAATTTAAAAATCGTGTTGTAATTGATGGAATAGAAAGAAACATAAATAAAAGAATATATTGTCTAGGATGTTCGCCATTTGGTAAACGCAATACAAAAAGACTGCATCTTCCACAAAGAAATAAAAATAGTAAAAAACATTGCACTGAATGTAGTAGAGATTTCAAATGGACAAAAAATAATGTTTGTCCTACTTGTAGAACCTTTAAAAGAAGAGGCAATCAAAGAGCGAAAGCTATAAATATTCTTGGGGGTAAATGCAATAATTGTGGAAATTGTGACCATGATGTTTTAACTTTTCATCATAAAAACCCAAATACAAAAAAATTCAACTTATGTAGTAATTGGCATAAAGCTTGGATAACAATATTAAAAGAAATCAAGAAATGTATACTATTGTGTGCTAATTGCCATATGAAACTTCACAGAAAAGAAATCTTATGACATTCGACAAATGGTTATATCAAGATGAAAAATTCGGTCCAAGAATAGATCGAATTATAGGTGATATAAAGCTTGATGTTGCAGAAAACACAACTGACGAGATTATAAAGTGGCTCATGGCAGCTTATACTGTTGGTCATGGTCAAGGATACGATACTGGATATTATGATGCTTCAGAAGAAGCTGGATTAACTTAATAAGGAAATATATGACTAAAAATTCTCTGGAAACATTTAAGATTGGAAGTAAGGTTAAGTTGGCAGAAGATGTTTATGGTGTGATTTCTGCTGTATGTATTCGCGGAAACAATCATGTAACCTATGAATGTTCTTGGTGGAACGGTCGCTCTCACGACAGTAAACGGTTTCATGAAAATGAAATTGAAGTTACTATGAGCGAAAAGACTCGCATAGGATTTGTTTGAGCATGACCGCATATTTTGGTATTGGAAAAGCTAAACACGGCTCTGAATATATTCCTAGACCGGGAGAAGTATTTCTATACGAAAAAGATCCTATCCAACAAATATGGGACACTAGAATTGGCGATGGTAAAACCCCAGCAAAAGATTTACTACCATTAGCTAATTATGATATCTATGAGCGAGTCAGGATTCTGGAAGAAAAAGTAGCGAAACTACAAAATGATCGAAGAATATGAAAATTGGGAAGATAGTATACGAAAGACTTTTATAGAACTGGCAGGCTATATGGATAAAAATGCTGATCCTCTTGAGTCTATCATTGATTTTGCTTGGGCATCCGGTGCTGATCTGTTTTGGGTAAATAATGCAAAGGATGAACTCAAAAAACTGAGAGGGCAAAATTTTGCTAGTCCTGTCGCTTGGGCTAGGATAAATGATCGTGGGGATTTATTCGATCTTAGAATTCAAAATAATCCTTATGTTGATCAAACTACAGTAGTTCCACTATATAGGAAAACCAATGACTAATACTCTGTGTAATGGTTTGATTAGAAATACTAATCCAAAATCTCCGATAGAATATTTTGAACTAGTAACTGTAAGAGAATTTCCAGATTACGAAGGCGGTACATTTATAGACCAAATTAAAAGTGCCGAACAATTTCTAGATACAGAAGAAGAGGCTCTTGATGAGCCATTCTACCAAATATATGGCAAGAGATATGAATACGATGATAGATATTCAGTTATCTTTTTAGGAGAGTTCTACTCCTTAGATAAGGCCAAAGAATTCTTGTATAATATTACCGGGGAAATCCCTCAAATTATATCATATTAATCATGGATAATCTATTAATAGACATATCTAAAGACTACTATGAAGGGGGATATTGTAACGTAGCCAGTTTAGTTGGTTATGATAATATAGTATTCAAGCAGTTTTGTTCAAAAAAGAAAGCAAAAGAAGCATTAGAATACCAACAAGTATTGGCTAAATATGGTTTTGCCCCCAATGTATATGGGAAGATTTGTAAATTAGATTATTCTCCAGTTTCATGGTTATCTTTCACTAATGAAAAAAGCTCATGGGGATATGTTACAGAAAAAGCACTGCCAGTTAATCATACCAGAAAAACAATGATACTACTACAAGACTTAGTAGAGAACATAACAGCAAAAACAAAGTTAAAATTTTGGGATTGTCATTGGTATAATATCGGCTTTGTCAAGAGGGGGCGATCTAAAAAATTGGTATGTATAGACACTGGCAAAGAGAGTTTTAACGGTTATAGTAATGCGTGGGGTAATCCAGACCCAGGCCCAAAATGTACCTACTGTAACAAATACCTATGTAAATGCGAGGATTAAAATGCCATATATTAGTGAAGATAATCGACAAAATTTAGACAACTGTATAGAGGATATGGTGGTATGCTTAAAGTCTAACTTGAATAAGGACTCAACATCTACTCTCTCAAATGAAGAATTCCTACAAATAGTAGGGGATATTAACTATACTTTTAGTCGTATTTTAGGGCAGTTAATGATGCCGGTATCATACAGTAAAATTGCTATGATAACTGGTGTATTAGAGAATATAAAGCAAGAATTTTATCGTCGTGTTGGTAGTCAGTATGAAGATAAGAAAATTGCTGAAAACGGAGATATCAAAGAATACAAAAAATTATAATGGGTACAATGGATGTCAAAAGATTTTGATAATATTCTAAAGCAAATCGCAAAATCCAATCAAGAAATTCATAGAGTAGACAGTCATCTATCAAAAGATATTGGAGATATCAAAAAAGCAATAAAAAGTTTAGACGCTAAAATGAGTCTATTGATAGAAAAGATTCAACAACTAGAAGTTATCATGGATGCTGCCGAAATACTAGAAGAATATCAGGATGAAGAACAAGAAAAATATAATACAGAATGGAGTCCTTACGACGAAGATTACGAGCCGGAAGAATATGATAATTATGACTCGGATGATGAATAATGGCTAGTTTAGCTTTATTAGTATCTATCATTCTGATATTTATTATTTTGATTGGTCCGATAACAATTATACTAGCAAAAATAAAATTTCCAAAAATTATAGTTTATATATTATCTACTATATCTTTTATTTCGGGTATCTGGTTTTGTTCAATAGGAATTCCGGTATGGTATATAGGATTGATACCCATCTATTGTGGCTATGTTGCCATAACGACAGTTGAGAAAAATAATTAAGGCTTGACAGCACTGATTGCCGATGTTATAATACGAACATCACAGGTTCGATAACGACACTTTTGGAGAAGAATAATGAAGTTGGCAGATAGAACGGTTGAGATTCACAGTCGCGGTTTGGATAGCACAAATCAGTTTACTATTGCTCAAACAAGCAAAATGTTTAAGATCCTTTCAGATTCTTTGTACTCTGATAAGGTAATGGCAGTTATTCGTGAGCTTTCTACTAATGCTTATGATGCTCATATCGCTGCCGGTAACAAAAATCCTTTTAAGATTAGTCTGCCTACTCAGGCTTCCCCGTCTTTTACTGTGCGTGATTATGGCACCGGTCTTAGCCAAAAAGATATGGAAGAACTGTATACAACGTATGGTGCATCCAATAAAAATGATAGCAATGATTTTGTCGGATGTTTGGGCTTGGGGAGCAAGAGTCCATTTGCTTATACAAAGAGTTTTAGTACGACATCGTATCATAATGGCAAAAAGTATTCTTATATTGCTGCTATGGATGAAAGTGGTGTGCCTAGTCTGAATCTGTTTGGTATTACCGATACGTCTGAACCAAACGGTTTGGAGATTAGTTTCGCTGTTAAGCAACATGATTTTCATGAGTTTACCATCAAGAGTAAGCGCATTTTCCACTATTTTAAGATGAAGCCGATTATTGATGGTGGTACTGACGATAGTATTTCTGATCACTCCTACTCTCATACCAATGTTGTTATTGATGGTGAGGGTTGGCGTATTGGTAGAGTATCTAGTAATAATAATCAGTACCCAAGTGCTTATAATGGCCCCGGTAGCGGACTTGTGGCTATCATGGGTAATATTGCATATCCCATCGATGCTAATAAGATTGTTGGAGAAGAAAAAGATATCGATAATGATAATATCCAGAGATGGAATCGTGCATTTAAGAAAGCCGATGTTGATAACTGGAAGCATCTAGTCAGAGAGATTTTGGGGTCCGGCCTATATCTTGAAATTCATTTCGGTATTGGTGAATTGGAAATGGATGTTTCAAGAGAAGGTTTGCAATATACTAAGCAAGTCATAAAGACTCTCAAGGAAAAAACTCAGCATATTTATCTTTCTCTTAAGGAAGACATGAGTAAGAAACTTGAGTCTTGCACAAATCTTGTTGATGCATATACCACATATTATAATCTGAGTGATCTTGCTGGAGGATGGACTGCCGGTGCATCGTGGACCGATCCAGATGGTATTGTCCATGAATTGAGTAGTGGTAAGGATCTTGAATATAAGTTCAAGAAAAATAAGCAGTTGTATGTCTTTAACTGGAGAACCGCAGGATATCGTTCTCGCAGAATGATTTATCTTACCGATAAGATTCATCATGAAACACTACAGGGTAAACCAGCATATTATTGGTCTTCAGAAAAGAAGTCCGGTAAAATGGTATTTTTCAGATGTGATGTTAAGGGTGCAGAAACAGCAAAAAAGATTGTCACAAAGTATTGCAATCAAAATGATTGTTTTGCATATCTAATGATTGATAGCGATACTCCAGAGGATTCTACTGAAGGTTTTGAAAATCTTATCAAGCATATTGGTGGAGAAACTAACGTAGTTAATGTTTCTACCTATCGTAGTCTGCTCTCTACTGGTACTCGTAAGAGTAGGGGTTCTTCTGGAACCATTAGTAAGGATGAAATCTTTGCCATCAAGAATCTTGGTGCCGACAAAGAGTGCAAAGCACTTGGTGGTAATGATATCAATGACTCCTATTTGCTTAATGAGTTGTCAGACGATCTAATGTCCTATATTGAAGACGAAGAGAATGAAATCATTTATGTCCCGATTCTTAGATACGGCTCTGTTGCAGGATATCCTAAGATTAATAAAATTGTTTCCTTGGCTCAAAACGATAAGACGGTTCTTGGAACTAAACTTTTTAATGATCAAAAGATTTTTGCAATCAAGCAAAATGCTGTTGAAAAACTCAAAAAGGATGGGGTCAATCTGGTATCTTTCAATGACTGGTTTCAAAAGTGTGCTACAAAAATGCTAAATAAGCTTAATGACCAAGTATCTATCTATAAGAATATTATAGAGTACTGTGGTACACAATATGGTAGTAAGGAAGGCAGGTCGGACAACTACTACTACAGTACAGCATCATCAGATAGTCAGATTATGTATCATATTATTAATTTGTTCGGCTTGGATTACGATAAGTATATCTCTAATAAGGTTATGTGTGAAACAATAGATCAATGGCTACTCATTGAGTTTTTTGCCGTAACAATTCATAGAGTAACTTTCGATATTCCAAGACTGAATAAAGACGAGTATTTTGCAAAAATAGCGACTATTCTTGCGAGATATAATCTTAATGGTATCGATCCAGACAAGATTAGAGAAAGTCATATTTCTCTAAATTCTATGAACTCAACGCTAAATAATCTTTATGATGATGAACAGAATACTAATCCAATTACCGAAAGTCTTAATAAGACTAGTACAGTAGGTTCTGTCGTAGACAATTTGCCAAAAATGTCCGATATCAGAAAAACTCTTAAAGTCGAGGTTGACAAGAGTCCGATACTCAAGTATATTGTTGGTAGCAACGCAAACGACGGGAACATCAGAAGAATCTCTAGTAGTAATCCTTTGAAGACTTTTGATGATTCTTATCGAAGCAAGGGTGATTGGTATACAAATTTGGGTGGTGAGGCAGGTGTGGTTACGTTTAGACAAACTTTGGGTAATTTGATTTAATTTCACAGGATATAGGAGATTTAAAATGAGTGTTCCTTTTATGTGGGTTGATGGTAACTTGACGCTGATTATTAATAATAAGGCGCATCAGGTTCTTCCAGATCATATTAATTACAGACTGATTCTTGAGGCTCTTCCAACTGCCACAAATGATGAATTGGCAGAACTGGTTGATATTGAGAAGGCTGTTTCTAATTTTAGTGATGGTCTGGTAGAGGTTAAGAATGGTAAGGTTTATTATCAAAATGAAGAAGTTCATGGTAGTATCAGTAAGCGTATTCTGGAGTTTATGAGCAAGGGACTGCCGTTTCAGCCTCTTGTTAATTTCCTGAATAATCTTATGGAAAATCCAAGTATGCAGAGTCAAAAGGAACTGTATGATTTCTTGGAGCATGAACTGCTTCCGATTACTGAGGATGGTTGTTTCCTTGCGTATAAGGCTGTTAGGTCAGACTATATGGATAAGTATGCTGGTAAGTTTGACAATCATGTTGGCAAGATTTGCGAAATGCAAAGGGCAAAAGTGGATGACAATCGTTCGGTCGGTTGTTCACAAGGACTTCATGCTGGTGCATTGAACTACGTTGCTGGTTATGGCAATGCTGATGCTGGTGATCGTATTGTGATTGTTAAGATTCATCCAAAAGATGTTGTTAGTGTTCCAAGCGATTGTAACCATGAAAAACTTCGTACTTGTAAGTATGAGGTAGTTGGTGAATATCAAGGAGAATTGCTTAAGCCTCTTTATAAGAGTGAATTCAATGAAGATGAATACTATGATGAGGAAGAAGATCTTTATGATGAGTATGACGATGCTTACTGGGATCAATATGAAGATGAAGATGAGGAATACGATCCAGATCAAGATTATTGATTGAGGATTTGTGCCTAGCAATAGGCACTAGGATGAAGGTGGGCCGCTGGGCGGATACTAGTTATAGGTTGGTTCGATTCCAACACCATCTTTTAGATATTGCTTTTGATGGTAGTGTTTACTGTCCCAATATCATTTGTGTAGGTAGTAAGTAGTGGGAAAAGGAAAAAATATGTTTAACGATAATCTTGGTTTCAACCCGTTTGATAAGAACAATAATGTCTATGCAAATAAGTATGCACATGAGAGGTCTGCATTTCTTGGTTCTTTTAATCAAAGCAACATTTTCGTTTATAATGGTAATCCTCGTAAGAAGATTAGTAGTATGAATCATACTAATGATCTTAATGAGACGCTTGATGCTAATGTAAATAATCATTCTGATGCTTACTTCTATGTAAATGGTGGTCGCAAGCTTTATGCTATCAAGCAATTTACTTGCTGTTTCTGTGATATGGATGCTGGCAGAAATGCTGATGGTACTTATTTTAAGCCCAGCGTTGTTATGCAGCACAAGAAAAAGTTTCTTAAGAAGATCAATGAGTTTCCTGTTAAGCCTAGCTGGGTAGTTGATACTCGTAATGGTTATCAGTGTTACTGGATTTTCGATGATGCTTCAAGAAATATTGTTGGATCGAACAAGACTTTCTGGAATGGCTTACAGAAAAAACTGGTAAACTACTTTGGTGGTGATCCGCGAGCTATCAAGCCAAATCAGATTTATCGTGTTCCTTATACTTGGTGGCGTAAGGAGTGGGAGAAGAAGGCTCCTTATTTTACGAGTCTGCTTCCCGGTAGCACTGGTCAACCAATTAATGTTGCTGATCTAAAGTCTGCTCTTACTGGTCAACCTGCTACTCTCCAGATTATTCCTGAGAAGTGCAGTGATGAATGGTATAAGGGTTATGCTAAGGCTTATAAGCAGTCTGATACCACCGGAGTTCCAGTATCAGTTAATGTTGCAACGAACATTCTGAATCAGATGAGGGCTTTAAATCCTGAAACATATACCAATAGTACGGAAGATCTAGCTACTAAAGCTGTATATGGATATGCTTCTGGTCGCTATGGTCAAAAGGCTTATGGTGATCCTATGCCAGTTCATCCGGTTGACGATGATACGCTCGTAGACGATGGGGATGGGTCTATGGATGTACAGGATGCTCTGCCTGACGAGGATATGAGCCTTGATGGTCAGCAGACCAAACTTTTAAAGACGGTCGTGGAGTTCCTTAATCAAGTCTCAACACCGCTCTACTTTAGTAACAACAGATTCCTCTCTAATGCTGCTAAAGACCTTGCTTCTCAAATTAGTGATAAGTTTTGTATTGGATGAGGGTTCTGTGTCAGGGGTATGGAATCATCTATACCCTTTGACACAACCATATAAGGAGAAAACAAATGGGTAGACACACTAATCCTCTTTTGCAGTTTTTATTGACTAATGAAGAAGCAAAGAAAAAGTTTATTGAACTAATGGGTGAATTAGGGTCGGCAAAAAGTCTTTACTATTATTTTGAAGAAAACTCCTTCTATGGTAAAAAGTATTACCTTAGTGGGCAGACTATTAGAAATATAATAAGGAGACTAGGATTTAAAGGTAATAGAGGTCGTCCCCGTAATGGAGTTCCTCAAAATAGATTTTATAGGTAAATTCTATGCACGAAGAATATGACAACTATGATGATGATCATGACTATGATGATAGTCAGGATGATTTAGAGAACAAGTATAAACATTACTTCAAGTTTGATCCTAATGCTTGGGATACTTGGGGTAAATGGCTACAAGATGCTCTAAATGATATAGTTGAATATACCTCAAATGTATGGTATATTTCACCAAAGACTGGGTTTTTTGGTTCAAATAAAGATATGTCGTTTCCTGTGAATAGTTACTTCTCCAGTACTGGTAAAGGTAATGCTTTCCAGTATTTGGGGAATAACTATCAAGGTTCTGAAGTTTGGAAATATAAATATTTTGTTTCTAATCCGATAGATCAAATGTATAAAAAGCATATTCAAACTCATGCTACACACTTTTTAAGACAACCAACATACTATAAGGGGCTATTCGACATATTGAATTAATAGTATAAAAATGAGCAAATCATGGTATGAAATTAATAATATAGAAGATTTTGTAAATAGTGCTAGAAAACTAGTATTTCGTTTTTTTGGAGAGGAAAATACTGATGTTAAACCAGCTCACCTATTAGATTCTACATTATACAATATATCTAACGAAGAATTAGAAGAAATGGAACAAGCATTACCATACAATGAATCATTACTAATAGTACAGGAACACACAAAACAAAAACGCAAACCAAATGAAATGGTTAAATACTATATTAATGATGAAATCTTGTATACTATAATTGAGGCATTAAATTCTAGAATGGTTAGCAACATCTTGCATCATCTGGTCAACAAGGGTATACTGGAGAGTGGGTATGATGCCGAGGTTGGCGATTTTATTTTTTGGTTAAAGGAACAAAATGACAAAACAGAAAAGCCTGAAACCGATTAGTCTAGATGCACAGTTTAAATATAAATGCACTAACACAGAGTGCGAAGCAGAGCATTGGCTCTTCTTGAATCAAGTACAGGTTAAGAACTTTAAATGGGTATGCGATTGTGGTAATATATATAGAATACGTCGTATAGAAAATATTAAATCTATTTACGCTAAAAAAAGCCAACCAATTGCCATACCGACAACAGAAAAACAATCAGATTCTAGTCCACAATACTTAAATAGGGCATACAAAATATTAGAACATTATGGCTTCTCAAAACAAGAAGCAGTTGATCTTATAAACAAGGTTCATAACATAACGGAATGTAATGATCCTGTAATTTTGGTAAAAGACGCAATGAAAATTTTTGGAGGAATGTAAATCATGGCTAATATTTCACGACCAACCACTTTTGATGAAATTATCGGACAAAAAGACGTTATCGATAGGCTGCGAATTTCAGCCACAGGCTGTAAAATGTCTGGTGGTGTATTGCCGCATGTTTTAATTGATGGGCCTCCTGGGCTTGGTAAAACAACCATAGCCAGTGCTATAGCGAATGAAATGGGTGTTGATCTGCGAACGCTCAATGCTGCAAACATTCGTAATGTAAAAAGTATTCTACCATATATTATGGGTGTTACTGCACGGTCGGTATTGTTTATTGATGAAATTCATAGACTTCCAAAAATTGTTGAAGAATTTCTATATCCGATTATGGAAGACTTTGTTCTGCATATTACTATGGAAGATGAACCAGAACATATTGATCTACCAATGTTTACGCTCATTGGCGCAACAACAAGCGGTGGTAGTTTAAGTCAGCCATTTTATGATCGTTTTACAATTAAGGAGCATTTGTCTTTTTATAGTGATGATGATCTAGCTAAAGTAGCAAGATTGATCGCCACTAAGCTAGGTATTGATATTACAGACGATGATCTGTTGGAGATTGCTAAAAGAAGCAAAGGCACACCAAGAATCTTAAATGCTAGACTGGCCTGGTACAAAAACTATATGGCTTGTCATACGGCAGATGCTACTGTTGATGAGATTTTTACGATCCAAGGTATCGACGGTAAGGGTCTTGATCTATATGATAGAATGTATATTGATGCACTAAAGCGGAGCAAGGGCAATCCTTTGGGTCTAAAGTCTATTTCGGCAATGACCGGGATTGCTTTAGACACTATTGAAAATAGTATTGAGCCATTTCTAGTGCGTAAAGGGTATGTTGTAAGAACCCAAAAGGGCAGGGTTATAGGCTCTATCTAGACCATTTCTTTCTTCATTACACGACATTTATTTAAGCTAAGGAGCGAGTAATCGCTCCTTTTTTCTTTTAGTCTATGGTGTAAATCTGGTAGGAGGCTGTAGGCTTATGTCTGAAATGATATATATTTTGATCATAATTTTGACCGTATTAAATATTATTAGTTGTGGTATTGGCTATATCATTGGCAGACTGCATACTAGTAATAGTCAGACTATTTTTGGGGCCCAGTCAGTTATTAAAAATAATAAGAACCATACTAATAATGAACAACCACAAAATAAAATTATTATAGACGATAGAAAATTTGTTACGGATATTAACACAGATGGGATCGAAAAAAAATACCAAGAATTTGGAAAAGTTCAGCAAACAGATGAGAATATTTCTTTGTCTGTTAATAAATTACAAAATTTAAAGAGGTAAATTATGGCAAAGGGTCTTGACGTAGGAACAAGCTTTATAGTATTATCAGAAGACAATAATGATAAAGTGCAATATAAAGATTTCAGAGACGCTTTTTATATTATTAAGCCCTCAACACCAGTTGCAACAAAGATGATAGAAAAAGGATTGACTGGTAAAACTTTTATAAAAGACACAGACGGTTCATTTATTATTTTAGGTCAAGACGCCATAGAAAAAGCCATCGAAAGAAATGACACGGCAAAAAGACCAATGTTTAAGGGCGTAGTTTCTGCCAAAGAAAAAGATGCAAAAAGAGTGCTCGCTTTTATTTTAAAGGAAGTAGTCGGACAAGCATCTGAGCCTAATGAAAAAATAGTATTCTGCGTACCTGCACAACCAGTAGACCAAGAAGATGAAGACTTTGATGTCAGCTATCATGAAGATGTTGTAAAAACCATTTTAAATAGTTGTGGGTATTCTGCTAGGTCTGTTAATGAAGCAGAGGCTCTGTGTTATGCTGAATTAGATGATAACGATTATACTGGCATAGGCATCAGTTGTGGGGCGGGAATGACTAATGTGTGCGTTATGTTAAACGGTGAGCCAACTGTTGTATTTTCAACAACTAAATCTGGAGACTGGGTTGATAGAATGAGTGCAGTTGCTACAGGAGAGCCGGACAGTGTTGTACAAGCAGAAAAAGAGGGCGGAAACTTTTCTGTGGGTGAACATAATGACAACCCTATATTAGCAGCAGTTGCTTCTTATTATGATAGATTAATAGACTATACTACTAAACAGTTATCATCAGCATTAAGTAATCATAAGTCTCTTCCCAAATTTAAAGAACCATTGACGATTGTTGTGGCGGGAGGAACATCTCAAGCCAAAGGATATATTGAATATTTTAAACAAAAATTAATTGATAATGAGTTTCCATTACCAATTAAAGAATTTAAACATGCTGCGGATCCATTGCACGCTGTATCTAAAGGATGTCTTATTGCCGCTAAAGTGCTTTAAGTTAGAACAGATTATAATATGTCAAAGATAATACCTCCATCTCCAACACCCACAAGAACACCAAGTCCTACGCCTAAACCGCCTAAAATTAGGTCGGATGAAACATGTATTATAATTGATCGTTCTTTGGTCACTCCTACACCAACTAGAACTTTAACCAAAACGCCTACACCTACTAAAACTCCTAAAAAAACACCTACACCTACTCCTACAATCACTCCATCAATAACTCCGACTATAACTAAAACCCCTACAAAAACCCCTACAAGAACACCAACTAGAACACCTACAAAAACACAAACCCCAACAGTAACTAGAACTCCTACTGTCACACCGACCATAACTAGTACTCCTACTGTCACTCCAACAATGACAGTTACTAGTACAAGAACACCAACTCCAACACCAAGCATAACTGCTACTAAGACTCAAACACCAACTGTAACTCCTACACAAACAAAAACACCAACAGTAACACCAACTATTACTGTTACTCCAACAAATACTATCACCCCAACCAAAACATCCACACCAACAACCACTCCGACAAATACAATAACTCCAACAGCAACGCCAACAGCAACTATAACACCTACCCCGTCGAGACAAACTTGTTGTGAATGGGATGGTAATACATTTATTCAGTTTGGAGAAACCTGTAATAATTTAATATTACCAGTGCAGTATACAAAGACGGGACCATCTACATGGACTGCAAACGGGACATTAAATTGTGGAGACACTTTTACGTCTACAATAACTTGTAATCCAGATATTAGATACGCTGGAGCAAACTCGTGTATCAATAAGTGGTCTTTTTCACTCACAATGTCATGCGCTACTGGCTTAATAATTACAGGGGTTAGAGAAGTATGTCAGTGTAATGCTCCTCCTATTTGGAGTTTTATTGCAGATTTTTCTAATTGTAGTTGCTGTACTCCAACACCAACATCTAGTCCAACACCCACAGTAACTAAAACCCAAACTCCTAAACCAACACCAACTGCCACTAGTACTCCAACACCATCTATTTCGCCCAGAACATGTTGTGATTGGAATGGTTTGACTACATTTGTATTAAACTGTAGTAATATGAGTAGAACGATAACATTAGATTTATTCTTCACTAAAGTCATGCCTAATTATTGGACTAGTAGTGGAACATTATCATGTGGCGACACATATTTTATGGCAGTAACATGTGATCCCAGCGTACCATATACGGGATCATCATCATGCGCTAATAAATGGACAGCTACCGCCAATATATCTTGTGTTAATGGTCTAAATATTTCAGGAACATCTACTGCTTGTCAGTGTGATGTGCCTCCAGTATGGGTATTTGATGGAGATACCAATAATTGTAATTGTTGCACACCGTCACCTTCAAGCACACCAACACCAACACCGTCTGTGAATTGTCAGTTATCTCCTCCTACTATTGTAGAATCTGGTTGTGCGTGTTTTGATGATGGGGTGGCTGGCGCAAATGATACATTAGTCTCTTTGAATTGGTCATGGTCAGGATTATCTTCTCCAAATAATCAAAGCTGCGCTACAGGCTATATGATTCAAGCGGTAGACCATAATGGACAATTATTAGATCAGGTTTGTATATTCAATACTCTTATTAATTCATACAATTTTTCTTTAACAAGTCTATTGGGACCTAGACCAGACAATATAGCAGCCTCTCAAGAATGTTCCAACGGCTATGTTAAATTTAGAATCAAAACTATTTCTTTAAACTATTGCCAAGAGTCTGCATTAGATAGTGCTTGGTCTAGTTTTACGGAGGAGTACTGCTGGGAGTCGTGTAATGAAATTATAATTTGTGATGGATTTATTGACGGCGCTCTTATTAATAATGGTATAATTGTAGAATTGCAGGTAGAGAAGAATAGCGAATGTTGTTGTTCTATTGAATATTCATTAAATAATAGTAATTCATGGAACCCACTACCAGTATCTGCTATAGATTGCGACACAGTTAATCCGGGATATTCATATTCTATTAATTCAACGTGTTTTGGAGATATAATACCATGACAACTCCCCTAATTAATTGCGACAAAAAAATAATTAAATTATATGTTCCTGGTAGTATATTGTCTCCAGGAGGATCTAGGGCTTCTAGTATTCAGTTGCGTATTGGAGGCAGCGGCTGTTGTGACAAATCTAATATCATAGATATTCCATTACCGCCCCCACCCCCACCACCTCCTACGCCAGTGCCAGATATTTGTTTAGGGGAAGGTGTTGATCTGTATGGATACACCGCAATTGTATCATATGATCCGGTCAATTGTTCTGCTGGTCACTCATGTAATAGGGCTATTTTTAATTTTTATATTGACAACAATTTGATAGGCGAAGCAAATTTAAATAATTTTCCTGATGGGAGGTATAGAGAAACAGTATTTACAATTAATGAACATATTCTTAGCAGTCAGTCTACTACATTACGACTAGAATGTAATTTATCAGATTGCCATAACGGCATCGGAAGAGTTACGATCAAAGATCCAGCTAATAATATAGTGTTAGCCCTTTGTATGCCTAACGATATTGTCGTTGGTGGTTTTATATGTCCTTCTCCCAAAGTTTTAGGACCTACTCATAATAGTTCAGCCAATGCACTAAATACAAATATACAAGTAAATGCTGGATCTCTATTAACAATATCGGCTGATGGCAATATTAATGTAGGATGGTCAGATCATCCTGGAGCATATGGTCCTGATGGAATACCAGGAACAGGCAATGATCCACTTTCTGGATTTCCTTATGTTAGTTTGCTTGGCCGTATTGGTGAATCTGGTACGGTATTTTTTGTTGGATCATCTTATAGTGCTATAGCAAACGAAACAGGCAAACTATATTTATTCTTTTATGATCCGCAGCCTCAAGATAATACTGGACATTTTAATGTTTGTGTTTGTATTGATGATGAGGGTTCAACCAATTTGGTTTTAAATGGAGATTTTGAGTCTGGAACGCCAGGATCTGCTCCAGATGTTGGAACATCCCCAGTTGGGGCATTAGATTATTGGACTATATCTAATGTGGATATTCATTCACTTTCACAATATGATGATACTCAGCCTGTTAATAAATGGATAGATTTGAATGCTTTAAGTGCAGGATATATTCAACAAAGTATTAATACAATTATTGGAAGCACATATTCAGTAACTTTTAATTTGGCTGCACATAATATTACAGAAAAAAATATCGTAAAAACATGCAGATTATCGATTATTGGTTCGTCAACAATTACAAAAGATTATTCTTTCGATCCATCGTCTACTACATTTGGAACATATGAGTCTATGGGCTGGGTTACTAAAACTCTTGTTTTTACAGCAGATAGTACGATTACACTTGTAAAATTTGAAAGCACCTGTACGGATTGTGGCGTTGTTGGGGCGGCTATAGATAATGTGGTTGTAAAATTATGTAATAATAATGCTACTGCAATTTCGCCATCACCAACACCTACACCAACTCCCACGCCAACACCTATCCCTTCAATCATTTGAAATTTATAAATAAAAGGTATTATAATGACTATAATTAATATTAATTGCTGTCCAGTACCTACTCAAAAACCCCTTACTAGTGTGACCCCAACACCAACAGTTACTCCAACTGTTACTATAACACCAAGCAGAACCATACTGAGCGGAGGCGGCGGAGGGGGTGGTTAAGGTCATATGTGGCAAATATTATCTGATAGATCATCTCAATGGTCATCGTGTAGAAAAAAACATCTTGAACAACAACCACTGTGCGCTGCGTGCGGAACGTCACAAAAACTAGAGGTTCATCATATAGAGCCGTTTCATATAAATCCAGAAAGAGAATTAGATCCCGCAAATTTAATTACTTTGTGTACCAAGTGTCATTTAGTATTTGGTCACTTGATGGACTATACTAGTTGGAATACAACAGTTGTTGATGATGCAAGGGTGTATTATACTAAGGTACGAAATAGACCATATAACTTAAAAGTTCAAAATGATACAAAAAGTAGTTATATTTATAGCGTTGTCGTTGGCTTGTGTCGTAGGTTTTTCGGGCACGATAGACCCCAATACCCCAGACTCTAAGCATATAGAGTACGGATCAAAATTTGTATATATTGCTAAAGTGCATGGTACCACTCCTGATACCAAGCCTTATTTTGGTTCTGGAATAGCACACCAATCTAATGTTATAATAACAGCCGCGCATATTGTGCAAGATGTGGGAACCTGTAGAGCGACTATCAATAGCAAAACAATTAATGTATCAAAAATCATAGTCCATCCTAATTATAAAATGGACCAATTTGGATATTATGATATTGCTATATGCATTTTAGAAGACGATATAGGTTTGGAATGGTATCCTGAATTATATACCAATAAAAACGAGGTAGGAAAAATATGTTCCATAGCTGGATATGGCGCTACTGGAAATTTTTTGGTGGGCGTTAATAAACTGGACGATAAACTAAGAGCCGGTTCTAATACTATAGACTCTATAGATAGGGGATTGTTGGTGTGTTCCCCTTCTAGAACAAACAGAACAGAATTAGAATATTGTATTGCTAGTGGTGATAGCGGGGGCGGCTTATTTATCGGAAATAAACTAGCAGGCATAAACTCTTGTGTTATACATGACAAGGGGATGATAAAATCGGCCTATGGAACATTTAGTGGCCATACCAGAATTAGTGATCATGTTGAATGGATTACAAACACCATTTCTACTATCAAGGAATCAAAATGATAAGAAAAAGATTTAATAAAGACAATATTAGCTTATTACCATATATTAAAGAAGATGTATATGGTTTATCTGTTGACGATTCTCAATCAGAAGGATGGGAATTAAAGAAATTTAATATTCCAAAATTATGGAGTAAAAGTAAGGGTGATGGGGTTATCGTGGCAGTAATAGACACTGGCTGCGACCTTAAGCACAAAGACTTGGTAGATAATTTATTACCCGGTAAAAACTTTGTTAATAGTGGAAGAGACCCAATAGACGGTGCGGGTCACGGTACTCACGTATCATCCACAATAGCAGCATCAGATAATGGATTCGGAATGGTTGGTGTGGCACCCGCTGCAAAAATCGTACCAGTAAAAGCTCTGGGAGATGATGGATCTGGATCTATGAGTGCCGTAGCTGATGCAATTTATTGGGCGGCTGACTATGATGGAGTAAATTTTATTACTATGAGTTTAGGTTCTCCAAATCCAGCCAAGTCTATAGAAAACGCAATTAGCTATGCTAATAGTAAAGGTTGTATAGTTTTTTGTGCGGCTGGGAACAGTGGAGAAAACTCTGAGATAATGTACCCTGCTAAATATAAAAATACTATATCTATTGGGGCTATAGACGAAAATTTAAATCGCACATCTTTTACTTGCAGTGGTGAAGATCTGGACTTTCTGGCTCCGGGTCATGATATTATCGGATGTGTGCCAGGAAATAGATATGCAAGCATGAGCGGCACAAGTATGAGCAATCCGTTTGCTGTTGGTTGTGCTGCATTATTACTAAGTTATAATCTTAAACACAAAAAATATAAACTAAATACATTTGAAGACTATATTGATGCTTTCAAGCAAAATACTATATCTCTAAAAGATTCTAGATATAAAGGAATTAGAAAATTTGAGGGCTATGGTATTATCAATCCCGTATTCTAAAATGATGACTCTCTATTAAAAATACGATTAAGTTCCGGAATAGTTAGTTGCTTAGATCTTTTTAGATCTTTGATCTCTTGTTTCTGCAACTCTTCTAATTGTCGATAATACATATTAAATTGTCTGCGTCTAAAATATACTTCAACTTGTGTCACGCTATTTTGAAGATGCTGTTGGTATCCATTTTGATAGTCAGAGTAATAATTATAGTCCACAGGCACTGGAACAGGAATCGGGAGTCCTCCTCCGCCAAACTGGTTCATAAAATTTGTCATGGTATTAGTTAGTCTGGCATTTTCTGGATTAGGCCACTGCTGGGCATTAGCAGAATTTTTACAAACAAATAATCCCAATACTAGTATTACGGCTACATACTTCATGATATTATCTTTCTAGATAACCAAGCTTATAAAATTTTTGTATATTATCATCTGATCTCTTTTGTGCTTCATCACAATTTCTAAATACATGGCAACCACCCTGTTGTGTAGGAACATGACCAATCACAGGAAAAGACTCTACTCTAGGATTATAGTCCGTATCTCCTGAGTAAGCAAGAACTATTTTTGGAATATTCTTATATCCCATGTAAGCAGATAATGTCTCGTCATCTCTCCAAGACTTGTCCATAAACTGACTCTTAAGTTCTTCTGTGTCGAAAAATTTTCTTAAATACGATACTGTTTTGTATCCTTCTAAAATTTTAACTCTTGTGTCCTTTTGTATAGTTGTACAGAAATGGCACGATCCGTCTATTGAGGATAATCCAGCAAAACCCAAAGCGGCTTCAGGATATCTAGATCTGGCTTCTACATGGGAGGATATCATACCGTCCATATAATACAAATCATCGTCGGCAACAATAATCATGGTTTCTAGATCAGTAACCCTCTCTAGGGTTGGGAATATTTTAGTAATGGGACCATAGTCATCGGTTCTAAAAACTTTTAGATGATTATATTTTTTAGCATACTCATCGATCCATTCGGGTAAAATAATTGGGTTATTACGATAATATAGTGGAATATTAAAGTGGACCTCATACGACTGATAAGACTGTTCCAATAATGTGGTTATGGCTAATCTGGCTGAACAAGAACCATGATGCTCTAGTAGTCTATTGGGTACGGTTGTTAAAGTTACAATAATATTCATGTTGGAAACCTATTGATAAAAAGAGTTTGTCTGCCATTAAACAATAAATAATAATTTTGTTCAATTAAAAATGGAGATAACAGCTGGTCTTTCCCCCCCTCTTTAGTAAGATAATCTGTATCATCTATAAGAATTAAATGAATATTAGATAATTTATTTTTAGCTGCTTGGAAAGCCTCCAAATGCTTTTCTGCATAATTCATAGTTCCTTTATCCCATCCGTCTAGATATAATACATCTATTTTATCTGAAAAATTATTCAAAAACGATATACCGTCCTCTGGAATATGTAATTTTAGATTTGATGGTTGTGGTTGGTTTAAATTTCCGTATGACCACTGCACACCATTTAAACAGTTGGTGTCTATGTCCACCGTATGAGTTATAAAGCCTGCCCTAGCCCAAAAATAAGTAGCATGACCATCGCAGCAACAAGGTGGCGAAATATATGGGTCTGAATTAGTATCATCAAAATAATCAACGCATGGTTGAGTTACAGCAAATCTAGTTGAGCCTATTTCGACTACTGTTGTCATATTTAATAATTTAGCTATATTTATTGCTGTTCTTATGTATGGAGCTGGCTTAGATCGTCTAGTATCATAGTCTTCTCCAGTTAAGTTATCATAAGTCCAATATTTTTTATTAATTTTAAAATTGTATAAAATACTATTAAGTAATATTAAGCTTGAATTGGGCATAAAAATACACTACTCCAGTTGATATCTGCAATATTAATTGGCTCATATAAATTGATACTAGTAAAATTGTTTAATATAGCCTGAGCCTCGTCTTGTGTCATGTCGTTATGATAATTGTTTTCAAAACAAATTATAGGTTTAGATTCTAATTTAGAGAGTACATTTGTCATTGATTTCAATATGTGGTAGTCACGATTTTCTGTGTCTATTTTAATGAGATCTAATTTATAAATATTATTAAAATATATATAGTCATTAAAGAAATTTTCAGCTGATAATTGTGTTTTATTATTATTATCTGATAAGTAAGATTTAGATAATCCTAAATTAATATTATTGTCTAATTGTGTATAAAAACTAAAATCAATATCTGCTAGACTAACCATACTATCGTGATCAGATAGTACAAAATTATATATAGAAAAATTAGTATCTCTAAATTTATGCAACAAATACTTGTGGAGTTCTGTTGAGGGTTCGACCATTATAGCATAATCAACGGTAAAATGCTGAGATAAAACATTCCAATATCTTCCACAATTGGCTCCAATATCCAAATATCTGATGTTAGTCGTGCTTCTCTTTTTAAAGTAATTTATAAGATAATTTAATTCAGACATAATATGAGACTGTACTAAATTATCATCCCAATGTTTAATAATATCAAATGTATTCATGGTAATTAATCTTATTTTTTAACGGATTAAAACAATAGTGTTCATGGCAACCAGCTATCCATATCCCATAATCAATATCTTTATGAATAATATTAGAATAGCCGGGTTTTTGATTAAAAATTAAACAGTTGCTAACTGAAGTAACTAGATTATTGGTGACAAATGCTTTATTATTTATATTGTTGATAATTTGATGATCTGTTTTAATTTTAAGTTGTGATAAGAAAAAGTCTATAGGATATCTATAAGACAGGTGACCATGCTCGTTATATTTAAAGTTTTCAACACAGAACTTTGCCAACGACAAAGAACTGATATACGCATGGGCTGTTAAAGTTTTATTAGAAAAAGATATATAGTCATCATAATAATCTACATCTTGTTCCACTCTGGAGCCAAGCCATAGCAAATCGGGTTTCAGATGATGAAAGCTATCAATACAATTATGAGCATACTTAATTTGTTTATCTATTTTTGTAATCTTATTAAGCGTGCTATAAGTATAAGATGTATGTATATCATCTTCTAATATTAATAAATAATCAATATTATTTTCTATTTGTATTTTAAACAAATCTAGATGACTTTGAGTACATCCATACGCTTGCCAGTCTGGATCCGATAAGGTTGTAGCATTATAGAATTCAAATCCACTAATACCAGATTGTTCTAGTTCCTTAATGGCTGATGCTTTTCTGTCTGGTCTTGAAGCTAAATTAATAACAAAACCAGCCGAGCACAGAGGCTTGTTATGCCATAGTATCATAGTCTATTATAGGCCACCAATAATTGGATCAGCCCATCCTTTACTAATACTATGTGGCCAAACAATCCAGCTAGATGGCTTAATTTCTGTTTGAAATTCTCTCCATACTTTACAATAACCATCGGGATCATTCTTCATTCGCAATATTTCATCTTTATCAGCATCTTGCCGATAAATATCTACTCCGTTTTGATCTTTAAAAGCAACGGCCCAAAAATCATAATCATTTTCTGGAACTTGTCCGTACTGAATATCTATACAATGTTTGAAAATTTTCATTAATTTTTTATCAAATTCTTCGTCTGATAAATTTGAGGTTTCTGGATCTGGGGGAGCTTTATGTTCCTGAACTCTTTTTTGGATTGCTCTTTTTCCAAAGGATAAGCCGCTATATTTTTCATAGTCTCTTAAAGTTCTCACTGAACCGAATCCATATTTTCCAAAATCTATATCTCTTTTTTCTCCATCCATTTCAAACAATTTACGATTTTTAAGATGACAAAGATTATTTTTCTCAAACCATTTCTTATCATCATCCCATTGTTTTGTTCTACCTTTTCGCGTATATTCGTGCCAACACACCACTTTATGAGGATGAAAAAGATCATATCCATGAGTATATGCTCTAGCAGCTATGCTTATTTCCTCTCCATGAAAGTAATATTCTGGATCATGTGGAACTTCTGTACAAAAAGCGCCAACACTAAAGGCAAAATGGGCACTATAAAATCTAGCTGGTAGAGGTTGCGTTTTATCATCCCACTCATCAAATGATGCAGGAAGAAAGAAAACCGCTCCTTCTGGTATGAACCTATCAAAGTTCATTTTCCATGGTTCTTGTACCCTGCTTGCTGGGTCATTATCTGGATCAAAACTTGGTATATAGGCTGTGATTAATGGTTTTTGGTGACCCTTATTTTGTAGATATTTTAGCATATCTATAAGTGTGGCATCCCAATTTTGTACAAACCTATGATGGCTGTCTAATTGTAATGTATATGTTTCATTATTGTATAAAGACTGAACTAAATTTCTAGCCCAACATACTCCTTGGCTAGTTTTATAATCTATATCAATAATTTTAACTCTTGGATCATCACGAAACTCTTCAAGTGTGTCCCACTCATCGGAAGAACAATGTTGCCAGCATATGCCCACGGTAATATTTTGTGGATATTTGGCTTTGTTAAATAAATCCCTTAGAGTCGGTAATAGTTGAGGGTCTCTATAAGCCGCTATTTGCACAAATATAGTTTCTTGGTTATTTAATTTGGACTTCGGTTTGATAACCTTAGTTTTCTTTACGTTCTGTCGCTTCATAAAAATGTACTCTATTATGTGTAATTGGACTAGCTAGTAATATAGCGGGCTTAACAACACCATTAACTGTTAGGGTATATATGTGACTCATCCAAGTTTGTTCAAATGGTCTATCCCATTTAGTGTCTAAAAACAGCTTTTGATTACCTTCTTGATCTATAATATGGGGCCAGTTAGAATAGTAAATCTCTCCTTCAGCATATGGAAGACCATTATAAGATTTTATCACTGTGAACTTGGTTAGAGGTCTTTTAGTCGTTCCACCAAAATATTTAACCCTCAAATCAGATGGAACATTATGCCAACTCCACTGTTCTCCGTTGTGTCCATAAAACTCACTAAAGCTAAATTTAAGAAAATCATATTCTTCATTATCCATTATACGAATTAAAGAGTGCAGTAGATTTTGGGCTGGTTTGCAGAAACCAAAATCACATTTAGCCCTAGAATAATCCAGCAACATATCGTCTTCAAAAAATATCATATATTTGGAACCCAAATCGGCGAAATGCTCGGCTGCAAATTGTCTTGCCCTACATACTCCAAGATTTCCCTTTTTTATATGTTCTGCAAATGAATATTTTGAGCATATAGCGTCGTATTGCGGAAATAATTCATTATTTGTTGTATTGTTAATTAATATCTTTTTAGTTTGGGCAATAAATGAATTGTCATATTTTTCAAAACTATCCAAAACCATTTGCAATTGTTCTGGTGAATTAAAAGCATTAATGTAGAGCACAGTATCGCTATTGGTATGCTTTTTTCTAGGATTACTTTGCTGAGCCTGCTCTATTGTTGTTTCACGATTTTTGACTTTTTCAAAAAATGTAGAAATTAACCCATCACCATTAATGCTTTCGTATTGATATACTTCTGGTTGTAAATAGGTCATAATAGTAAAAATACTTTCTTCAGTACCCATTAGTCCATTAGATAGGGTATCCGCTAAAAGAGAGTAGTATAAATTATTGGCTTCAGAAATATAATCTATATGCCCACCGAAAAACCCACCGCGAGCAACCCGATTAACATTATCATTTTTCGAATATTCTCTCATTTTAGAGATATCGAATCCATGTATCTCGCTATTAGTTTCATATGGGAAACATATAAATAGAAACTTTTTAGTTAAATTTTGTATTTTTTCTATTACGTTGTCATGGCTAAAATATCCAGGGTGAACAGTATTGCATATTCCACCATCTAGCCAATACATATATTCACTATTAAATGGATTGAATATTTTCGCATTATGCAGAAGGAACATTTTACTCATTACCATCGGATTGTAAAGTGGTAATTTAGCTTGCGTACTATCCTTTAACCATCCAGCTTGAGACAACCACTGCTCATTTGTTCTTATTTTTTCTATTTGTGGCCTGAATGGGAAAAAATTGTTATCAAAATTATCTGCTGAATGATGATAAACAACAGTATTAGTTGGAGATCTATATTTCCAGACTATATCTTCATGCTTCGGGTCTATAAATACTATTAGCTGAACATCTTTTAAAGATTGTAGCAGTTGTGAGAACTTATCTTTGTAGTGTTCGAAAGACCTACTCCAGCCCTCACCTAGAGAATCTCTACCAAGATCCCATATTCCAGTAACGATAGTTGTTTTAAGCATGTGGTAGAGAGGAGGTGTAAGTAAGAATAATAGATATTGTCCACCGGCCTGCATAATATTAATCCAGTCTGGAGGGTTGGTCAAGTTGCGTACCATGCTAAAAAAAGAGTTGACACGTCCACTTGGTGCATTACTATACCATCAGATACTTTTGGCGACTATCACTTAAATGAAACACAACAACGAATTTTTCGATAACGACAGAAAAAGCTCTAAGAGAGAAAAAAATAAGAATAAGCGTAACAAAAAAAGTTACGAGGATTCCGATTTTTCTGCAAAAGATATTAATAATCAAATCAAAAGAAAAAAAGCGAACTACCAAGACGAAGAGTGGGAAGACTGGGATAGATATTACAATCATTGATTAATATGAAATATATAGAAGAATTATTAATTGGTGATTGTTATCAATATAATGGTAAACAATACATAGTCACCACAGACTATAAGCAGAATGGTTCTCGCTTATGTGTCTCGTTAATAGACGGCACTACTCATTGGGTGGCTCCGGATACGATGATAGACCCTATAGATATTTTTACCGTAGATAAAGAATCTAATATTGTTGCCATAAAAGAAAGAAAAAAAGATGTGGTTAATTAGACTAAAAACATTTATTAAGTCTTTATTATTTCATATTTATGGTGGTTTTCCTAAAAGCACCAAACAGGAAATTCTTTATAGACACAATATATGCTTAGGTTGCGAAGAATTTAATAAAATTAAAAGTCAATGTAATATTTGTGGGTGTTTTATCAGTCAACAAAAAAAGTTTTTAAATAAATTAGCCTGGGCCGATCAAGAGTGTCCTATGGGCAAATGGCCAAAAATTCAAAGGTAATATAATGTCAACCAAAATTAATAAAACCTTACCCAATTATATTTCTTCAAATCACAACTTATTTGATGTTATTAGAGACCGCGTAACCTGCGGAAATAATGGCTGTACAGTCTTTGTGCCGCATGTATGTAACAATATAGACTTATTTGGTGCAGGATTTGCAGCTCAAATCGCCGAAAAATACCCAACAGTCAAGCAAGACTATCATTTACTTGGTAAGCATTTTCTAAAAAATAATTTGGGCTATAGTCAAATACTAAAAGTATATGAAGACAATAAATTTAGACATAAGTTATTTTTTGTTAATATGATAGCCCAAAATGGTATTAAGAGTCAAAATAACATGAGACCTTTAAACTATCTAGCTCTAGTTAAGTCTATGAATTCGTTATCTCAGTATATAGCTACTAAAACCGGTTATGTAAATAAAACAGAGAAAATTGAAATACATTGTCCAAAATTTGGTAGCGGACTAGCTGGTGGTAATTGGCCATTCGTGTCTGATCTCATTAATGACATATGGGGACAGTTCAACGTCATAGTATATAATTATCCACCTAAACATAGAGAATAATATGGGATGCCCCTCAGCAATAGTCTACTTGCTTAATAATAATAGCAAAGATATTCTTAATTTTAGAAAATCTATTCCATTATTAATAAATAATTATTATCTTAAACATTCATGTGATATTATTTGTTTCTATGAGCCAGATTTTCCCTTTTCAGAATTAGCTTTATTAAAGAATAGTTTACAAAATATTTCTATATATTTTGAGCCAATTACTTTTAGTACTCCAAATTATTCATCAGAAATAATTGCACAAATCCCAGAGTATTTTCCCCACCCAGACTTCCCAGCGGCTCAAGGGTTTTCTCTTGGCTATAGGCATATGTGTAGATTTTTTGCTGGAGAAATTTTTAAGCAATCAAGACTTATGCAATATAGATACATATGGAGACTAGATACAGATTCATTTATATTAGACGAAATACCATATAATGTTTTTGATAGAATGAACAATGAAAAAGCTATATATGGTTATATTAATATTCAACATGATCATCCTGGGGTAGTCTGTAATCTCTGGGAACTAAGTGAACAGTATTTTAAAAATATTCATAAAGACGACATATTTAAATCTCAAAACCTACAATTTCATAAAAACAGAGTTTTTTATACTAATTTTGAAATTTTTGATATGGATTGGTTTAGAGGAGAAGATTATCAAAACTTTTATAATTTTATTGATAATTCTGGTGGCATATATATGTATCGATGGGGCGATGCCAGTATTCGTTATATAGGATTAAATTCTTTATTGTCTTCTAGTAATCTGTATTTTTTTAATGATATCAAATACTTTCATCAAAAGCTATATCTCAACAACCGAATAACGGATACGTTTTAAATGGCTACAGATTTAATTTTGGTTCATAGTGGATCACAGTTTCCTTTCCATATAAACGACTGTATAGCCCTAGCCCACAGAGAAGGCTTTCGTGTTCATCTGATCTTAGAAACAAAGTTTCATCATCTAATACTCAGTCCCGACGTAATTTTAATAGATTTAGATTCTATAACAGACGAACGATATGCAACATATAGTATTAATAATTATGATACATCTTTTAGAGATGGATTTTTTCCCAGAACCTCTTCCAGATTTATTTTAATAGATAACTATGCTAGAAAAGAAAAACTGTATTCTTTTTGGCATATAGAAAACGACATCGCCACCCTCTCTAACCTGCAAAATTCTACCGATATATTAGAAAAATCTCAATATGATACGGCAATAGTATTGGATCATTCGTTTAGATGCGTGCCCTCTATCATATGGTATAGAAACACTATTGCTTCGAATAGAATAGCAAATTTTGTTTATACAAATAACAATCTAGACGATATGAGAAATTTGGCATTATATTTTCAGAAACATAGAGATGTTGTTACTAATCTACCTATTATTACATTCGATTTGGTTGATCCTCAATTAAATATCAATTTTGGAAATATGCATCAGGACTTTGCTGGGGTATTCGACGGTGCTGCCATAGGCCAATATTTATATGGAATAGATATTCTAGACTCTACTCAGCCCAATAATACAAAAGGCTTTATTAATGAAACTTGTGTAGTGAATTTTTCACAATTTAATATTCATTTAATTAATAAAAAATTATTTATTCATTATAACAATCAATTTGTACCCATTTACAATGCCCACATACATTCCAAAAATTTTGCAGAGATTCTATGAATTTTATTACTGGGCATTTTTTCAAATCGATCTGTGACTATGTCTTAGATGAACATGGCTTTCGAGAAAACCAATCTGTAAAAAGTAATAATTGTCCAACATTTTTTGTTAAAACAGACTATATTCATTTATTTTTTAATAGTAATCAATTACCTAATTATGAATTTAATTTAATTACTCACAATAGTGATCATGGTATCAACCATAATCATAAACACTATTTAGAGTATTCTTATCTAAAAACGTGGTATGCTCAAAACGTTGACTATGCTCATTCTAAATTAGTTCCCATACCAATAGGTATAGCCAATATCGAATGGCCACACGGTGATGTAGATATATTACAAAACACCTTCAATATTAATTATAATAAAGAGTTTATATTATATGCTAACTTTAATGTACACACAAATCTAAAACAGCGAAGTTTGTGTTTACAAAATATAGATTCACAATATTTTGAAAACAATATATCTTTTCATGAATATACAACAAAACTAGCTAAGACTTATTTTAATGTATGTCCACTCGGGAACGGAATAGACTCCCATAGAATTTGGGAATCCTTATATTTAAAAGCAATACCGATTGCAGAAAACACATATAATATTAGATATCTCAAAGAGAAACACCAATTACCTATTTATACTATAGAGCATTGGAGTGATATTAAAAATATACACTTCACGCCAGAACTGTATAACTCTTTATGGCATAATTTTGACTCTAATCAATTAGACGCAAACGTATTTAAGGAGACCATAATATAAATCATTTTTATTATGATCGCAATAAATTTCCAGAGAACTGGTTCACGTTTCCTATGCTATACACATCTTTTGTTCATAGACTAAATGATGGCGGATCAATAGTAGAAATAGGCAGTTATAAAGGACAAAGTACAGCATATATGGCAGTAGAGATAGCTAATTCTAATAAAACCATAGAATTCTATGCCATAGATACTTGGGAAGGATCAGCTGAAAACATTGATAAATCATCCCCGCATTTTAACACTAATATTAGTGAGCTATACTCTACTTATCTTAATAATACATCAAGCGTAAGCCAATATATTCGTAATATAAAATCTAACTCAATAGAAGCATCAAAATTATTTGAGAACGAATCTGTTGATATAGTTTTTATAGATGCTTGTCACGAATATAGCTGTGTTCATGAAGATATATTAGCATGGCTACCTAAAGTTAAGAAGGGTGGAATATTGGCTGGACATGACTATAATCACGGATGGCCTGGAGTTAATACTGCTGTTAACGAAATACTAGGTGTTCACAATATTAAAACTCAAGAATATTGTTGGATCTATGAGGTGAAATAATGAAATATCATACAATAATTACTTGTATTAATTTTGTAGATTACCTAGAATTTGTCTACTCCTACAATAAAGATATTATTCATAATTTAAGTATTTTATCATCAACCTCAGATAAAGATACAGAAAAATTTTGTTTAAACAATAATATCTTTTTATACCAAACAGATACATTTTTTAAAAATAACAACCCTCTTAATAGAGCCGCAGCAACCAATGAATTTTTATTAACCCATCCAGAAAGATTTCAAGATGATGATTGGATTTTATTTACAGATGCAGATATTATTTTTACAGATCCTATTAATCGTATAAAGTCTTTGTTAGATGATAAGTTAATTAACGAAAGCAACATAGTCTCTTGTCCGCGTAAAATTTACAATAACCATACGGACTATCCTAATGGGGATAATACCGTAGAAAATATTGGTTTTTTTGGGTATTTTCAATTCTTTCATAAGAATATCATAATGCCCGAATTACAAAACAAAATATATCCTTTGCCAGAGAATATTGATGTTTCACAGCATGATATGATGTTTGTATCAAAATACTGGCAAAATAAACCAAACAAAAAAATTTATCTACCAGATGTATATGCTGTACATTGTGGTTTAATAGGCACCCACTGGCAAGGAAGAAAGCATGACCGATAATTATAAGTGTTCATTATTTTGTTCTCTCTATAAAGGAGAAAAATTTATTGACGGCTACCTATACGATGTTCTCAGACAGTCTATTTTTGAAAATATTGAATTTATTTTTTTAGATTGTAATTCTCCAGAATCAGAACACAGATATATCGAACCATTAGTAAAAAGATATGAGAATATCAAATATTATAGACTAGATTCAGATCCTGGACTGTATGCTGGTTGGAATAAAGCTATTCAATTATGTACAGCTCCTATAATTGGCAACTGGAATATAGATGATCGAAAAAACATACACAGTACAGAAATTTTACTTAAAGCTTTTGAAAGAGATGATTTACTGGATATTGCATATGGAATCACTTATATATCTAATATTGCTAATGAAAAATATGAAGACAATACATATGATTCGATCTATCCTTGTTTGCCACACTCATTTAATAATCTATTCCTAAACAATAGTCCTCACTGTATGCCTCTATGGAAAAAGAATTTGCATGATAGATTTGGTTGGTTCGATGAAAACTATAAGACGGCTTCCGATGGAGATATGTGGTTGCGTTGTGCGGTCGGAGGTGCTAGAATAAAGATGGTCAACCACCCGGTTGGCCTTTACTATCACAATCCTACTGGTAGGTCAACAAATCCAGAGCATCTACAGCAAATGATTGATGAAGTAAATAGTATGAGACAAAAATATATTGGATATTTTAAAAATGGTTGAAATTATATTAATGTTCTTGGCTTTGGCAATTGTATTTGGTATGGTCGATGGTCAATATAGGCTTAGTGATAGGTCTAGTTGTAGTAGGCTATATTCATCAAAAAATTTATTTACTTTTTTATTTACCGATAATTAATTTTACTAAACTTATGAACAGACTCCAAAATCAAAGAGTTTATTTGGCCGGTGCGATGGATAGGGTTGCTGACAGGGGTGCGACTTGGAGAGATAATATTACGCCGTTTTTGGAAGAAATGGGTGTTGTAGTTTTCAATCCTATAACAAAACCCACTAACACAGGGATGGAAGATAGAGATTCTCATGTTGTTAAAACTAAACTAAAGCAAAAAGAACGATATGACGAATTATCAGAAATGATGAAAGTTATTCGTAGGGTGGATTTAAGACTCGTAGACATTAGTGATTTTTTAATAGTTAATCTAAATCTAGATATTCATCCTTGCGGCACATATGAAGAAATTTTTTGGGCTAATCGACAAAAAAAACCAATAATCATTCATATGGAGCAAGGCAAAATCAATGCCCCAGACTGGTTGTTCGGCACCATTCCTCATCAAACCATTTTTTCTTCATGGGGTGATATAAAGGACTATCTGTCTCATATTAATACTTCCGAAAATATAGACACATACAAACGATGGTATTTTTTTTCGGTTTAATATGCCCAAATACTATGTTAAATCTGGTCAGATAAAATATATTATAGATTGTAATGACCCAATATCTGCAATCTTATCCGCTCTTTATCATTTTAAAGGCCGGGGTATGATCACCGGACCCAAAATTTGTGTTAGCGAATGTGGATTTGATAGCCATCAAACATGGAAGTGTTATAATACAGACGAGTTTTTAAAGAAAATATAACTATGCAAAAAATTATTGATGAACTTAAGCTTGATTTTGATGATGTTTTAATAGTACCTCAAAGATCAACACTGACTAGTCGTTCAGAAATTCATTTGGAACGCACATTTAATTTTTATCATTCTCCCAGACAATGGACGGGAATACCCATTATGTGTGCGAATATGAGTTTCTGCTCATTTGGATTAGCTCAAGAACTGGCAAAACTAAAAATGATAGCCTGTTTACACAAGTATCATTCGGTTGATAGTTTGTTGCAGTATTTTACCGACCATCCTAATAATCTTGACTATACTTTTGTCTCTATTGGATACAAGAAAAGCGACCTCAATCACCTGCTAGAACTCAAGGACAAACTTGGAAAACAACCTAATATTTGCATAGATGTTCCTAATGGACACATGGATGTGTTTGTAAAATATTGCAAAAAAGTTAGGGATCAATTCTCTGAGTCTATTATCATAGCTGGTAATGTTACGAATACCTCATCTACTCAGGAATTATTGATATATGGTGGTGTTGATATTGTAAAAACCGGAATAGGAGGAGGGTCAGCTTGTACTACAAGGTTCTTGACAGGCTGCGGAGTGCCTCAATTGTCCTGTTGTTTAGAAAATGCCTATGTAGCCCACGGTCTTCAAAACGGAGCTAAAAAGCTTGGATTAATATGTTCTGATGGAGGACATAGAACTGTTGGAGATGTATGTAAGGCTTTATGTGCTGGTAGTGACTTTGTGATGCTCGGAGGATATTTTGCTGGTAGCGAGCCGTGCGAAGGAGAGTGGGAATTAGGCGGAGATTATTCAACAATAGTTGGAACTGATAAAAAAACCAAGGGCAGATTTACGTATTATGGGATGAGCACGCATCATTCACAAGACACATTTGAAGATGGAACAAAAGACTACAGAGCATCCGAAGGAACAAAAATAACAGTTAATTACAAAGGAACAATCGGTGAAGTTACGCAAGAGTTATTGGGAGGAATCCGCTCATGTTGTTGCTATGTAGGAGCCTCTCATATCAAATACATGGCTAAATGCAGCCAATTCTGTAAAGTCAATAAAATACATAATAACAACAATCCAATTTTAGGTGTTTAATGAATATTAACTTAGCAGCGCCCATAAACAGTACCGGCTACGGTATTGCTTCATTTAATATAATTAAGGCTTTAAACGCATCGGGAAATACAATATCTTATTTTCCTATAGGACAACCTTCAGTCGAGTCTCAATCAGATCATGACTATGTAATACAAATATTAAAGCAAAGATATTTATGTGATATCAATGCGCCCTTTCTTAAAATTTGGCACCAATTTGATTTATTAGAACACGTTGGTCGTGGAAAATATTTTGCTTTTCCTTTTTTTGAATTAGACACTTTTAATGATATAGAAATCAATAGTCTTAGAGTCCCCAATGGAATTTTCGCTACCAGTAAATGGGCAGCAAATATAATATCCAATCACGTTAATACTCCTACATTTGTGGCTCCGCTAGGGGTGGACTTGTCTTTATTCGATCCGGTCAAATATAACAATGTTTCACCATCATCAGATAAATATGTGTTTATCAACATAGGAAAATGGGAAGTTCGTAAAGGTCATGATATTTTATTAGAATTATTTACGAATGCTTTTCCAAATAATAATAATGTAGAATTATGGATTTTAGCTTCAGAAACAACAAATTCCTATTCTTCACCGACAGAAATACAGCAATGGAAAAATATGTATAAACACGATAATATAAAAATATTTTCAGGTTTTAATAATCACGCAGATATTGCAAAATTAATTTCTCAAGCTAATTGTGGAATTTTTCCTTCTAGAGCAGAGGGTTGGAATATGGAGCTATTAGAGTGTATGGCTATGAACAAGCCGGTTATCGCGACTAATTACTCTGCCCATACTGAATTTTGTAATACGGACAACTCATATTTAGTAGATATCCTAAATACTGAAAAGGCTAATGATGGTAAGGCTTTTGTTGGCCAAGGTAATTGGGCTAAAATTGGAGCTTCAGAAAAAGACCAGTTTATAGACCACATGCGATATATGGTCAATAATAACATAGTTAATAATAATGCTGGTGTAAATACAGCTAGACAACTTTCCTGGACTAATACAGCACAAACCATTTTAAATCATATTAACGGTAATTAATTATGCCAATTCCTAAGCCAAATTCAGATGAAAAATCTAAAGATTTTGTTGCTCGTTGCATGAGTAATGAAACAATGCAAAAAGAATATCCAGACTCAGGACAAAGAGTGGCTATCTGTCTTGGTCAAACAAAGTCATCCCTTATAGAGCAGGTCTGTGAAATTTTAAATTACTCTGATGCGACCCAAGATGAAGACGGCGAAGAATTAACAAAATCAAATTTAGTAATACCAAATGATAATGATTATGTAGATATTGCCGAGCTGACAGAGGAATTCGATCTATATGCAATATCATCCGAATATCAAGGTCGTAAAGTAACTTTAAATAAACCCTTTAGAACTCCGGGTGGGCCTAAAAAATTTAGCGTATATGTTAAAAACGAAAAGGGTAATGTTGTAAAAGTTAATTTTGGTGATCCAAACATGAAAATTAAGAAGAATATCCCAGAACGACGAAAAAGTTTTAGAGCCAGACACAACTGCGATAATCCGGGACCAAAGTGGAAAGCAAGATATTGGTCTTGCAGAGCATGGTGATAGGAGTAATTATACGATGTCTTTAAAAAGTTTAGAAGAATTAATTAAGGAACAACAGAACATGAATCATGAAAAAACAAAAGCTGCTGAATATGTAGCAGATGAAACCTTTAAGAATATGGCTCAAGATTCAGTTATTGAATTACTGAAAGAAGCTCTTGTTATTCACTGGGAACAAACACAAATGCTTACTGCAATAGGTGAGCATCTTGATAGGTGGGGCTATAAAAAAATAGCAGATATTATCAAGAAAGATGCAGAAGAAGAGCATGACCATGCCAGAATAGTTTTAAATAGGCTAGAGTTTTTTGACACTACAGTGGTCTACAATGCTCCTCAAGTAGTGTGGCCCAGACATGATATGTTAGGTATATTAAATGCAATATTAGCTTCGGTGGTTAAAGCTGCTGTAAACGAAAGAGCACTCATAACGTCTGCTAGAAATGCTGGAGATGAACTTACGGCTAATATAACGATACCTTTGCTACAGGGGTCTGAGAAAGGCATCATAGAGATGCAAGCATATCTGAAACAAGCAGAACAAATGAGTCTACAAAACTTTTTAAGCATTTTAGTATAAATAAAGAATAAGGAGTTTTACCAATGAGCAGATTTCATGATCTTTTAAATTCACTTAATGAAAGCATTAAAGCAAGCATGGGCTGTGGAGGTAACTGTGGAGAATATGAACACGATATGGAAACAGAGGATTCTTCTACTGAACAGCGCAAAGAAGATTTAGAAGATGAATTAGAACTAGAAATGATTAAGAGAAAGCTCAAAGAACTCCGAAAAACTAAAGCAGAAGACGGAGATTTTCTCGAAGTAGAAGACATGGAAGTCGAAACCATTGAGCAAGAAATGATGGAGTATAAGAAAGACTTTTATGAGATGAGCGTCGGCTCTATCAGAGCCATCATGACTCATGCTCAAGAGATTTTAGCAGCATTGGAAAACCCATCGGTATCAGAGAACTTGACAGAGAGCTGGTTACAGGGTAAAATCGCCATTACTGAGGATTACATGCGTACTATTCACGATTTTGTCATGTTTGTCTCAGACGCTGCCGATACTAAGTCTGCGGAGCGACCTGGATTATGGGAAAATATTCGTAAAAAGAAAGAACGCATGGGCAAGAAATATCGACCAGCAAAACCTGGAGATAAGGACCGTCCAGATTCTGATCAGTGGAAAAAGTTAACTAAGTAATTTTCAAGTTTTAGGATTCTAAAAAGGACACATAATGCAAAGAACATATGACAGTTTGGACTCGTATATAAATTTAGCTAAAAAAACGATTGCGAAATTTGGACCAAGATTTTATAATGGTCTGTCGGCAGAAATGTTAAAAAATACAGATGCGGTATCAGATGTTGCTACCGCTATCATGTATGCAGATTGGCGCTTTGATCCTAATAGGTCTGGTAAAAGCGGACAAAAGAAAACTCTATATTCTTATCGTAATCAATGTGCTATATGGGCTATTAAAACCTATGTAACTAATAAATATAAAAAGCATATTGATACAAATATTAGCTTAAACTTCAGCGAAGATGGTGCTGACTCTTCTTTTTATTCCTCTATACCCGATAATAAGGCAGCAGACCCAGTAGATGTGCTGATTGCTAAGGAAGAATCAGAGTGCTTGAGTACAAACATAGATCAATTGCTGAATAATAGTATCTTGTCCGAAAAACAAAAAATACAAATTAAAATGTATTATCTAGAAAATCATACGTTGTCTTATATTGGTAAAAAGTTTGGAGTGTCTAGAGAAGCTATTCGACAAAACATTAAACGAGCACTGGATATTATTAGATCTTATGATAAATGCACAGCTTAGTCTCATTGTACCAATATTTATACCATCACTTAATACATATCAGATACTTTCAACAATAGACTATGATATCAATTTTCCGTCTATTGAAATATCTGTGAATCAAAACATAGACGAGACTATACCAGTATTACTGAGTAGGTATTTGAAAGAATCTGATGGGGTTACGCCCAAATTAACTGATGTTAAAATAGATGACATATTAACTATTTATTATTTATGTTTTGTTAACTATGAAATAAAAACTATCAACGGAGTGCTAAAAAATATAGATGTCAATACAAACATATTTCCATCGAATGCTAAAAAAATTATTTCGCTCCTCGTCAAATCATAAAGAAGATGGGGAACTATCAATAAATAATAATGTCATAATAAATAATATCCACACTCTTAGCATAGTCCTGCATCCAAATGATAACGTAGATATTATTATGATGCATCCAAATTTAGAGAACTTGTCATTAACAGAAATTGCTTTTGAGGCAGAAAAATTTGCTGAGTTATTAGTTTATATAACCAATCCTTTAGTAGAACCGAAATTATTGACGACTATAACAAATAAAACAAAGAAAAAAGATACGACCACCAAAGAGCATTTATTCTACGATAATGTAATTACCTACTATCGCTTAGTAAAAGCCGAATTCGAAAAAAACCTAGGTGATAATGGTCCCGTAGTCAGGCCAAGAGCAGCGTTTAGTCTGAAATAGCTCTTGTTTATTGGCCAAGTTTTCCTTACTATATTGTGGGTGTATAGTATAGTATATCTGTCTGTTCTTACCTAAGAAATAAGTATCAACTATGACCAACCTTATATCCTGGCAAAAATGGTTCGATCCATTCGGATCTGATGATATTGAAGATGTTGATCATGACCCATATTTGGGAGACTACGAGGACTCGGAATCGGATAAGTCTAAATACAACGATAGTCATGAAGAAACAGATTCAGAGAAAGAAGAATTACATAAAGCACACCGTGTAAGAGTTATAGCCACTCCTATGGGCATGATACCTGTCACAGACAATACCATGAGTGGTAAAATTTTTAATTTTTGGATTGGTCATACTAATTTTGATATCACGCAGAAAGTAGCGGATGTGATTGAGACCACTGACGGTGTTGAAACTTTAGATATTTTTACCAGATATAGATTCCGAATTGCTATAGGTAAAGCATTTGATGATTCGTCTGTTATGAGAGATGTTAATCGCAGAGTATACTCGGAGCTATCTGAATAATGTCCACCAAACCCTTTAATGAATTAGATAGTGAATTGCAGTCAATTCATGGTTACAACATAGATCCTAAAAATAGAGAAATTTATTTACATTCTCATATAGAAGGCATAGAAGAAGGTGGGGTTGACTATAGGTCCGCTGTGAATTTAGAAAAAAATTTAAGATATCTTAATCTTGCATCTAATGAGCCTATATTAATTCATATGCATTTGTGTGGAGGTGACTGGGAGGATTGTTTAGCTATTTATGATACTATAAAACATTCTAGATCTAAAACAGTAGCACTAGCCTATGGAAAAGTACAATCATCAAGCAGCGTAATTTTTCAAGCATTTAAAACCAGAATACTGATGCCAAATGTGAACATGTTAATACATTATGGTTCTATTAGTTTGGATGCAGAGCACAGCAAGGCCGCGTCTAGTAACGTCCAATGGAATGAAAAAGAGAGCGATAAGATGATTGATATTTTTACAGATAGGTGTATGGATAGTATAATTGCTAAAGAAAAAAATTGGAAAAAAATGATGGCCAAAAAACATATAATGTCACAACTTGCTAACAAATGCGATTGGATATTAACGGCCGAAGAAGCCGTGTATTATGGTTTTGCCGATGGTATTCTTGGCAGTAAAAAATATCCTAACATAGATTCACTCAAAAAGTAACATAAATGCTATTAGAATATTCTTACTATGATATAGCTTCAAATGACACAGAGATTCAAAACAATTTAACAGAAACTCTTAAGTATAATATTCAAGCCATATCAGTTCTACCCCCGTATGCAAAACTGGCAAAGTCTCTAACATCGCCAGCAGTTAAAATTTCTTGCCCCATTGACTATCCAATGGGTGTTCTAGATTTAAAGTCTAGACTAAGTGCTGTTGATTTTTGTCTTAAAAATAATATAGACATTATAGAAGCTGTCTGTCCAGCACAGCTATTATGCAATAGAAAGTATGATAAGTTTCGTGAAGACATTAGACAATTATCCTCTTTATGTGCTAATCTAAATGTAGAACTAAGATATATATTAGAATATAGACAATATTCTTACGAATTATTATATAAAGTTGCTCAAATTTTATATGATTTCAATATAAACACAGTCTATCCATCAACCGGCTACTCTTTAGATGATATTAGTGATAATATAATTGCTTCAGCTTTAATTAATAAAAAAGTACCTAATATCAACATTATTTGTAATGGAAATCTATGGAATAGTAATCAAATAAAACTGGTCAAAAATAATCAACTCTACGGATTAAGAGTAAATTCAATAAACGGCCTAAAACTAATAAATAGTTAATTACTAATTTTTAGGTGTATAAGAAACATAAGTATACTTGTTTCTTTTTAATCTTCATGGAGATAAACAATGGCCACAATGCAACAAAACGGTAGTGCCGTAACAGGCACATCCACTAGCAATAACAGAGGTACTGCTAAGAATGTTGGAACAGCATCTAGCGTACTAGAAAATAGTGTTTTAGGTACAGTTAATGTTGGCGTCTTTGGTTCAACCGTCATAAATGATGCTTATGCAGATGCCGCTCTATCTGGCGGTGTTTTTGCCTATAACCAAAGGAAGCCAGTAGCTGTAAGATATAGCACAACTTTAGCCACTGTTAGTAATAGAGTTTTACTTAGCGGAGCCAATGTTCCTGCTAATTTAAGAGCTATTAATAAGAGAGAAGGCTACAGGTCCAGTGGTTATGCTACTGCTTTTAGAGCTGGTTATTTTAATCTATATACAGGTAGATGGACGGTTAATCCAACAGCCACCACAGAAACACCCGGAACAGATAATGCCGCTTCTGTAACCAGAAGTGCTCCCGGCACACTCCGTTTCAAGACCGGTGCCCCTGTAGCTGTTAGCAAAAACTATCCAGCTAAAAATGGCTAATTATTAACTATAAATATAGCTTAAGAAGAGAACCAGGAATGCAAATTTCTGGTTCTTTTTTTATAGGTGTATTAGTATAAAGAAGCTTTATTTATTTTCTCTATTAATCACATATTAAAGGTTAGATTATGTCAGACAACCTTATTCATTTCTGGGAAAGCATAGCAAGTGCAGCCATTGGCATAATCATCACAATGAGTGGATTTTGGGTAATGTTTGGTCGCAACATGACTACAAAAGCAGATGTTCTAGCTATGATAGAAACACAAAGTCCGTATGTTCATGATAGACAATTTATTATGGAGCGATTGAATACCAATAAAGAAACACAGGCCGCGTTTGCTGCTGCGTTACAAAGAAATACAGAAGTTATGAATGAATTAAAAATACAAATTATGATATTGGGTAAAACATTAGAAGCTTTAGAAGATCGTATTGAACATAAATAATTTTACAATGGAGAATATATATGCCCAGGCCATTCACTGATATTAGCAAAATTGACAATAGTAAAGACATTAATAATATAGCTGCTATATGCTCTACTCTGCCTACTGGCGGATCATCTAAATTAATTACAAAAACTAGTTATCCTGGTGATCTTACTATAGAAAATATTCAACAAAAATATGGTGATAAATTCTATAATGGCATACTTGTAGAAACAGTTACCAGTTAAATAAAATACAATCATTGATATAGATAATCAGCTTAACTAATATTGGTGTAATAATTAATTATGGAGAAACTCTATGGTAAAACCCGGCTATCGCACAAGTGAATTCTGGTTTACTGTTGTTAGTTTTGTTTTTAGTGGTTTATATCTTGTTGGATTAATTGGAGACAATACTCAAAAAGAAGATCTCATACGAGATGTTAGTCATGGGGTGGAAAGTATAATTTTAATTGGTGGTCAATTAGCAATTCTTTGGAAATATATACAGAGCAGAAAAGAAATAAAAAAAACTTGGTGGGATACAGCAAATCCAGAAGAAAGAAAGATGGCAAATAAAACCAATGACAGGAGAACTAACAATGGAAACAATCAAAGAAGCAATAAAACCAGAAGTAGAAAAACTAATAAGTCAAGCAAAAATATCGCTAAATGAAATTAAAGTTGTAGCTTTAGCCCAAGCATGGAAAATTTTACAGCTTGCTGTAGCTAGTGTTATTCAAATTATAGAAAATACAGCATCAGATTTAGCTGGAAAAAATAAAAAAGCTATTGCTATGGAGCTATTAAGCAAATTCTATGATAGTGTTTTTGTAGTTGTTGATGTTCCCTTTGTTCCAAATCTACTAGAGCCTATTATACATAAGTATGTAAAAACACTTTTGATGATTTTAGTCAGTTCAACAATTGACGCCATGGTAACTACCTTTAGAAATACCGGCGTTTTTGTGGACCCTGCCGCTAAAGTTAATGTTTTTATAGATGTTAAGCCACGAATTTCTGATAAATAAGAGGATATACAAATGAATTTTACTGAAAGTTTTCAAGAGTTTAGTAGTAAATTAAGCACAATGGATCTTGCTCTTTATGCTGGTATTGGTTTGGTACTATGGGTTATGTTTAAAGATAAACTAAGCCCAGTTCAGGCATTAATTGCGGGATTAATTGACAAGGTTAGTAATAAATCAGCTTCGGGAGCAGTACCAACACCAGTTGTAACATTACCTTCTGTTGGTCCTTCTAAGAAAGTTGCCGATACGCCAGAGGACGTATTCTTCAAATTGGTTGTATCTTGGAAACAAACCAGAGACTTAGCGGTACAAAGTGGTTGTGTTGAAGCTGTTAAGGTAGCAGATCAAATGTTTCCTTTTCTCAGCCCCAATGTATGCAATGATCAGAAAAAGGATGTAGTATGAACAAAAATTTAATACTAAATATAGCAATAGTGTTGATTGGTATTGGTTTATTAAAACCAAGTATACCGGGTTTTATAAACAACAAACCAATAGCCATAGATGTCTTAGAGCTAGCCGAACCATCTGATGATAAGCTGAAAGCAGAAGCAAATGATGTGGTGGCCATATTTAAACATGCAGGATCAGATGCTAAGTCTGATGCTAGAAGATTAAGAGACTTATATATGGACTTGGCTAAGTTAGTCTCTTTGGATGGTGAAGATGAGGTTATTAAAAACACAGAAGAAATTCGTCAAGCCAATAGTCTCACTGGAGTTATGTTAAGACTGGATATAAAAGATAAATATCCTAATCTTGCCAAAGAAGCCAAAGAGGTTATAGTTGCTGCAATTGGGGACGATAATATTGTACTATCTAAAGAATTAAGGGTAAAAACAGCCGATGCACTTAATGCACTAGCTTGGGCTTGTAATGAGGGTAGTAAATAATGCCAAGATATACTCCGAAAGAATTATACGATAATTATCGTCAAGGATTTAGTGGATGCATTTGGGAAGAGCATGTATTCAATAACCTAATGGAGAAGTCCAAGTATCCATTATTTGGAGCAGCAAGTGGGAAGATACGCGGCACTGGTAAGGGAAAATTATCAACACCATACAAAAGTGTTCTTAAATTTGATAAAAATCCTTATAATGAACGACAAACTACAGGAGATTGTGTATCTCATGGAACACGGAACGCTTGTGATGTTTCCAGAGCAGTAGAAATAGATGTTCATAATGAAAGAGAGGATTGGATAGCTAGAGGTGCTACAGAAGCTATATATGGATATAGAGGCTTTTCTGGTCAGGGTATGAGTTGTGCTAGAGCGGCTGAGTTTGTTAGTAAAGTTGGTGGAGTAGTAGTAAGAAAAAATTATGCCGGTATTGTAGACTTTAGTAAATACAACGGTAATTTAGGAGCCGGTTGGGGCGGCAGAGGTCTACCAGATAAAGTATTAGATTTAGCAAATGATCATCAAATTAAAACAGCATCATTAATTAGAACAGTAGAAGAAGCGCGAGACGCTCTTCATAATGGCTATGGTTTAGCAGTATGCTCTAATTATGGATTTAGTAGTACAAGAGACAAGAAGGGGTTTGCTAGAGCATCTGGTAATTGGGCTCATTGTATGGCCTGGATAGCCTGCGATGATACTAATGGAGAACCAGCATTTTTAGTGCAAAATAGTTGGGGTAAATGGAATGATGGTGGACATCCAGAATGGGGTCCGATACCCGACGGGTCATTTTTAATACACACCGATGTGGCGGCAGGGATGCTTGCTCAAAACGGGTCTTATGCTTTTAGTGGATTTGATGGATTTCCATTACAAAAGCTTCCTTCTTACGGTTTTGAGGATTATCTATGAATCTAAGAGAAAGATTACAACTCAGGGCTTTGATCAATTTAATAATTACTATTATAGAAAAATTAGCTAATATTTTAGTAAAACTTGCTCCCAAAACCAAACCAGATATTCCTCCTCCTGACGATGTTCCATCTCCACGCAGACCAAGACCACTTAAAAAGGTGATAGATACAATAGATAATGTTATACCATTACCGTGGAGAAAAAAATGAATAAAGTTTCTATCGGATTATTGTGTGTTGGTTTTTTGTTTTTTCAACAAAATTATTATGGATCAACGCTTGCTCCAGTGGTCATAGCTGGGGGCATTATTAAAGCCAAGCATGTACAGGCCGAAACAATAAAACACAAAAGAAAAGATTGTCCTGTGTGTAAAGGCAAGGGTTGGTATATGAGCGGCGATGGTATCAAAAAAATAGATTGCAATTATTGCGAACCCTAACATTAAAGAGTTTATAATTTATGAATAATCATCAAAGCGAAAAACTTAAAGACATAGCTGTTAAAATATTAAATAAATCCCAAGTGCCAACTGATGGTAATCATGGTTTTGCTATTATTACCATTTTAATGATTATAAGCGTCATATTAACTTGTATTAGAATTTTACAAGAATGCAATAAGAGTAAACTGGTGGGGATGTCAACACAACAAGATAAATATAATCTATATGGTGAACAAATCAAGTATTTTAGTTCTAATAGGGGCTGGTTTACTAAAATGCGTATCAAAAAAATTCTAAGGCAAGAAATGAGTAGGGAAGACTATGCCAAATATGGTCTATCTATATTGACTGCTTTGTTAGACACAGGAGAGGTTCTTACGGAGGAGGAGATTATTACACTAGCGGAGGCTGCAAATGTTTAGCATATTAATATGGGCTGTTTATGGAATTTTCGTTGGCAGTATTGCAAAAAGCATAGTTCCGGGAGAAGAGAGATTTGGATTTTTACAAACTGTTGCTTTGGGCATAGCAGGGTCGTATGTTGGCGGAGCCCTATTATATCTGCTTGGTAAGTATGAAGCTGTGAGTCCAGCAGGATTATTTATGGGCGTAGTGGGTTCAGTAATCGCTTTAGTGGTATACAATAAGCTAACATCACCTACTCCTAAATAGTTTATGGTTGATGTCTATTTATGGCTATATCATATTGATTTGTGGCCCGAGTTTTATGACTTACTGTCTCCTATTAAAAACAGGATAGTTTTACATCTTGGATTATGTGAAGAAACGTCTCTAGCTTCTAATATAGAGACAGATGTAAAAAATAACTTTCCTAGCTTTCAAATTAATTATCATAAAAATGTTGGTGGAGATATATTACCTTTTCTTTCTGATTTTGCTAATAATATGAACAAGCAATCTTTTTTTATAAAAATACATAGTAAAAAAAGTAAATTAATGTCTAAAATAGAATGGAGACACGTTTTATTACATTCCTTGCTAGGAAACGGTGGTAAAAATTTTGATTATAACTATACATACATGACTAAATATAACAAAATAGGCTTAATAAGTCATGCTAATTTACTATTAAATAATAAAGAGTTTTTAAATTTCTCCAAAATTAACGAAATATTACAATACTATGAATGGCCCAAACCCCCGATTAACAAACGAAAGTTCGCTGCTGGCACAATGTTTATGGCCAGAAGTGACTTATATCATAAGTTTATTAATACTCAGTCTTTATCTTATCTAAAGCCTAGACTAGAGACAGAAAAAGGATACGTGATCGATTATAAAGAAGGAAAATATTGCCATAGTATAGAAAGAATATTTGGATATATTTCTCAATATAATGGATATAAAATTGCGTCTACCAAATACCCAAATATCAGAATCATAAATACTAAATCTACTACTAAAAAATTACATTTATCTATGGCATACGATAACTTTGTTTTTTTGGAAGAAGATCTTTCTGTACACGGTCGGCTATTGCAGCGAGACGCCAACTCATTTACTATAGAGTGGCATCATCTATCTGAGTCTACCATTAGAAATTATAAAAAATTAAATAATAGAAGCTATATAGGGCATTAATACCCAATGTCAAAATTTTCTAAACCAACAATTCTTATTACTGGTGCTGCTGGATTTTTGGGTTCTCATTTGGTAGAAGAAATTTTGGTCAATACTAATTGGAATATTATAGGTTTATGTCGCATGACCTATGTAGGGGATCTAAGAAGACTAATGGATAGTCTACATGTTCAGAAGCATGCTAATAGAATTAAATTAGTTTATCATGATTTAAAATTTGCATTACCTCCACACTTAATAGAAGAAATAGGACAAGTAAACTATATAGCACATATAGCGGCTAATAGTCATGTGGACAGAAGCATTATGTATCCTAAGCAATTCTTTGAAGACAATGTAATGGGAACAGTCAATCTCTTAGAGTGGTATCGACAATATTCTCCAGAAGCTATTTTTATCAATTATTTAACTGATGAAGTATTTGGTCCAGCCCCACCGGATTATGACTTTGTAGAAACAGACAGATGGAGACCGTCTAATCCATATAGCGCTAGTAAGGCTGGTCAAGGAGCTGTTGGAATCAGTTATCATATTACATATAAATTGCCTATTATTACCACCTATACTATGAACTTATTCGGAGAAAGACAGCATAAAGAAAAACTTGTATCTAAAAGCATAGATTATATTTTACAAGATAAAACCATTCCGATACATGCTAAATTAGATGATTTTGGTAAAGTTGAATATGTTGGAGAAAGACATTGGTTACATGCTAGAAATGCAGCTAACGCTACTGTTTTTTTATTCACACATGGTATTGCTGGTGAGCATTATAATATAGTTGGAGATACAAAACTAAAAAACGATGAAATGGTAGAAGCTATAGCATCTATTCTAAATAAACCATATAAGATAGAATATATAGATTTTCATAAAACTAGACCAGGGCATGATAGAAGATACGCACTAAACGGTAAAAAACTTAAAGAAATGGGCTGGGAACCTCCACTCTGTTTTGATATGTCTCTTAAAAAAACTATTGATTGGACACTTAGTCATGGCTAATCGATACGATAATAAAAATATCCCAAACGATTTTGATTGGGAATACTACTTAAAAAATCATCCTGATCTACAGAAAGCCGGATTAAAAACTGAAGCACACTGTAGGACACATTATTTACATTATGGTCAATATGAAAATAGAGTATATAAGCAGAGCAATGCTTTTTTTATTCCCTCAAAAATAGTGGCCCAACAACAAAAATATCAGAACACCAATGATAATTTTAAGATATTGTTTGTTCAATGGTATTGCGATGATAATACTAAAGAAAATAGACTTGTATGTTTAAAAAAAAATATTAATAATTCTTATATTGATCATATTCATATATTCTCAGACACTAAAAATATCGGCCCCATCTCAGATTTGCAACAAGAACTTAATTCTACAAAAATTTCTATTTCTTTTATAAAAGATCGATTATCTTATTATGATTGGATAAAATATGCAAATGAACATTACGCTAATGCTATCAAAATACTAATCAATTCTGATATTTATTTAGATGAGACAATAGATAAATTAAATAATCAAACATTTGATCAGCACACTTTCTATATGGTAACCCGCAAAGATTTGCACCATGAAACTAAAAAAATCATACCAAGCAAAGATTACTATGACGAAAGTGCTCCACCAACAAATCCACTCTATTCTCACGATTGCTGGATTTATAGACATTCGCCCAGACTATCTGATATTTCAATTTTAAATTTTAAACTAGGTTATGGTAACTGTGACCGACTACTTAAACAAGCGTTAATAGAGCAAAAAATTAATTGCGTAAATTTATATCCAGAAATTAATGCTATTCATATAGATTATAGAGCAAACAAACAACGCACCAGCTATTCGTTGAACGACAAACCTAGTCACAATCCTATTTTCAGTATTGATCCATATATAAATAATAATTTTTTATCAGCTTATGATAATAAACTAGAATGCGTAGCATTACTTATAACCGGGTCTGAATTACAAGACAATCAATACTCTTATTTTTTAAAGAATATTCAAAAATCAATAGCTCAAAACCCCATCAACGCCCACTTCGCAAAACTATTGGATTTTAAGATTTTTTGTACAACAGACAACTATAGTTTAATTGATATAAATTTATTATCTAGTTTATTTAAAAAAGTAGAAATCATAGATATTAATATTCCAGATAAATATAATTTTTATAATACAACAAAGACGAATAGCGACCTAACCTATGGATATAAATCTGGACCCAATTATAGTTTTTTTCAAACATTTAAATTTTTAACAGTATATAATACTACTTTATTTTTAGAGTGTGATTGCTATTTAACAGATGAATGGTTGGAAAGAATATATAATTATACTAGATTCTCTGGGTCTTTTTGGATATCTGGTTCAATATATGACGGATATAATGAAGCCACATACAGCAATATTGTAAATCAGCATCTTAATGGCGGGATTTGTTTATATGCCACCGGCTGTTCTACATTTATACGGTTCATGGATTTTTGTTTTAATCTTCTACCAAGCTATATTCTAAATGTCATGGATCATATGCCTTATGATTATGTTATTTATCAAATTATTGAAGATTATTTTAATTTTGACGATTCTCATAGGCTGTTATGGCAATTTATTAAACGAAATTATAGCATTAATAATTTAATTTATAATTATAGCACTAAAGATTCACATGACACCAATGTAAAAGTATCTGATATTATAAAAAAATATAACCCGGCAATTATTCATAAAAAAATAACAGAATTATCTATTATTAAGATAGAAAACTGTTTAAATCCCCCAGAAGATTTCGATAGCTACTTTTATTTATCAGAATACCCAATAGTTCAAAATTACTATATGTCTCCAGAAGGATATAGCGAATATAGTCCAGCACAAAGAGCGTATCATCACTATCTACTATATGGTCAGACTATGGGATTTTATCAAAATAGTATACAAAAAAATAATATAACAAAAACTAGCAAACAATTCAATAGTTATAATAATGAGGTTTTAAGAGGACATTAATGGATGGTTATATCAATGATTATAATCGAAACTATATGATAGATATATTTACAGAATTATAGATAGAATGTCAGATCAAGATAAATAAAGCATATTTATATTCCGACCTCAGCAATAAAAATAACTTAGAATTAACAAATATTATTTCTATGCATGATATAGATATTATCTTAGGCGAAATTATATGATACCAAAAAATATAGACGAATACTCTTACCGACTCTAAAAAAATATTAACTTTTTTATACTAAAAATTTAAATATTATTAATTATGAATAAAACAATTTTAATTAAATGTCCTGATGGTTTTATTAACCAACTAAGACTATCTCTAGCGGCTAATTTTTTAGTTAGTATTGGAGAAGCACAAGCAGCACAGCAAGAATGGATTATAAATAATCATAATAATGTACGATTTGATAAATTTTTCTTTCCTTTTAGATATTTATATCATTTACAGCCTACTGATAAGCCAATTAATAATGATCCAATTATTACACAATCTTTTTCTAATATGGTGAAAGAATTTAATGCTAAAGATATTATTAGATTGGCATATAAAAAATTAAAATACAAACCTATGCCAGTACAATTATTTGAGTCATATATTAAAGAAAATAATATTAATCAGTGTATCGGAGTACATTTAAGAACAGGATGCAAAACAGCTCTACTGGAACAAGATAAAAATAGACATCCGCCCATAGATGAAAAAAGTATTATTGATACATTATTATCAAAAACAGAATCTATTTTTTTAGCTACAGATAATGCAGAAACTCAAAACAAATGGTTCAAAATTTTTCAAGACAGACTACATGTGTATCAGACAATACACAATGGCAAATCCAAATTTCATGGTCCTTATAACAGATCGAATGTTACGAGATACACAACAGATCTACACACAGTAGCAGACTTTTACATCTTGCAAAAGTGCAAAGTCTTTATTGGTTCTAATGAAAGTTCTTTTTCTATAATGATAAATTGGCTGCGAAACAATCCGACGGATTCAGAAATTAAAGGCATCTTATAAATGAAAAATTTATATTTTATAATTACAAACTATGGGTATCTAGATATTGTAAAAAATTTTTTACAGAGGTGCATAGAATTAGACAGTATATTGCTTAATTCTTTAGTTATAGTGTGCTTAGACAAAACTAGCTATAATGCTTTAGGTAAATATACTAAATATGGCTGTATTTTGCTGGTAGACGAGTGTGACGATTCGATTACCGATAAATTTTTAGAGTGGCAAAGCACAGACTACAAAACATTAGTATTTTATAAGCTTAATATTAAAACCAAAATCTTAAAAATGTTTCATAACATATATGACAACATTATTTATATAGATACAGATATATGGATCAATAATAATTTTATAACATTATTAAATACGTATTTAGCTAATAGCGATTATGATGTTATTTTTCAAGATGGCGAGGACTACTTATTAAATCACGACGAGTGTACAGAAATTATAGACTCTAAATTAGTGTATAAACATTATTGTTACAGTTATTGCACCGGTTTCATGATCATGAATACTAAAAATTATCAAAAAATTATTGATGATTTATTTACCTATAATCACAAAGATATGTCGGAAAATAGCGGTAATCAATCGTTCATTAACAAACAATTACTTTCCAGCGATTTGAAAATATTGACTTTGCCCAAATCTGTATTTCCAAATTTATCTGTAGATTATTTATACAAACAAAATAAAAATTATTGGATGCTACATTATACTTACGTTACTGGTAAAAATAAAATATCTAATATGAAAATTAACAATCATTGGCTACTATCGTGAATAAAAAATGCCATACATATTATGAGTTAATTAGTGATATAAATAATAATAGAAACTATGATCAAGAACAACTCATAGGATTGTGTCAAAGGTCTTGGAATAGGCACGGTTGGGATTTTAAAGTCTTATCAGAAGATATGGCTAGACAACATTCTAAATATGATTTTTATAAATCTATATTTGCGAGTATACCGAGTGCCAATCCTATTCCGTATGATTATCATTGTTTTATGAGGTGGGTGGCTATGGTTGTTGTCGGTGGTGGAATAATGATTGACTACGATGTATTAAACCTAGGTATGACAGATCTGGATATGTTTAACAGAGACGGCCTCACGATATACCAAAACCATGTGCCTTGTGTTGTGTCCGGTACAGATGTAGATTTTCAAAAGGCAATAGATCACTTTGTTTACATGGCGCACCAAAAAGAATTTTATATCAAAATTGATGATAAAGCACATTCTTCTGATATGGTCATGCTATCTTATCATAAACTGATATATAGATCAATAATGGCTGTGGTTGATTATCCATTAATTGGGTCGTTAGTTCATATACCTCAAGTGTCATGCGTATCTACTAATCAAAGTAAATTTGAAATTATGGAAAAATTATTGCAATCTATAGTTTATTAAGTGTAATAATGTTTATTTGTGCAAGACGCCGGTCGATTATTTGAATTGGACGATTCTATGAAATGGTGGTTGACTTTGGGTTCTGTAGTGATATAATAACCTCATCGTCGATACACGGCTTTTGAGACAACTATACTATGAGACCACAATGGACTGATTATTTTCTTGGGTTGGCTCGTGTGATTTCTCAACGCAGTCACGACATTCACACGCAGCACGGCTGCGTAATCACAGATACAAATAATAGAATATTGGGTGTAGGATACAATGGTTTTCCTAGAGGCTTATCCGATACAAAACTGCCTACTACTAGGCCAGAAAAATATCCTTGGATGATTCATGCCGAACGTAATGCTCTAAGCAATTGTGTTGTTAGGCCGGATAACGGAATAGCTTATGTTACAGGTCAAAGTTGCAATGATTGTATTATGGCCTTGTGGCAAGAGGGTGTGACTACTGTTGTTATGTCGGACGATCACGGTACACATTTATTTGACGAAAATGCTAAAGCAAGATTTGATTTATTTGTTAAGATGAGTGGCATAAAAATCGTTCGAGTCAAACCAGATTTATCATGGCTCAAAAACATTCCTGGTGTATAATCATGTCTATAGCATTTTACATATCCACAATAGTATATATGTATCAACGTTTTTTTAGTGATAATATTGACACTATAAATTATTCTTTTCACGCCGTTGTTATAATCGGATTAGCGGCTATTCTAAACTCTAGGAGATCATAATGTCAGCTCTGCAAGAATTACAAAATTACACGTTTGTTAGTAAGTATGCAAGATGGATCGAAGATAAGAACCGCAGAGAGACATGGAAAGAAGCTGTAGATCGTGTTAAAAACATGATGCATAGTTTCTATGCCGATAAGAATATCTCCGAAGATATTAACTGGGCATATGAGCTAATGTTTAAAAAGAAAGTATTAGGCTCACAAAGAGCTTTACAATTTGGCGGCGAGCCAATCCTAAAAAGACATGCCAAAATTTATAATTGCACAAGCTCTTATTGCGACAGATTAAGATTTTTTCAAGAATGTTTTTGGTTATTATTGTGCGGTAGTGGTACGGGCTTTAGTGTGCAAAAGCACCATGTATCTAAGTTACCGACACTATCACAAAATCCTAAAACTCCAGAGGTTGGTGTTAAATATATCATTGAAGATAGCATAGAAGGCTGGGCTGATGCTCTAGGAGTATTACTCAGTTCATACTTTACTAAACCTAGTGAAGAAGCATTTAAAAAATATAAAGACCAATATGTAGTGTTTGATTATTCTAATATTAGAACTAAGGGATCTAAATTATCTTCCGGTGTTGGCAAGGCACCCGGTTTCGAACCACTTCAAAATGGTCTAGAAAAAATTAGAACTCTATTAGATAGATGTATCGCCAATGGACAAAAGAAACTTCGCCCTATTGACGCATATGATATTATTATGCATAGCAGTGATGCTGTTCTGTCTGGTGGTGTTAGACGCAGTGCTTCTTTAGCTCTGTTTAGTGCGGATGATGAAGAGATGGCTAAGGCTAAAACGGGCAATTGGTATATTGATAACCCTCAAAGAGCAAGAAGCAATAACTCAGCCCTATTACTTAAAGACTCGACTACTTTCGAAGAATTCAACGCTTTGATGGAATCTGTCAAAGAATTTGGCGAGCCAGGATTTATCTGGAGCGATTCAACAGAAATGACTTTTAATCCATGTGTAGAAGTAGGTATGTGGCCAGTTGATGAAACCACAGGAGAAAGCGGATGGCAAGGGTGCAATCTTTCAACCATTAACTGTTCGTCAGTTACTGATGAAGAAGATTTTTATGAGAGATGCAGAGCCGCTGCCATCATCGGAACACTACAAGCTGGATTTACTAATTTAGATTATCTAGGCGCAACTAGTAAGAGAATTTTCGACAGAGAAGCCTTACTTGGCGTATCCTTAACTGGTATTATGGAAAAGCATGATATTATTCTTACAGAGAAAATATTAAAGAATGGGGCAAAGATCGCTGTAGATACCAATAAGAGTATATCTGAAAAAATTGGCATAAATCAAGCGGCCAGAGTAACTTGCTTAAAACCAGAAGGCACTTCTAGCTCAATGTTGGGAACAAGCTCAGGTATCCACCCACATCACGCTAAAAGATACATTAGGCATGTTCAGGCTAATATTTTAGAAGCACCATATCAACACTTCAAGAAACACAACCCTCAAGCTTGTGAGAAGTCTTCATGGTCTGCTAATAATACAGACGAGGTTATTAAGTTCCCTATCGAGGTGCCGGATGGTGCCAAGTTAAAGAATCAATTACCTGCTACTGAGATGTTAGCTGTCGTCAAAGAAACTCAGAAAAATTGGGTTTATTCTGGCAAAAATAGATCACTATGTACACAGGACTACCTTAGTCATAATGTGAGTAATACTGTAACAGTAAAACCGGACGAGTGGGAAGAGGTAACTAAATATATTTATAATAATCGCAAATACTTTGCTGGAATTAGTTTAATTCCTCAAAGTGGAGATAAAGATTATCCACAAGCTCCATTTACTACAGTCTATACTAGTAGAGAAATTGTTAAAGAATACGGAGATGCTGCATTGTGGTGCTCTGGCTTAATAGAGCTTGGATTAAATGCATTTAATAATAATTTATGGGCAGCATGTGATTATGTTAGCATGAACCAAGTCAAAGAAACAGATGATGCTAGTAAACTAAAGTTTATGACAAAAATGAAGAATTTTGCCGGTAAATATTTTGATTCTGATTTGCGTCGTTTAACATATTGTATGAAAGATGTTTATAATTGGAAAATTTATTGTGACCTATACAATAGTTATAATAAAGTTGACTATACACAGTTATCAGAGTCAGAAGATAATACTGTAGGTATAGAAGAAATTAGCTGTGCTGGCGGAGCATGTTTATTATAAATGAATACCAATCTAAGTGTCAAATTTATTAAGCTTGACCCTTCGGCTCGGACTCCAATCAGAGCCAATAATAATGACGCAGGAGCGGATTTTATACTCAATAGAAAATACTGAGATTCTTCCGCTCTCTCGTAAACTGGTGCGAACCGGGTTGTCTCTTGCTATACCAGATGGAATTTATGGCCGCATAGCACCACGTTCTGGACTAGCATTTAAAAACGGAATCGACGTTCTAGCAGGAGTTATAGATCCGGGCTATAGAGGAGAAATAGGGGTAGTGCTATATAATACTGATCAAAATAGCACATTTACTATTACATGTGGTGATAGAATAGCACAAATTATTTTTGAAACTTTTCATTGCCTAAATTTTCAAAAAGTTGATTCTTTAGAAGATACTTTAAGATCAGAGGGTGGATTTGGTTCCAGCGGTAGATAATATTATACCCATAATGGTGTATTATTAATGCATAATTGGTAATTATAAGTCCCCCACATTATAAAGGAATACTCTTGAGAAAAAACAATAAAGCTTCCAAGAAGAAGTCCAAAGTAGTCGATTTAACCAATTCTCTAGAACCCAATAATTCGTTTTCAACTTATCGCAACAGATTAAAACCTCGCAGTGAAAATCAAAAAGAGTATATTAGAACGATAGCAGAAAATACCATAACCTTCTGTCAAGGATTAGCGGGTAGTGGAAAGACCCATATTGCAATTGGTATGGCTATAGAGCATCTGCTTGACGAGAAGGTAAAGAAAATTATCATAACTCGACCCATATTGGAAGCAGGAGAAAAGATGGGTTATTTACCAGGATCAGCAGAAGAGAAATTACATCCGTATCTTTTACCTGTTCTTGATGAAATAAATTACTTCATATCAACAGCCCAATATACAACACTTAAACTAAATAATAGAATAGAGGTTGTTCCACTGGGGTTGATGAGAGGCAGAAACTTTCATAACGCATTTATTGTCGCAGATGAGTGTCAGAACGCTTCATACGAGCAGCTTAAAATGTTATTAACTCGTACCGGCACTGATAGTAAAATGGTATTAACAGGAGATACTGGACAATCAGATTTAAATAGACATTTGCAAGGTGGATTTGCTGGTATGATTAATGCATTGCAGGGCTTGGAAGGCATAGGCTGTGCTAAACTGGAGTCTTGTGATATAGTACGCAATCCTATAATTGCTAAGATTTTATCCAGATTAGATGGTTATGAGCAACAAAGCTGAACACAGTAAATGCTTATTATTAAATGCAGATATGACGCCATTGAGGATAATCTCGTGGCAACGTGCTATAGTTTGGTCTATGAAGTATGAAAATGATAGCAGTTATGGTATAGAAATAATATCTTATTATAAAGATAAATTTATTCATGGACCTAATGACAAAAGATTTCCCGTACCTTCTGTAGCAAAAACAATCAGATATTTTAATCTCTACAATAGAAAGATTAATTTTTCTAGACACAATCTTTTTATTCGTGATAATTTTACATGTCAATATTGTGGACAAAAATGTTCTAATTCACAATTAACATATGATCATATCATACCTAAAAGCAGATACTCGCCCAATCGTAAAGCATCAACCAACTGGTATAATATAGTCACTGCCTGTAGACAATGTAATCATAAAAAGGGCAATAAAACTCCTAACGAAGCTGGTATGACTTTGTTGCAGTCTCCAGTCGAGCCTAGATATTCTGTGGAGTACTTGCCTTGGTACAAGGAACTAACTACTATATGTGGTACGCCCATATTGTCTGATTGGGAGCCATTTATTCAATACCGGAAAGACTAATGGAACATATTTTTAGGACTAAGCCAGATATTACTACTGAAATGTTTTTTTGTTTAAAGGGTAGTGAGGATTTTCTAGACGAGAATAACAAAGCTAGAGTTTCTGACCCAAACTCTAAACACATAGCAGCTAAATGCATCCAAAATAAAAAACCCAAACATTTTGATAGTGTGGGTCAGCATTATAGGTATTTTATTAAAATTTCTCCAACAGGAGAAGCATATAATCCTATCCCATATCTCAGTGCATTTAAAGACAAAAAACATAACATAATTCATCAGGTTTGTAAAACAGAGTGGGCATTTAAAGAAGTCAATAAAATTTTATTCGATAAATATGTTGAGTTTTTAAATACACAAAATATTTCTTGGTTAAGAGAAGTTGAGAGAGATACGAAATAAGTCATGCCAATATATACTTATAAATGTAATAAGTGCAACAGTAAGTTTGAATTGTTTGCTCATTTTTCGGATTATACCGAGAGTCCACGATGCGTACACTGCTCTAATAAACAGACAGAGCGATCTTATGAGGACGACGTAACAAGTGTTGCTTGTGCTATTAAAAAACACTCTAGTGAATTAAAAACTATAGGAGATTTGGCAAATAGAAATAGGGACATGTTAAGTGATGATCAAAAAATGGCCCTACATGCAAAGCACAACGACTACAAAGATAAAGACGAACCCCTTAATCTGCCAAAGGGTATGTCCAAAATGAAGAAACCTAAAACGAAAATCAAATGGACTGAATAATGAGTGATAGTGCAAATATTAGTGATGAAGAAAAGAAGAGTATACACGACGCATTAGATAGTGTTTTAAAACAATATTCACTAGCTAATGAAATTAGTCAAGAATATGAAAAGCTTTTAGAGTGTAGGCATGAAATTGTTATTACTGTCACTGCCAAGGTTCTGGAACAAGACGATACTGGTAACACAACAGGCGTTAATGAAATTTGTAAACAAAACTACCACGTTCCAGTTCCTCAAAACAAACACTACCATGAGTATATGGCGGGGTTCTTTGACCGTTTACAGAAATGTATTATGATGTCAGATAAAGAAGCCACAGATTCGGCATCGGAGATTAATAATGGATAATTTTATATTTACAATCGATAAAAACAAAAATGACACCCCAGAATATAAATTCTATTGCTTAATAGGGGATGAAGAATATTTAGATGCAGAAGGCAACCCTATGACAAGGACCGACAATAATAAGGTTTTGGCAAAAGTTATTACCAAGTTTAGCGCTCCTCCTCAATATTTGATTCGTCTAGCAACAAATAATAAGTTATATAATCCTGTATCTCAAGTGGGAGAAGATAAGTCTACTAGCATTATAGACAATACATGTCGCCCAACTAATCGCTTTACTGCTGTAAATCAAACTGTATTTAATTATTATTTACAATTTCTTAGTTCAAAAAATTTATTATGGCTTAATAAAGCAGAAAGAGAGAAGATCTGATGGCTAAACTTACTAAAGTCAACACATACGCAATACTTTGGCTACATCAATCTGGCCATACTACAGATCAGATAGTTGAAGAACTAGACGTTACAGAAAAACAGGTTAGTTCTGTATTAGCTGATCATGCTAAGGTTGCAGCAACAACTTCTAAAACAAATCCTAAAAATTTAATGATAACGCATACGTCTGGTAAAAAACTAAATAATGTAGCTATCATGACAAAGGATGCTTCATCGATTGGCGATGAAACCAGAAAACAAGCATCTGTTAGTCAGGGTCGTAACCAAGAAAAGAATATCTTTCGACCAAATAATAAGTAATGCATAAAGCTAAATACCCGTCACGGTATTCTAACGGCAAAGACGTTTCTGCTGCTCAGTATATTACCGAGTTGATTTGTGAACACAAAGCACAATTAAACTCGGTTGATTTACATTATAGGTTTTGGGTCACTAAAGAATGGGCCGCCTATTATAGAAATCAAATTAGTTCAGCAAATAAACTATTGCAAAAATACCATCCTAGAGCCATTATCAAGGCACTAAACGATAACAAAGCAGCGAAAATTTATTCTTTGCGTGCTCCTCATCTGATAGTTATTATAGAACAATATCAGAAGTCTGTGGAGCAGGAGAATACGGAGTTGACTACAGATTATGATCGTAAAGAAAATGTAGTTCACAGAAAAACTACAAATAAACCTAATATCATTTCCAAACTACGGGACTTAGAATAATGGCTACTACACTTAAAGAAGATGTGATTAAAAATTTTGGTGATGAAATCATTTTATCGGGCAATGCTCTTGTAGATAAAAAGGTTTTGACCATACCAGTTAGTCCAGCATTGGATATAGCTCTGAACGGAGGAATACCTGAGGGTAGTTTTGTTGTATTAACGGGGCAGCCTAAGTGTGGTAAAACAACATCCTCGTTGGACTTTGCCGCTACAGCACAAAAAAAAGAATACGCTCACGGATCTTTTAAAGATGGTCGGCAAGTGTACTACCTTAACATCGAAGGTAGATTGAAAAAGAGAGATTTGGAAGGTATACCAAATTTGGACTTAACTCGATTTCATGTGATTGGATCTCAACAAGGAAAGATTCTACATGGAGAAGAGTACTTACAGATAGCTGAAAGAATTATTAATGAAGTTCCTGGTTGTATTCTAATTATAGACTCATATTCTGCATTGTGTACAGAGGCTGAAATTACTTCCGATATGGATAAAATGCAGAGAGCAGACGGTGCCAAGTTATTAGCTAAATTTTGCCGCAAGGTGGCTAATGTTATTCCAGTAAATAAAAATATAGTTATTGGCATTACTCATTTAATGGGTAATCCTACAGGCTATGGTGCTGAATTTAAAGAAAAGTCTGGACAGGCTATTGCTTATCAAACAGACATTAAGCTTAGAGCTAAGACCTTTAAGCCTTGGCTACTAGGTTCTGATAATACACAAATCGGACAAGAAATAGAATGGCAAGTAATATGCTCTGCTCTTGGTCCGCCCGGAGCTACAACTACCAGTTTTATTCGATATGGACAAGGTATTGATAAATATACAGAAATTATTAATTTAGCCTCTGATGTTGGTATAATTCACAAGGGTGGTGCTTGGTACACAATTACAGTTCTTGAAGATAAGCCAAAATTCCAAGGGGCTGAAAAGGTTAGAAATTATCTATTAGAAAATCCCGAGTCCTATACTATTGTAGAAAATGCTGTAAAAGAGGTTCTTGGAATCAAGAAATGAATATTATCGATTTGGACAACAATGTGGTTGCTTGGCACTTGACAGGATGCATCTCAAAGGGTAAACTACAGAACAAGTCATCTCTTCATTTGCAGGCCAGGAAAGTTATCGTACAGAACTATCCTACTATGCAGATCTTAGAGGAAGTACCAGTTCCTTTAAGAAGGTCGGAAACTCTGTATCTGGATTTCTACATTCCCTTGTTAAAGATGGCTATAGAAGTGCATGGAGAACAGCATTATAAATTTATACCATTCTATCATAATTCTATAATGTCTTTTCTCAAGGCTCAAAAAAGAGATCATGATAAGCAAGAATGGTGTGAAAAAAATGGTATTAAATATATAGTATTCGGATATATGGAAGAAGCTGACGTATGGGGAAAAAGGATATCTCAGAATGACTAGAACAGCAAAAGAAGATTTACAGCATTGGGACAAAATACTGGATGAGTATGAAAAGAGCATTGCTTTGCCTGAATATACTCAGACATATGGTGTATCCGAACAGGAAATAAATAACTATCTTACTATGTCGAGAGACGAGATAGAAAAGTTATCACCAGAGGACTGTGCCCAAATATCATATAGGCTGGCACAGTTTGCTTTTCATGTTCAAAGAACAATAAACAGAGAAATTGCTAGACAAAACTGGGCCGATGAATCTATTAAAGAAACCATTGCTGATGAAATTAATAATTATAAGGGTTACGGATATATAGAGAAATCCTTGCAGGCGATTAAGCATAATGAAAAAGCCCAATCTCTGAACAATATTAAGAAATTTGCAAAGCAAAGATCTGATAGATTATCTTATATAGCTAATAGTTTAAAGAATTTATCTGATATTATGTTATCTATTCAACGAGCCAAGGTGAACCATGGATCCTAAAGAAGTATTAAACAATCCAGAAAATGTTAAGCTTTTAATTAATTTACTACAGAGTCTTCTGCCAAATGACGATACTGTTACTGCCGCAGAAGCAGATGACGTACCAGAAACTGCTCCTAATACAAGAAAACCAAAAACAGCACCAACAAAGCTGAAAACTAAAAGTCGTCAAAGAAAAAGAAAAGATGATGATGAATTTGAGAACAAGTTTGCTAATATGCCAGAATTTAATATGCATAAAGAGGATGCAGCAGTAGACAAAAAACTTGCTAAGCATCCTCCTGTAGCGAGGATGAGGGAGTTTGAACCAGTAGAAGTAACCTGTAGAGTATGTGGGAGAACCGAAATAGTAAGTCCAGGACTTATTTTTGAAGGCGCATCGAGATATAAGTGTAATAATTGTTCAACTCAAGCGGGGTAAAAGCTATTTATGATTTTATGTGATCCTTCCGCAGAGCGTGCGGTATTGAGCGGCATCTTAAAGTATGGTGAGGATGCCTATTTGGATATTTGTGATATTCTTAAAGAAGATACATTTACTATTGACAGCAATCAAATAATCTATAAATGTATTAAGAATATCTGTGATAAAAATTCACAAACTAAAATCGATCTGGCTTCGATATACTCTTCTGCCCAAGAACTAGATCTTTCTCATATTCTATCAAAGAAAGAAGAAGCGCAGCATCTCAAAGCAATTTTTGACTTCCCAGTTAATTTGGAGAATGTTAGAAAATTTGCTGCAAAGATTAAGAAACTCGAAATAGCGAGATTGCTCCATAAGGAACTTGAAGGTGTGCAAGAACAGCTATTAGATGTTACTGGCTCAGAAAACATATCTTCTATAATAGGCATTGCAGAAGATTCCATCTTTAACTTTGCTTCATCATTATCAAGTGACGGAGAATCTACTCCGTTGGCTATTAGTAAAGATATTGATGATTATATTAAGTCTTTACAAGAGAATAAAGTTGATCAGATTGGTATCTCAACAGGTTTTCCTGTATATGACCAGTCTATTGGTGGAGGATTACGTCGCGGAACTGTTAATGTGATAGCAGCTAGACCCAAAGTAGGTAAAACACTACTATCAGACAATATGGGTTATTATATTGCTAGCAAGTTAAAAATACCGGTATTGAATATGGATACCGAAATGACTAGAGAAGATCATGTGCATCGTATACTTGCTATGTCATCAGAATTAGAAATATCTAAGATAGAAACAGGCAAATTTGGAGATACGCCCGGATCTTTAGCCAAGATGAAAGCGGCTGTTAATGAGCTTAAGGAGAGTAGACTTTACCACCATAGTATTGCAGGAAAATCATTTGAAGAACAACTAGCTCTAATGAGGAGGTGGATAGTTAAAGAAGTGGGGCTCAATGATGACGGCACTGCCAAAGAGTGTGTAATTTTTTATGATTATCTAAAGCTCATGGACTCTGCTGGTATTTCTCAGGATATGAAAGAATACCAAGTCCTTGGGTTTATGATGACATCATTACATAATTTTGCCGTTAAATACAAAGTACCTATTGTAGCCTTTATTCAATTAAATAGAGATGGCATATCTAAAGAAAGTACTGATACTGCCAGCGGTTCCGATAGAATTATATGGTTGTGCAGCAACTTTACTATTTTTAAACGTAAATCAGACGAAGAGATTGCAGAAGATGGCGGAGAACATGGAAACAGAAAACTGGTTCCGTTAATTAGTCGCCATGGTGGAGGATTAGACGATAATGACTACATCAACTGTCATATGAAGGGGTGGTGTGCTAAAATTACAGAGGGCAAGACCAGATTAGAATTAATGAATAATGTTCAAACTAAAAAAGATGGGTTTATAGTTAGCAACAATGAAAACAATGAAGAAACAGAAGAAATACCTTTCGTATGATCAGCATCAGTTAAAGCATTTATCTGATGTTGTTTGTGATGATATTGAAAACCTTTTGAGCCATCTTGGTATAACTTCTTATAGAATGTTAGACAAAATGATCATTATGAGTTGTCCCATTCATGGTGGGGATAATGACTCTGCTTTTAATTTATATCATCAAGGAGATTCTTATAGGGGAAATTGGAAATGTCGTACTCATCAATGTGAGGAAACATTCAAGTCCTCTATCATAGGATTTATTAGAGGATGCTTATCTCATGAAAAGGGATGGGTAAAACCCGGAGACCCAGTAGTGTCTTTTGCAGAGGCTCTTGGGTATGCTATTGATTTTAGCAAAGAGGATCCTGCTAATATAAAGGTGTCTAAAAAGGCTAAAGAAAAGTCCACTTTTATTAATGCTATTAAAAATATTCAGCCTTCTGATAGGTTGGCCAATATCAGCACTGTGCCCCGAGCATCGGTTGTTAAAGCATTGTCGATTCCTTCCACTTACTTTTTAAATAGAGGGTTCAGCGAGGAAGTATTGAGACGGTATGACGTAGGAGACTGCTCTGATCCCAACAAAGAAATGCACTCTAGAGCGGTTGTCCCTGTCTATGATGATAGTGGCCAATATATGATTGGGTGTACGGGTAGAACAATACATGATAAATGCGGCCAATGTTCAGGATATCATATACCAGACAGCGACTGTCCATCAGATAGTGAAATTTGGAAATATTCTAAATGGAGACATAATAAAAACTTTAAAACCCAAGAGTGTCTGTACAACTATTGGTTTGCAAAAGACCATATTTCTACTTCTCATACCGTTATTCTTGTAGAGAGTCCCGGTAACGTATGGAGACTAGAAGAAGCAGGAATACACAATGCTGTTGCCATCTTCGGCGCATCATTAAGCCACAAGCAGAAGATGTTATTGGACATTTCGGGCGCAATGAACATAATTACTATTATGGACAATGACCAAGCTGGTCAGGCAGCTGCTAAAAATATTGAAGAGAAATGTTGTAGAACATATAACATTAAACATATACAATTAACTTCTAATGATATTGCAGATATGACAATAGAACAGATTCATGAAAGCATAGTACCACAACTTAAAGGATATACTATATGATAGTGTTGGGTGTTTCTGGTCGCAAGCAGTCTGGGAAAACAACGGTGGGTAATTTTATTTTATCGTTATATATTGCTAAACTTAATTTGGCTGAAAAAATATTTTTTGATGAAGATGGGCAGGTTCTTATATCGGACCTTGGTGGAAATAAACAATACGAAGGGGTGTTCTCTCCGTTATCTATACCCAAAACAGATACAGAAGCCCAATCTCTATTAGCCAAACTAAATAGTCAAATTAAAATTTATAACTTTGCTGATGTGTTAAAACAAGATATTTGTATGAATATTTTGGGTTTAACATATGATCAGTGTTATGGCTCAGATATGGACAAAAACCAACCAACACACTTGACATGGAATGATCAGCCGCTAACTGCTAGAGACGCTATGCAGATTATCGGGACCGATATTTTTCGCAAGCTAGATTCTGACGTATGGGTTAAAGCTACAGTTACTAAAATTGTGAGAGAACAACCCAAACTAGCCGTTATAACCGATTGCCGTTTTCCAAACGAAGTTGAGGCTATACAAAATATCGGAGGTAAAGTATTAAGACTTACTCGGAATCCGCACAACTCTGATCATTTAAGCGAATGCATCTTAGATAAAGATAGGTATGATTGGTCCAAATTTGATCATGTGATAGACAATGCTGAGTCGTCTATATATGATCAGGTTAGTCAAGTAAAAACATTAATAGAAAAAATCCTAGGATTGACCAGATGATTATAACATATTTTCGTAGTTCCAGTTACAATACACACTCAATGTGTGAACAACAATATTTTGGGGAATATGTTTTAGGGTGGCGTGGTCTATCTGGCCAAAAGGCAGACAAAGGCACTATTACCCATAAGGTTTTAGAAATTTTAGCAGTCATCAAGAAGGCTCAACAAGATAATTTGGAGTCTATTGACGATGATGTAGTTGGTTTAATAAATGTAAATAAATATAACTTAAATAGCATTATTGAACAAGTATATAAGCACTATACTGACCTCACACAACACCACAAATGGTCGGCTAAAGATTATAAGGATTGTCATGCCTGGGTCTATAAGGCTATAAAATTTAATAATGGAATGTTTGATCCAAGAAATAGACAGATACTGTGTCCAGAACAACACTTTGATTTTGAGATTAAAAAACCATGGGCTAAATACTCATATAATGTTGGGTCTCAAACGATAGCAGGTAATTTAGCAATGAAGGGGACTATAGACCTTATTACTTTAGTGAATGAGGATACTATAGAGATCATAGACTGGAAAACAGGCAGAAGGCTTGATTGGGCAACCGGGGAAGAAAAAACACAAGAAAAACTAGAAAAAGATCCTCAATTACGCATTTATCATTATGCTATCAAGCACTTATATCCACATATTAAACATATTATGTTTTCGATATATTTTATTAATGATGGCGGACCATTCACCATTTGTTTTCATGATTCTGATTTAGCAGATACTGAGAATATGCTACGGGCTAAATTTGAAGCTATTAAAAGCACACGGAAGCCAAGACTAAACAAAAGCTGGATGTGTAGCAAGCTATGTCATTTTGGTAAAACCACATTTGAAAACACCAATATCGAACCCATAGTCGAATATAGGGACGGTCAGGTGTGTCAGATTGGACAGAAAATGACTAAGTGCGAGCAGATAAAGCACGACCTTGATCTTTACGGTATCGACACTACAATGGAACTGTACAAACACCCGAATCACTCTTTTGGATCTTATAAGGCACCAGGATCGGTATGACAAAAACATACGCCTCTTTGCATAATCATTCTCACTACAGTTTATTGGATGGAATTAGTAAGCCTCATCAAATAGCACAAAGATGTGCTAGTGTAGGCATAAAGTCTTGTGCCCTTACTGATCATGGCACCATATCTGGTTCCTTACAGTTTTTTCAAGCACTTAGGGCTCAAAACATCAAACCTATTTTGGGGTGTGAACTATATATTTCTCATGATGATTCTACTATCAAGTCTAAAGAAAATAATGGCTTAAGTCATTTTTTAGTATTGGCTAAAAACTTGGCTGGTTGGCGTAGGCTTATTTCTATAGTTTCTGAAACTAATAGAGAAGAAAATTTTTATCATAAGCCTAGAATTAGTATGGATAAATTAGCAAATTTCTTAGATGGAAACATTATAGGATTTTGTGGCCACCTAGGGTCTTTGTTGCCAGATTTGGTTGAAACATCCTCAAACACTGCTGAAAAGACTGGCATAGATTTTGTAGCCAAGATGAAAGAAATTTTTGGTCCAGAAAATTTTTTCCTTGAGGTACAACTAATGGATAGGGTGTTAAACCCTATGCAGCAAGAGGTTACTGATTTTGTTCGTGCTCTTGGACAGAAAACCAATACAAAAGTAATCTGCACTCCAGACGCACACTATTGCAATAAAGAGGATGCTATAGATCAACGTATATTGTTGTGTAATAATCTTAAAACAACACTAGTAGACGTTAACAAAAAACTTTTAGCCAATCAGGAAGTTCCTCTAAGTTGTTTTTTTCAGTCAGATAACTATCATATTCTGTCTCCAGAAGAAATGTTTGCACTACACACAGAAGAAGAAATTGAGAATACTCTCTATGTTGATTCTTTGTGTGAAGAATACAGCATTTTAAGCAAACCGGCTTTGCCTAAATTTGATTGTCCTAATAATTTAGAACCAGACGAATACCTCAGACAACTATGCCGAAATGGTTGGCGAGATAAAATATCTAATAAAATACCCGAAACTGAACACGAAACTTATTTAAACAGAATTAAATTTGAACTCAGTGTTTTACAAAATGCGGGTTTGTCCAGCTACTTTCTAATTGTTCAGGATATTGTGAATCACGTTAAATCCCATGGCTGGCTTCCCGGTCCCGGAAGAGGTAGTGCTGCTGGTTGTCTGGTATCATATCTAATAGGTATAACAGATATTAATCCTATCAAATATGATTTGTTATTCGAAAGATTTTATAATGAGGGGCGAAATACAGTCGATCACATATCCATGCCAGATATAGATGTTGACGTACCTATCACCAAACGAGAATATATTATTGACTATATTAAAAATAAGTATGGTGCAAATAAGGTTTCTCAGATGATTACTTTCAATACTATGAAAGGTAGAGGGGCTCTTAAAGAAGTTTTAAGAGTATATGGCAATATTTCGTTTGATGAAATGAATAGGATTACAAAAAATATTCCAGACGAAGCCAAAATTGCAGACGAGCTTCAAGAAATGAAAGAAGATACCGGTGAAGCTTCTATTATTCAGTGGGCATTAGAAAATAATGTTGACAAGCTCAAGGAATGGTGCTATATATCTAATGACAACGTGCTCGAAGGTCCGTTGGCAAAAAGATTTGAGCAGGCAATACGATTAGAGGGTACTAAATCTAATCAATCAAAACATGCTGCCGGTGTAGTTATTAGTAGTGAAAATCTGAGTTCTGTATGTCCTATGGTATATGACACCAGAAATAAACAAGCCATAGCCGGTATGGAAATGCAGGACTTAGAAGGTCTTGGTTTGATCAAATTTGATATTCTAGGTGTTGCAATGTTGGATAAGATTATGACAATATCAGATATATTACAATATGGAGAGTAATTATGGAAAAGAAATTTGAAGAGGTTGCCGTTGGCACACAGTTTACAGTCAACGGTGTTGAGTACGTTAAAACAGAAGAGGTTAGAGTTAGTTGCTGTAGGTCAATTAATTGTCAGGTAGCATCAGACACTAACCAAAAGGCATTTTTTCCAGGTTCAACAGTAGTAGTGGTGAATGGCTAATCTACAAAAAATTTGTGTATTTGACTTAGAAACGGACGGGGCTAATCCGGATCTTTGTAGCCCCGTTCAGATTGCTGCTCTAATGATTGATCCGTATCGATTAGAGATTATTCCAGACTCTGAATTTAATATAACTGTTAAACCAGAAGCGCTAGAGAATAATATTGAATATGCATATGCAGATTCTGATGTGCTAGATTTTCATGCCAAGGTCAGATCAAAGCCCAAAGAAGAAATTCTTTGTGACTGGAAATCTTATCAAAAACAAGAAAATGGCTGGAAGTTATTCATATCATACCTGAATATGTATCATTCTCGCTCAACCGGCAAAAAATCATGCTTTACGGCACCGATTGCAGCTGGTTATAATATAAACAGATTCGATCTTCGGATTATTGAGAGACTAAGTAAAAAATATGATAATCTTAACAAAGAGGGTAGGTCGGATATATTTTATCCAAGAGATGTTATAGATTTAATGAATTTGGTATTTTACTGGTTTGAAGGAAATAATGAACTCAAAAATTATACACTCGATAACCTGAGAGACTATTTAGGCATAGATAAAGAAGGCGCTCATGATGCTCTAAAAGATGTTAGAGATACGGCGGATATTCTTATTAGATTTTTAAGATTACATAGAAATATAGCGACAAAGGTAAAGTTTAAATCAGCTTTTAGTATTAGATAATATGTCAGACTTTTTTGTATTTGATTGCGGTTGTAAGTTTGAAGTGTTGGACAAAAGTGGAGAATTTCCTAAAATTAAATTTTCTCCTAAGTTATCTGATATTAGTCTTGATTGTTATAAAACATGGGAGCTTATTTCTGCTGGAAATACCAAGGGGTGCTTTCAATTAGAATCAAGGCTTGGTCAAACCATGGCCAGAAAATTGAAGCCTCAAAATATTGAACAGCTATCTGGGCTTATTAGTATTTTAAGGCCGGGGTGTCTAGAGGCTCATCGTGACGGTAAGAGCGTAAGTAGTCATTATATAGATAAGAAAAATGGTTTAGAGTCTATTGATTATTTTCATCCGGCATTAGAACCAATTTTAAAAGACACTTATTCTGAAATGATTTACCAAGAACAAGCTATGTCTATCGCTAAAGAGTTAGCTGGTTTTAATCTTAAAGAAGCGGATGACTTAAGAAAAGCGATTGGAAAAAAACAGGCTGACAAGATGGCAAAGGTACGCAAACAATTTATAGAAGGAGCTAAAAAAACAGGAAAACTATCAGAAGCAGAGGCCGCACAAATCTTTGAATGGATTGAAAAATCTCAAAGATATTTATTTAATGCTAGTCATTCTATCAGTTATGCAATGAATGCATATTTGTCGGCATATGCCAAGGCACATTTCCCAAAAGTTTTCTTCGCATCATATTTAAGGTTTGCTAAAGACAAAATCGATCCACAACAAGAAATTAAAGAATTAGTTAGAAATGCGATGGAAATGGACATAGAAGTTCATATTCCTGATTTTAGAAATACCAATGAGTTTTTTGTATTAAAAGATAAAAAAATATACTTTGGCCTGACTGATATAAAGGGAGTTGGCAAATCTGTATATACTAAAATTTTACAACTAACAAAAAACGTTAATATATCAGAAGTATCTTGGCCAGAAATGATAGGCACCATACTAATGAATATTAATTCTGTCGCCGCCAAGGCATTGATTAGCTGTGGTGCATTTGATTACTATAAAAAGAATAGATCAGAAATGTTATTTGAATACGATATTTGTTCCGGCCTAACAAAGAAAGAACAAACAGTATTTAATGTATATGCTAAAACAATGATTGGTAGCAGTGTAAAAGAAATTATGCAAAGGCTGTTTGTTGAGACCAAACTAATTCGTGGCCGTAAAGAAACAGTATCTAATTATATCAAATCACTAGAGCATCCACCATATTCTTTAATCGATAAAATTGAATGGTTATCCGATCAAGAAAATGAGCTTTTGGGTGTGGGTATTACGTGTTCCAAATTAGATGTTTATGATATTACTATGGCCAATTGCAATTGTAAAACATTTAAAACATCTTTATTAAAAGAAAATATTGTATTGGTTGGAGAAATTAGTAATATTAATGTGACAAAAACTAAGAGTGGAAAAAATCCAGGGTTGGAGATGGCATTTGTTACTATAGAAGATCAATATGGAACATTAGATTCGGTAGTATTATTTCCAGAACAATTCTCCAAATATCGTTCATATTTATTTTTAGGAAATATTCTAGTATTTTCTGGGAATAAAAGCAAAAGCAAGGATGGTCTGATCGTAGAAAAGTGTTTTGAGCCCGTGGCTTGACAGAAAGGGGCTCTTCACTATAATGTAATAGTTGCGTGGTTTCTTTTTTACCAAGGAGTTTGAAATGAATATAACATTGCTAAGGGGTAATCTTGCTCGTGATCCAGAACTAAGGGTTGTGAATACTGGAGGCAAGCAAACATCTGTTGTCAATTTTACTGTAGCGGTATCACGCGAGTATACCAAGGCCAGTGGAGACAAGGATAAGATTACATCCTTTATTAATTGTGAGGCTTGGGATAGTGGCGCCGAGATGATCGCTGAATCTTTTAAGAAGGGCGATCTAGTAATGGTCGAAGGATCATTACGTAATGACACATGGGAAAAGGATGGCGTTAAGCATAGTAGTCTTAAGGTTAGGGTTAATAACTTCTCTAAGATTACCCGCCTTACCAAGAACAGTAAGCAGGAATCATCTGAGCCTGTAGCATTTTAATTCTGATAGGAATTTAGGACAAATGCGGGGGTCTGTGAATAGCGGACCCCCGTATTCTTATGATGACAAAAAACAAACTTAAAGTCTTAATGTGTTCAGAAGCCAGCTTTGTTAATTCTGGTTTCGGTATTTATGCGAAAGAGCTACTCTCTAGGCTGCACAAAACAAATAAGTATGAAATAGCAGAATTTGCTTCATATGGATTTGTCAATGATCCTAGAGATTCTTCTATTCATTGGAAATATTACGCCAATGCGGTGAGAGATACCGACCCAAGACATAAAGAGTATATGTCGAGGGTAGACAATCAATTTGGTCGCTGGAGATTTGAGAAAGTTTTATTAGACTTTAAGCCAGATGTTGTCATTGATGTTAGAGACTACTGGATGAGTGCCTATCAAGCAATGTCTCCACTACGAAAATTTTTCCATTGGATATTGATGCCAACGGTCGATTCCTCTCCTCAACAAGAAGAATGGATAGATACTTTTTTAGGTGCGGATGCAATTTTTACTTATTCTGACTGGGGCGCAGAGGTATTAAAAGAGCAGTCATCTAATAAAATCAACTATATAGATACAGCATCTCCCGGTGTGGATATTAATGTATTTAAAATTAAAAACCGTGCCGAAGTTAAACAACAACTAGGCTTATCTCAAGACTCCATTATTATTGGTTCTGTTATGAGGAACCAAAAACGAAAGCTTATACCAGAATTATTTAGTGTTTTTAGAAAAACGTTAGATAAACTACAATCAGACAATAGTCCCATAGGACATAACCTATATCTTTATTTACACACCAGCTACCCTGATATGGGTTGGGATATTCCTGAGCTACTAAGACAGTATAGAGTGGCCAATAAGGTACTTTTTACGTATATTTGCAAAAGTTGCAAAGTGACTGAATGTTCTGTTTTTAGCGGTGCTCAAAAAGTATGCAAGAGATGCATGAGCAAAACAATGACATTCCCGTCAGTTACTGACGGCGTTACACCAGAAACACTAAGCAGCATCTATAACATATTTGATTTATACATACAATATTCAATATGCGAAGGCTTTGGGATGCCACAAGTCGAAGCAGGGGCTTGCGGAGTGCCCATTGCTACAGTTAATTATAGTGCAATGTGCGACATAGTTAAAAAACTTAAAGCATATCCAATTAAGGTTCGTACATTATTTAAGGAACTAGAAACTAAGGCCCTAAGAGCCTATCCAGATAATGAAGACCTTAGTAACTATATTCTAGACTTTATTAACAAACCAGCACCAACCAGAGAAAGTCTTAGGCATGAAATACAAGGATTAGCACATCAGTATTATAATTGGGATATTATTGCTAAAAAATGGGAACAATATCTAGATTCTTTGAATGCCAAGAGCTACAGAGCCGACTGGAATGATGGAGAATATCAAGTAAATGTCAAACCACAAACCAACGTACAGCCACAAGAATATTTTGATCAGCTAATAGCGATTTGTAATAATAATTTTAAAGATCCTGGAATCATAGGATCTCACAAAATGCTAGAATTATTAAACAACGCCGATTACGGCTTTGTTCAAAGTAGTGCTATGTCTATGGCCGCGTTTGATTTTAATGGAGTACTAGACTATATTAATACTCTAATCGACAATAATAACCAAGCACATAATGTAAAAATAAATAATACTAAGTTTGATGAAGACTTTATACAATATGCTCACTTAAAAAGTAATACATAATGAAAAATATTCTATATATAGGACCATATAGACAAAGAGATCTGAACGGCATATGGTCTAGGGCTTTAGCCCATAATATAATTAGTGGATCATCAAATAATGTTCAGCTTAGACCATTGTTTATTGATAGTAAATACGCTATAGACGCTATTGATAATGTACTAAGTACTAAAGAAAAAAATCAAATAGACAAATTAGATACGGTAATTCAGCATGTTCCATTAGAACAAGCGAGACCCATAAACGCCGTACAAAATAATATCTTGATCCCTATTATGAGTCCAGATCTAATAGATCAAACTGAAGCACAAAACTTATCTAAATTTTCAACTATATTAATCGACAATAAGAGTGATGCCGTCAGGCTTTCTCAGGCATATCCATTTTTACAAAAAAACATCAAGAATATAGACTACACATTTTCTGTAACAGCATCACCAGCTACTTCTTTTAATATTGGTTTGTTCGGCAATAGCAATACTAAGCTCTACATGGTATGTAACTATAAATTAAATGCCAGAGTCATTTATGATATTATAGTTGCGTTTATCGCTAATCTAAAATCTAAAGACATGGTGTTGATATTATTTACTCTAGATATAACAGCAAATGAAAAGTCAGAATTAGAAAAATTTATTCAAGATGCCTATAAGGCAATGGGTATAAACCATACACTTAGTAGAGTGATTATAGCGCCTATATCTTCTGATTTAAATAATATCTGTATTGCACATAAATCAGCTAATACTTATATAGACGCAATAGACTATGGTTCTAATAGCATTAATACCAAACTAGCTTCTAGTCTCAACAATTCAATACTAAAAATTAATACAGATTATCATTTTAATCTAACCAATCACGCTAATTATATTAGCTATAATGGATCATTAAAAATATCTTCTGAAAGCATAAACTCTGCTATAAAAGCATATATAGTTTCTAAAAATACTTCCAATCAAATCTCATTATTTAAAACACAACATATTAATAAGTATATCTGATGTCTACTCTAAATACAATATATAACATAGCATACAAAAATATAGACAGTCGAACCAATGTCTTATATGCTCCAACTAATCATGTTTTTGACTTATTAGTTAGGCTTACTGAACATAGTTTGTATGATATGGGCAATCAATACCAACATTACTATTATGATTTATTTTGGAGCAATAATTTTTTTGAACATACACAGAATACTAAATCATTGGTCGCAAATGCCCACCTATTAGATCTGTTATGGTTTCATGCCAACCCTCCATTAAAATTTAAAAAAGAAGACATAGCACTAGTCAGAAATCAATTATCTAATACATACAAAATATTTACTGACGAGGTTACCAAAAACGCTTGGGGTTTTAGCGACCAGCGTTCTTTTATTATCCCATACGGTATCCCGGTTAGGTCTGAATTTGAGAATGTACCAAAAACCGAATCTGTGCTAGTAATGAATCTAAATGGTACTACAGATATTAATGGTTTATATCAACACATTAAAACGTCCATACCCACTGCTCAAATAATAGATAGCCTACAGAATATACAGTCTATTGATAGACTATACGAAATAATGTCTAAATATCAAGTGGTAATTGACATTTATAATCATCTTCATATTCTAATAGCCCAATACCTGGGCTGCAAAACAGTAACCTCAACGGCCCAATCAGAAAATTTAACTGGTATAACACAGTTATTTGATTATGGAAATATTAATAATGTATTAAGCTCAATTATTAATGATTCATTAAGTTTAGAAGATATTAACAAAAACCAATCATGGATTAAGACAAACCATAATTTTGATCAGTTTACCAATAGTATAAGTAATCTATTAAATAAAATTAAATTTGAGGAGTTTTTTACTGCATGAGAAATTATCACATAGTCAGTGTATCAGAGCCACTCTCCAGTGTGGCGGGATATCAAAAAACCATCTATAATAATATAGATCAGATCGTTAATCATTCAGCAGATAATATTTTGTGCTCTTGTTTAGAATATCTAGATAAGGAAAATTTGCGAGATATTATTGCTAATAGTTTAGCCAAATTAAAACCAAGTGGTCAAATGGTGGTCAGTTTTACTAATTTCAAAAAATTATTCGAAGATTTTAGTAATTCTAAACTACCATCATCACAAATCTTTGATGCGCTACGAGGCAAAAGCAACATTATTATACCAGAAGATGTATTATCTTTAATTGATATTAATACATTTAAATTAATGAATGTTAACTATAATAAATATAATATTACCATAACCATCGAAAGAATAATTGTTTAACAAATGCTGAATGTTTTGATTTTAGTACCAGAAATTACTAAGGGTATGAAGTCTATAGGTTCCAAAGCCCTATTAGAAATTAAAAAGCATACCAAGGTATTAGAATATCAGATACATACTATAAAAAGTCTGGATCTTAAAACACACATAACGGTCGCAACAGGATTTGAGGCTGATCGTATACATGATATGCTAGATTCTTTGAACGTGGGGTATAGTTTTAACCCCATGTATAAAGATACTAATCAAGCAGAATCAATTAGATTATATTTGCAAGATCATTCTCCAAAAAATTTATTAATTATTAATAATGGCATTTTATTAAAAAACAATGCACTTACAAGAAACCTGTTGTCTGGTAAGTCCAAATTATTTCTTCTTGACAAAACTAAAGAAAACTTTAATCTAGGATGTGTTACCACTAATAAATCTACAGAATACATTTTTTATGATTTGCCTGAGCCGTGGGCCGAATGTGTGTATTTGGATGGCGAAGCTGTTCTAGGATTGCATGATATTATACAACAAAAAAATATTGGTCAAATGTATTTGTTTGAATTATTAAATCAAATGATTGCTAATAATATAATTATTGATAAGCACTATATAAATAAAACTAAAGTTATGAAAATTAATACTATTAAGGATTTGCCAAAGGCTAAAACATTTATATGAAATCTCTTCTTATACAACAGGGTCCTGGTAAGTTTTTACAGAACTGTTCGTCTATATCATCAGAGAAAATAAGAATTATTGATATAGCAATAGATAACAATCTGTATCAAACCTTTTTTAGACACAAGCCCGACTATTGTATATTTGCTGCCAATGGAATATCTAATGAAATTGTACAGTTTTGTCAGGACTACTCTGGTACCACCAAAATATACTTTTTTGTTCTAAACCATAATGCTTTATCAAGTTTGCAAAATGCTATTCATGATAGCAATATTAAAACTATAGGATACGCCGATACAGATATTATCATACCTCCGTATCTCATCAATGATCAGCTGTTTTATAACAAAGACAATACCAATAGAACCGATGGTATAGTATGTTTCATGGAAGGTTTATCAAGTATTATTAATAGCATGTCTGATTTGCTATATCCAAAAACCAACATACCTATTAAAATGTTTAATTGTCCTAGTATTAAGCATTATCAGAACTTGGGTATGGTAACAGAGCCAGATAAGGCAGCATTGCTACAAAATCATAAATATTATCTAGATATTAATTTAGATATAGGGCTCAACTATAGGACAGAAGCAATTGCTTGTGGATGTATACCCATAACCATAGAAGATATTGCTCAAAATGTTTATCAAAAAAAGTCTATAGACAATATAACTCAGTCAGATACTATTACATATGGTCGCTTTTTGAAAGAAATACTAAACTATGAATGAAGATATAGGCTTTGTATTAATTAAGTTATTGAATAACAAAATCTATGATAATATCTTATCAACTATTTCTGATTTTATAAAGCATAGACCTTATCAAGAACACTTAGTTTTTAATAGTTATTCGGATCGTATCAATACGTTTAACGTTCCGTTGTTGCATCTTCAGCAATCCCAATTTTTTTATGGTAAGCTTATATTATTTGATATACCGAGTGTGATTTTAACTAATAAGTTTCCCAATATTAGCCAAAGAATACTCTTTACTTCGGATGCTCACTGGACACAATCAGGTTCGTCTTTGTATAGTCAGTGGAAGTCTATTTATGATCAAGATAATCTAGATATTATAGTCTCAAGCCCCGTATTAAACGACCTATATTCAATGTGCTGGAAAAAACCCGTAGCAGTAGTGGAGCGATTTACTTATGACGAAATCTCAAAATATATATGATAATTTGTCTGATAAGCAAAAAGAACAGATTATTAGAACATGGTATGAACAATTAAATAAAAGCTTTGCTGATATAGCAGAGGCATGGTCTACCTATCCTAACAAAGTTAGAAGAGATGCTAAAAAATTTCACATAACCATTAGAAATAAGTCGGATGCACAAAAAAATGCTTTACAGACAGGAAAGCATAAGCATCCAACAAAAGGAACTGAAAGATCATCAGATATTAAACAAAAAATTGGCCTAGGTGTGTTAAATGCTTGGGAATCATTAGATGATCAAGAATTAGCATCACGCAAAGCCAAGGCTAAAGCAAATTGGGATAAATTAGATATCAACCAAAAAGAGAATATGCAACAGGCGGCTATTGTAGCAATTAGAGAGTCAAGCAAAGTTGGCTCAAAACTAGAAAAGTTTTTACTCAAAGAGTTATTGGGATCAGGCTATGTTGTAGAATTTCATAAAGAACAATCTCTAGTCAATACCAAGTTGCAAATTGACCTATTCTTGCCTACTATGGGTACGGCTATTGAAGTTGACGGACCTTCTCATTTTGAGCCGGTATGGGGCGAGCAATCTCTTGATCGTAACATTAAATATGATAAGAAAAAAGAAGGCTTGATTACTGGTAAAGGATGGCATCTGATCAGAATCAAACAAACCAAAGATTTTTCAAATGCCAGAGGAATATTGATATTTAATAAACTAGTTGATACTATCAAATCTTGTGAACAGTCTAAAACACCACTAATTTTAACCATTGAGGATTAATAACTATGGCCAAGGCCGACAAGGAAAAAAACAAGGACAAGGAAACCGAAACACCCACAACCGATACTGTTAAAGTTCCAAAGATTACGGACTTAGAATGGACAGACTATGTATTGGGTTTGTTATCTGATGATGAAAAAATTTCGGACAACCCTACCACAGATGGATTACGCCGTATTTTTGAATTGGCCCTTAATTGTAAAGTTATAGCATCAACTAGCTCCGTTGTACAAACTCCGACTCCGGACAATGAAAAACGAGCAACCGTGGTTCATTCTATAACCTATGTTTTAAACGATGCCCAGTCGGACAGCAGGGATTTAAATACTGTGACTGTGGATGGCTCTGCTGACGTTTATTGGGGTAATTGTGACAAGGTATATCGTAATCATCCGGTGGCTGTTGCCGAAACCCGAGCAGAAGGTAGAGCACTCAGAAGGGCACTAAGACTACGAAAAGTTGTTGCTGCTGAGGAAATTTCTAAGGAAATTGAGGACAATCCTGATCTAAACACAGTTTCTAAGATTAGTAATAATCAAATTAATTTCATTGACGTTATGGCCCAAAGACTTAATATTAATGTAATGAGATTGTTCTCAGATAGTCAACTACCGACCGATAATATTTATACGGTATCTCATGAGGATGCTGTTGGGATTATTAGACTATTATCTAAATACCAGCAAAATACAAATGATATACCAGAGAATATTATTGGGTATTCTAAAGATTGGAAATAACGATGAAAGTATTATACAAGGCTAATGACAAGCTAACTTTTGAATTAGAGGGTTCTGGACAAAAGGAAATTTTTAAAGAGCTGGCCGTTATACAAGAAATTTTTGCAGAAGAAAGGTGCGGTCTCTGTTCATCCACAAATCTGCGATTTATTGTGCGAAATGTGGAGGGCAATGATTATTATGAGTTACGCTGTGCTGACTGTGGTGCCATATTGGCATTTGGTCAACACAAGAAGGGTGGCACTCTATTTCCTAAGCGAAAAGATGACAATGGAGTCATTCTTCCAAATAAGGGCTGGCATAAGTGGTCTAAAGAACAGTCAGAAAGCAAAGGCGGTAAAAAGAACTAATCTAGTTTACCCCACTTGCCAACTGGACATTCTGATGATGCCCACGATAGCTTGCTAATAAAGCGCTTGTTACGAACAATAGGACAGCCGCATTGATTGCATGTTGAGTTTACAAAATGCTCACATGTTTGACATATGTTATATCGCTGTTCTATTTGTTCGTCTGTGCAAAGTTTAGCGCCATTGTTTATATGCTCAGAAGCCGCCATAATAAAGTTTTTAACTTTAGTAGAAAAGGCTACCGAGGGTTGCTCCTCTGGCTCATTAGACGGCACACTGCACAGGATGGCGGGAGGACCATCTTCGGATGATATTTGTGTTCCGCACTTAGAGCAAAGATAAGTATCTAATCCTACTTCTATAAAGTTGCAAAACCACATATTATTCGAATCTTGAGTACTCATACGGAATAAGCTCCCATGGATAATACGAAATCATTAAATCTGTTCTGTTCTCTATACGGTCTACACTACCAAAGAAACTTCTGAAGATCATCTCGTTTTGATGCTGTAGAAATGGTGGTATTGATGCATATCTGAGTTTATTGTCTTGAGCACTTTGTTGTAAACATATCCAACAGTATAAACTATTATTTAACGGCCCATTAATACCAATACCGTCTACTTCAAATGGTACTCTTGGATTTGCCGAAGACTGTTGTCTAAATAAACTACGATTACCATACCTGTATACAGTGCCTAATAAGTCACAACCACGTAAAAGTCTTGGTATACGTTTAATTTGTACTTCAATACTATTAATATCGTCTAAATTAAATATATTCTGTACCCTTGTACTTTGTCCAACTCTGGTACCAAGATAATCCGGACCTAATAATCCGTATCCGCCTGGACTTCCTAGGTTTGTTTGACATACGCCGATACCGGGAACTGATTGAGCGTCAGCAGATCCATCATTATAAGATGGGGCTGTGGAGATTTCGGGCACTAAATATGTTTCTGTAGAGGCTACAGTAATCTCCGAACCGACCCCTTCTAAGCCCAAACTATTATCAGCATTTATATTAAAATAACGTTCTTTAGTTAGAGTTTTCCAACCCGTTATAGCAGGATACTGTGAAGTGTATGTATTTTTTTGTGTGTCAACAATATTAACAGGTATTGTATATTTATATTTTTTATTATTCGACGAAAAACCCTCGTCTCCTATCGCTTCGGAGGGGAATTGTGGAACTCCTTCTTTGGTGGCAAAATCCGGACACACATTATTATCTGCTACCAGACTAACAACAGAGTTTAATAAAGACTCATTAGCTCTGATGCATTGATATTCTGTAGATACTAAAATCTTAGGATTGCTAGTAAAGTCCAGCACACATGATTGTTTGGGGTCAATATTTATCCAATAATGATTTAAGTTTATTGGAGAATATACAATATCAATACTGCCATCGGTATTAGTGGTGATAAGAGGTTCTATTTTAGGTAAAACATCGGTGGGTATTTTTTGAATATGGTTACTGGGCAACAAGTCTTTTCTAGTATATGTTTTAGTTAGACCATACTCAGTATCTGTGTTTATAATACTTGATTTAGAAATTTTAGACACTCCGCTGGTATTAGAAACCGTAATAAAATCCACACCCTCTGCGATAATTTCACCAGTAACAGTTTGTCTATTATTAGAATCATCAGCATATATAACAGTTGCAAAGGCTACGGCCTGTTGCTCTAACAGTTTTAATAAATCAGTACGCTCATTATACAGCTTATTTAATTTAGTTTGTGTTCTGAGTTTTGGACAATTAGAGACAGTAGCATTGGGGCGATGACATTCAGCAGGATCGTCTTTGGTGAGTCTGTCTAAATGCTTTTGTACATATTTAATACTGTTTGACGCTAGTACAGATGATGTTTGGCTAGGATCTCCAACAATGTTTTCTAAGCTGGGTTGTGTTTTAATACTATCTATAGTGTCTAGTCTTGAGACAATACCGTCTAAATCTACTAATTTAATAGGAATATGTTCTATATAATTATTCTCTATTGTTAAGCAACCAGATAGAGGAATGGCTATTGGGGAGCTTTGAGATGTGGCTGTAGATGTTCTAACATACATAAAGGAATAATTTTTTTCATTATAGCCAGTTGATTGTTTTAACTGTTCTATCAAGCTACGTTCTAGATCGCCAAAATCAGCATTAGCCTGACGCATGTTCTCGGTAGAAACGGCTACGTTTTGTGTATTGGTTTGAAAAATGCTAGGTTCGTATAAATCTACTTCGCTGTAAGCAAATCCACAGGACATATCGTTAGTAAAACCAGTGATAGGTAATAGGGCGCCATTATTAAAATTATAGATATTAATTTTATTGTATTTAATTTTATCATTTTGATGGTTATTCAAAACTTCGTGTGTGGGTTGTATTTGATTAAATCTGAAATTTTTATCTAATAAATTTTTGTTAACAAATGGCGATATATTGCCATAAGAGCCGACGCTATGAGCAGAAAACCCTGCGTATGGGGGAGTTTCTTTAAAGTAGCCATTAGAATCTAATCCCCACGCACTATATTCTTTGTTAATGCCCTGATCCCTAGTAGTATTATTTGAATAAACTAATAATGTATTTGTGTCTGGTGTTGGAGACAGAGTATCTTGGGTGGTAATTGCTGTATCTATAACAAAAACAGAATATAAACTATTATTTTTGGTAATTAATGCCTTCTTTAAAATTTTTACAGTAATAATTTCGGCACTGCTAGACGATAGACGCTCTGTATTGGGATAACATTCTATACTATCTCCCACTAAAAAGATATCATAAGGTATTCTACTTTTGCAGATAATCGTTTTTGAATCAGTAATTGCGGCTTTCAATTCATTCGTAAAAAAGCTATTATTATAGGATAAAGCAGCATTATGTTCTAACATAGATATTGTTTGAGATAAATTTGCTAAATTGTCATTATCTACTTTTTTCCAACCAGTATCCAATGCAACATAGAGTCCATTATTTTCCGAACAAGTACCATCAGGAGTATTGGCAACGCCCGTAACAGAGATATTGATCAAATCACCATAATTTACTAATAGATTTCCATATGTTGCTGGATATGTTATACTGGTCTGATTAAATGGCAAATCTCCAGAACAATCAAAAATTAGTTCCGGCACATCTTTTGTATTAATCAAATCCTGATAATCCTGTACCAAACTAAATTTAAATTCTGTAGCATATTTACTTATTCCTCTTTGCACTTTTAGATAATTATGTTTCTTTAATTGCAAAATTGGTGTGTTATGATATTTCATAATAAATGCTTCTAAAGAATACCATAACGAATCATTCTTACGCACATTTAATAATATTTTTTCAGGAGAGCCGAATGGGTATTTGGTATACGATTGTGAATAGATCTGTCTACCAGAATCTTCTAGTGAACTTAAAAAACGGCTTTCTGCAAACCAGCTAATAATAGTATTAAATCCCTGACTATATCCAACACCCGGAGCGGTTGCTGTTCCAATTAGAGTGCCAGTAGTTGGAGAAACTAAAGAAGCTAATATCTGTACTATGGCATAGCTAGGAAAATCTACTGGTTTAACAACAAAACCTCCACCTGTTGGATCATTTTTATTGGTTAAGCATAAAGAGGTATCTGCGATGCCCATATTTGGAGCATCTATATTCGCTAAAGGCAATAAATGTTGATAGTTTGTTAAATCGGCGATAAAACTATATCCAGGATATTTTAAATTTTTAGTATAGTCTAGTAAAGACAAAGCATCACAATTACCATATGAAGCAAGATTGGGGTTGGTGTGTGGTACGAATTTTGGAACATCTCCTACATGTAGAATTAACTCCCAATTACATAATGAGTTAAATATATCATTAGAAGTTTGTGTTTTGGATGCTGAAGAAAGACCCGTTAGATATTGATTACTGATCAATGTATCATTCGGAGCCATGTCCTCTGCTTCGTCCAATACCATAATTTTGAGTGTAAATACTGTAGTCCCATTCAAGTCTCCGTCTTTCTGCTTAGGAGATCTTTCTGGAGGACAGGGACCACTCTCTGGTGCTGCATTTTTAAATAGTGTGTTTGTATAAAATTTACTGAAACTTGCAGCAGTCGGGTTAAGTCTATTGGTTTTTAGAATTTTGCTAAATTGACAAGCCTGTCTATCTGAGTATGATACTGCCGACAAAGATGGTCTCACTTCCCCCATGCTGCGTACTATATTTTGTTGTTTTTCTAAATCGGATAAGGTGTGGGCTGGGTATGTTGTACTATTAGTTACCTGTGTTCCGTTGATAATGTTTTGATCATATAAAACATTATATTTAGAGGCATTATCAGAAAATTTAATACTAAAGTTGTATCCATTATTTTCTATATGCTCTTGGTTTAACAATAAGAGCCTTAATGGGCCGCCGGGGGAATCATTCTCAGCATTTAATAAACAATCTAAATAATTAGCAATTTTATTATTTGGTATATTGCTATATAGTAGCTGTGAATCTATGCCCGTTTGATAATTAATGCCAGATACTACGGATGGTGGGATAGTCTGGTCTAAAAACTTTTTGGAAGCTTTAATTGGTGAAGGGTATTTACCGTTTCTGTCTGGTCCTCTAGTTTTCGTTTCAGTACCGTCTGGTTGTACTTCTAACCATATGACTAAATTCTTAGTATTGACATAATTTAAAAAATTTAATTTGACTTCAATATCTTTGATACCAAATGATTGTACTGTCGGTATTCGTAAATTGATTTTTCCGTCAGCGCCCATAACTTCGCTAGGTAGAGACGCAGGCCCGGTGACAGCAAATGAATATGAGAATGTATCATTATCTTGATCAGCCCCGAATTCATCATTATAAGTCGCAACATTAGTTAGTGCCGTTCGTTCAATAGGCTTGGGTTCTCCACCATGTAGATACCTATATCCATGTGACGATCTGTGTGTTGTAGTATCAATATATTCTTTATGTTTTTGATTAGTGTTGTAAAGTTCTAAACTAGCATTTTCACCAGGATTTTCACAATAACAAGGAGGATCCCACTGTACTCCATTTGCCATCTTTAAAGATATTGAACTGGACAATGTATTCGGCTCAACTACTCCGCTTGCTATATTAGCAGATAGTGCTGATATATTGGATACTTTTGGTCCAATAAAACTAAATGTACTTCTAGCTCCTGGATTAAATTTCAAGACACTGCTACGATTAGCATGAATAGCATAATCACTAGATGTATGTGGTATCCATCCGCTATTTGGATGTAACACACCCTTGGTGAAAGTAATAGGTCCGCCACCAACATAGGGAACTTGCCTTTGATAACATAATTTGTGTTTGCTAGGATCATCATCGTTTGCTATATCTAATGGAAAACCCGTAACAGGAGGCAGCGTGGCTGGTGTTGTCGCCGCTAATGATCCGGCATCTGATGCATTTGCTCGTGGTCGTTCTAAACCGGGTATATTAGTACCATAAAAAGAATTAATATTATTTTGTATGCCCAAGTTATTAATAACACTATTAGTATATCCTCCATAGGTTTTAACAGCGGGGGCCGAGGTTGTGGAGATTTTAGGATAGCTAAAGCCAACCGTGCCATCTTCTTCGGCCGAAATTAAGCCGGGACCATTAGCGGTTTTGTATTTATATAATTTAAAGCCTTCTGGAAATTTATTGATACGATCATATCTAACAGTATTAGTTCTACTGCTTCCAGTAAAAACACTACTTTTTCTTGCTCTTAGTTTAGGCTCGTATAAACTAAAACATTGCTCACAGTTGGGTAGGTTACTTCGAATTTTTTCTACATAAATAGCTGATAACTTGGCTATAGTATTAGATTCTAAGTTATATGTTATAGCCAAATTAGATACTGATGAAGCCGTATACTCTTTATTGGTTTTAAATTTGTATAATTCGTCTAATTTAACTACTTCGGTTTCTGGAAGAGAGCCTATCACGCCAACCATTTCTCTAACAGTAAAGCCGGTACTAATCGGAACAAAAACCGCTCCAATTTGACTAATAGCCACCCTATTAAATTTAGAGCAACGTACCCTTAGATTGTCTCGATTAAGATAAATAGGAGTAAATTCGGGCTCATTAGGAAGTAAAACGGGCACATCTGCCCAAGACTGTGTATTTTCATCATACCATTTGTTGAGCATAACATTGGGTACGTATGATATCGTGATGCTAAAACCGTTGTCATTATATTTTTCCATCAGATCGGCACCATCATAAACATATATTGTTTTTTGTTTTTTAAATGTACCATATGGTGAATTAATAGTACATTGAACAACATATTTGCCCGAAGTTTTTATTTTTAATCTTATATATCTACTATTAGCTGTAGTATTAGACGGTTTAGCAGTATTGGTGAAGCCTCCATTATTCTCTATAAATTCACAATCTGGGCCAGACAATTTTTCCCACAAAAAAGACATCTGGTTTTCAATATATCTATCGTGTAATAGTAATGATGTTTTATCTCTAACATTGAGCAATAAATCCATGGCGTCTAATTCTGGCCCATTCTCTTCTCCCTTTATTAAATCTGGGCTGGGTATCAGAGTACCATTTGTATCAATACGAGACGATGTTTTCATTGCGTATTTATAATATGAACCAATATTATTTGCCACATTAAATAATGTACCATTAGACATATATTGTCTATCAATATATCCAGTATATAACAGCTTGGGTTGGAATAACGTTTGCGCACCATCTATGTCTGGTTTGGCTATATCGTATAATGGTATAGATACGGTTTCTTCATTAGAAAATGTATTTCTAATAGAAAGACTAGAATTTGTTGGAGATATATTACTAACTATTGAGGTGCCTTCATAAGTAATTTTTTGATTATTATAGATTAAACTTTCTTTAGTGTTCTTAGGACAGTAATAATCCATAGCTTGTGTAATAACGGCACCAGCATTATCTGAGAATAAACTACTATTAACACTTAAGGTCACAGGTCCGCTGGACAGAACCAGATTAGCTCCATATTTTGTAATCAGTTTTGTGAATAGCTGGTTTTTATTAGTAATTAAATTATTGTTAAGACTATATGGCGATGGTTTAGTATCTAAATATAAACCGGTATTAGCTGTGCCACTACCGACAGTAATGGTTTTTTGTAAAAATAGACTAATGTCTTTTAATGCTGTCTTTAATAAATTGGTTTCAGTAGTTATGCTTGTTGATGTAGCACTATTATTTATATACGTGTCAACAATAGTCTTAACCGCTGCTGAGTCTAATGACCTAATAGCAAAATCTGTAATAAAAGGACTAGTACTTAAAGCATGTGCTAGCTTTCTATAGCATCTGGCGATTCGTAAATTCTTTTTAGCAAAACTACGAGTTTGATCAAGTGTCAAGATACGATATATGGCAGTATATGATCGAGTTAGGCACGGGGAGACAAAACCATTCGAAGGTATGCCCTTTATTTCAGCCACCCTCTTTTCAGCTTCAGAAGCATAATAGAATATACAATCCCCGTCTGGCACCCATAGTCTAACGTTATTATTTAATTGGGCGATGGTGAAACCATCTACGTTTTCTGTATTCGTTGTTGTGGATGATGGGGTCCAGGTTTCTTTAGTAACAACAGGCGCTAAAGTATAAGAGTCTGTTAGCGTCGATGCTTGAATAATAAACATATTTTCATCAGGATGTAATACGGCTGTGGAAACAGTGTACCTTTGACTGTTAACTAAATATAATGTATTATTATCAATTTTAATCAATACATCATTGGGTTTGGTGGAGTGCTTTAGTCTAGTGCCGGGCGGAAAGCTCTCTAATTTAGAGGCGGCTCCGCCTATAATCATAGGATTAGATGTGCTATTGCGTCTAACCCAACACATTATACCATAATATACTGCATATGGAATGTTATGTCGATTTAAAATCCAGTCAATAGACATCTGTCCGGCGTTGGAGAAACTTCTAAAACTCGGAGTAAATGATAGAAAATTTTCCATGCCTATGCGACCGCTAATTAACGCAGAGTTGCCGTTGGCATAACTACCATCATCAGACAATAACTTATTCTCTATATGCGCATCGTCTGTAACAAAAACCGGCAGCCAACAATCGGCTAATGCATCATTATTAATATCTGAATAAGACTGGACAGCTAGTGCTCCTATGGTATCTAATTTGTTATAAGATATAGTTTGGCTAGAATTATCACTATATAAAATAGATGAGCCGTCAGTAGATATCTTATATGGATATAAATCATCTACAAATGATCTATATACAATATTACATTTATTAGTTTTGTCTATAAGTCTTGAAGATAGCATTTATTATGATTTAATTGAAATTAAAGTCCACGTTCCGTTGATAAATGTAAACATTCCTATCATTCCTGTATTTGTTGTAAATCCCATCGGGTTAGTATAATCCATCATAACAGAAGGTACTGTACCAGATCTTCTCCCTTGAACATAGTGTAGTTCTATAGTAGCTTTATTGCTGCTAGCGATAGATCCTTTGGCCATAATCGCCGGTTTACTGATTGGTTCATAAAAGCCGGTGACTCTATTGTATCTACATAATAGCTTGGTTCCTTTTGGAGCAGAATATCCGCACTTATCTTTAACATATATTAAACGTCTATAACCGGCCAGCAAAGGATCTTTTGAATATTCTAAATCATCTATAAAAGCTCTTGTAGCATAAGTTTCATCAAAATCTGGTTGTTTAATTAAATCTTCTTCTAATGTAGCATATATGTTTTGATATGATGCTTTTTTCTTTTTTCTTTTGCGTAAAAACTCTTCTAAAGTACTAATATCATTACTATTAGTAACAATATATGGAGGCATTAATTCGGCCCCACCATCTCCTCCACTCCATACTTTTCTTTCGTCATCCCAAAATAAATCAATAGGACCAACCTTCCATAAATCGGGCCTTTCTGCCCAATTCAAATAAAAATCATTGGTAGCAACTTTTTCAGTCCATCTTGATCCATTCCATTTTTGGGTTTTGCCAATAATATCTCCAGTGTATCCCTGATTAGGATCATAACCACCATTTGTTTTAAGGTCGTTTTCAATATCAACAGGATATACGTCAGTATTGTCATTTACTCCACTTGGAAGATATTCATTATTAAATGTTTTTGCATAAATGGGGGCGTTGGAGTCGTTTTGTAGAGCAAAAGATTCTCCTATATTTAATGATTTATATTTTTTAGTATTAGTTTTTCGAGTAATTTTAATTTTGAATCTCATGGGTCTTCCATAAGAGTCAAAAGCATAAGGTTCATCCGCAGCATTGGGCACTGGAGAACCATCTTGGTCATATCCCCAAGAATGTAATACTAATGGACCTCTTAAACCGATAAACCTCTGATTATTCTCATGAACAACACCATTGTTCACACTATCACCATATTTAGATCTCATATGACTAAGCATAATGTCTTGATGATAATAGTCTAAATTATTTTTGTTAGATGTTAGATTGGTACTAGCCTTATTGACATTACGACTAGTTTCTAGAGCATAGCCAGCCTTAGATGGTGGAACAGACCCTCTGGCGACAATTTCAATACAGTGTCTGAGTCTGTCTCTAAAATATCTGGTTTGGCCAGTGTATCCTCCTATATTCGACAAATCACCGTGCAATTTATCTGGATGATTCCCGCTATAATTTTGACTATTACTATTTTTAAATTCACCCTTAGGCACGACAATGGGGTTTAATGTAATTAGATTAATAGGAACATCATTATTGTCTGTATTTAAGGTAGCATTAAGCTTCTTATTAAGATAAGTACATTTATCACAGGCTACGTCGATAGTTGTTTTGTTTTTTTGACCACTGTCTAAATACTCTATTGTTTCCATTTTGCGAATTTTAGTTCCCTTGCAAAACGGACACCGTGCTGTGTCATGTAAAGAATAAGAGAAGGTTGCGTTTTTGTATGTAGGATAAAAAGAAATAGGAGACAATAGTCCGTCTAGACTCATTGCTGATTGCATCCCATAATCTTTGTCTAATTGACCATTGACTTCTTTTCTTTCATAAAGTTGTACGGTTGATGTTATGCGTCCTGTGCTTTTTAAGAAAGTCCTAGCATTGCTGCTATTGGTTAATAATCCATTTTTTTCTACCGATGAATCTCCAACGTCACTACCAGACGGCACTCTCCATTGTGTTGCAGATCCGGGTTGGGTATTAAGTCCACCGGGATTACTATTTAATGTGAAGTCTTCAGCATATTTAGGTGTCCTCAATGGCTCTTCAATATATGGTCTAGCTTGGCCAATAATAACCATACTAGGACTCCAGCCATATAATTTAGATGATAAGTCTTGACTTCCAAACTCGGCTTTATTCAATCTTTCATCTGTAATAAATTTTTGCTGTTGCTGTTGAATATTCTGCATTTGGTTATGCAAATTGGCTATCTGTTTGTTTCTCTGCATATTGATTTTAGCCAATCGTTTCATTCGATCATTTTCTTCTTTATTAAAAAGTCCAATTTTTCTAGTATATGTTCTAAAAGTATATGTGGTACTAATACCCTGTTGGCCAATTGAAGTTTGAATACTTGTAATGATTGGGCCAGCAACAAAAGCGGCTACCTGTTTTACATCTATAATTTGATAATTAAAAGTATTGGTATTCATAGAATTAGGAGAAAATACCAAACTTCCACCAGCATATGTAAGATCTACTAATGGATTAGGGTCATAAGAAGACGACTCATAATTAATATCTCTAGTGGTTACAGCATCATAACCCAAGCCTATATTTCCATATACAAAATTTCCGCCCAAATTGAATAATGGCAACCCAGGCATCTCAACCTGTGCTGTTTCTATAATTGTTTGATAATTGACTTTGGTTTCTATTTCTTTAAATGCAGCTATGTCTAAATTATATATTCCACCATAGTTCCAAGGTACAAAATCTTCTTGTACCTCAATTTCTGTAGCGGTTATCATATTATTGACGGCTTTTTCTGCCATCTCAGCCGTTGTTGTAAAAGTGCTTGGTGTGCATGTTACCGGCAAAGTTGTACTTTGATCAATTGTCGTAGCCTCTGGAAAAATGCCTGTTCCGGTAATATGAGGATAATTTGTCCATGGACCATAAACAAAGATATTAGATTTGATGGGAATAGCAGCAAAAAATGGGTGTGCTGCTTTTGGTGCTAATTCCACATTATTCGCTGTTGTATTACTAGCTGCTGCAATCGTACCATACATAATATCTCCACCAAGCACACCATTGCTTTGGCTCATTGGCACAATATAACTAAGCATGTATCTTATCCACTCATAATCATATTGTTGACGGGTCTTTAAATATATTATGAGGTCTTCAGCAGCAACGTTAGAGATTACTGTCCTATTAGGATCTTTAGCATTTTCCTCACTAGATAAATAGAGACTTAATCCTGGAGAATCAATTAATATCTTAGCATATTGTTTATTGATTGGGTCCAAGAATACATAATTTTCTTCTACACTGGTTGGAACATATATTTTAGATTTAGTTAGGGGTACCTCTGCGCCCTGAGCATCCCTAGACTTTAACTGCTCACCCCATGCATTATATGATGCTATATTGTTAGTTAGGCTAATTGTGCCGTATGTGCCGTTACTATTGGATACGACACTCAATGTGGGTGTCAGCCCGGTTGTTTTTTGATCAATGACAATATAATCAGAACTAGATAAATTAGATATGTCCAGAGATGGGAAAACATAGGTATCAGAACAATTGGTGGTTTTAGCCTCTTGCAAAGTTAACCAGGTATTAAAACTAAAATAAGGATTGGCATTGGCTTGATTCCATTCGTCATTAGGATCATTAAATTTCGCATTTTTAGCTGCTTGACATTTAGCATATCGAACATGGTCAAAATTATAGTTGTTATTAAAGCCTAGTAATGGCTTAATTCTACCCTGTTCATCTGTAATAGCATACCATTCTGGACTACCAACAACGATACTGTCATCGATTATATTACCATACTCTTCCCAGGCGCCTTCATTAGTAGGCATGTAATTATATGTTAATTTACCATCGCCTTGAAAGATATAGCCATATCCTTGTGCAGTACTGAAAGCGGCTCCGAACAAACTCTCGTCTTTATATGATTGCAAGCCCCACGCAGCAACCATGTATTTTTTACCGTAATGCTTGCCAACTTCTGCTACGAATTTATGTAATAATTTGAGATCTTGCAAAGCTTTCTCTTGTATATATTGTGAACCATCAGTTTTGTCTGGGCTAATGGGCACAGGATATAATTCATCTCCACCTATATTACCACCTAATAGTTTCCAATACCAGTCAGTTTCTTTATGGGCTATAGTCTCGGCTTCTGTTGCCGATACTCCTCTGTCTACTAGTTTTTGTTTGGTCTGTAGAAAATATGCCCTTCTAACCATTTCTATTAAATCTGGTTTATATGTCTTTGACAACGAATAAACCAAAAAGTTATCAAATCCAGCCAAAGCTGCTCTAATCTCAGACTCTGTAATATAAAAATATTCAACATCTGGTAATGAGGTAATCTGTCCTGTTTTGTCTAGAACCTTGGTGTTTTGTGCAATGGATCTTGTGTACGTGTATGGTAATGTGAAGCTGGAACCTAAACTAACCTTATTTAATTTTACATTAAGGGTTGGCAATTCATTAACATTGATTACAACATTAATTTGTCCAGTCCAAGAGTCTAGCCATACTGGACGAATTTGTCTGGCATCCGTATTAGAGTCATTATCTGTTCCTATAGATACCGTAGCGTTCTCATCATTAACAAAACCAAAAAATGGACAAATAGCGTCCATATACAAAGGAATCCATCTATCATTGGCCGCTATGGGGGCTTGTGCGGTTAATTTTATTGCTGTTTTATAGTTGCCATGTGTCGAAGATATTCCACTACCCGTTTCTGAGGCATCAGCCCACACACTGTCTGCTACAGCAAAAGATGCGGTAGTACCCGTTGCCCTATCTTCATCATTAACTATATCGTGGTATGTAAAACCAGCATTGCTATTTAAATGATCCGTTAATAGTTTATTTCGAGTTGTACAAAAGTTGACTGGTCTTATCTTACCATGACCATATTGAGCAGCTTGAGAGAAGAATGGTAGTGAATTGGGGGTGCTATTGGGTTGGTTATATACTCTATAGTTAATAAAGTTTCCGGTTTTAGGATTATAAATAAAACTAGATTGAGAATATGCTAATCTATAACTTTTAACTTGAAATAATCTTTGCTGTTGACCTCCAATAATCATCGCTCTTGCTGGTGTTTCGTTCTTTTCTTTGCCAAAGGAATTAGAAGATATATAATATCCATTACATTCCATGTTTTTAATAGTATTTTCTATAATATTTGGTCTAGGCTGTTGTAGTCTGGATATTGTTTTAACTTTAATAACGTGAGTGATAGTGCTATTATATACCGTTGGAACCATCTCAATAAAAATATCTTGCCCAGTTTTTTCTGCTACTGTATTAATTAGCTCCATAACGCTCATTACTGGGCCAGTTAGTCTAATATCGTCTGGTAGTCTTTTTGTTGTTCTGGTTCTGTCTGTATAGATTAAATCATTTAAATCTAAAACAAACTGACAGCGATCACCCCCTTCTGTATTAGGGGCGCCAATACCGGCAATAGTTGGCTGAGGTGGTATAACTCCAAACGAAGAAAATGCACTAGTGATAGGAGAATACAAATCTGAATCTGCTTTGTCTTTAACCATACACTTGGAAATGATTCTTCCAAATGGTGAAAATGCTGTACGAGGTAGCTCTGTTCCGGTTGTCCATAGTTTTTTAGACGAAGATGGAGATAGTGAGGTTAATACAGATAGCGCATCTAAAATATAATTAATACTCACTCCGTTATCATTTTTCCCTGAACCTCCAAAACCATTAGTTCCAAAAGATTCAAGAAAACCATAAACATTAAAGACATTTGGTAAAATACCTTTTTTTAGGTGGGTATTATCGTATGTGATGTTTGTATCGACACCCAGATAATTTTTAGGCGAACCATATATGGTGGAAGACGACGCCTTGCTAAATACTGAGCCCGCAAACTTATCTATAATAACATAACAAGAGTTTAAGATAGATGATGGTCCATTAATTATAACGCTATATTGCTTACCTCCACTATTAAGATTCCTGGTCCAAGACTGTACAAAACCGCCAAACATAAAATCTCCCATACGAAAATATACCGGCGTATCGATAATATCATATCTAAAGGTTGTAGTACCGGTAGTTTGATCAACACCTCCACCATCTATTTTAGTACTATTGCCAAAAAATCCAGGGTCTGGTTTACTCCAATATCGTGATTTTAATAATCCTGTTGTAGAATCTAAAAAATAATATACCTTACCGGGGATGATTCTATTATCCACAGGTGTGTTGTTTGTGGCTTGCTGTCCGGTATACTTATCAATATAACAGCCTACCCCTGTACAGGTTGAATAATGATTATCGGCAAAAGAACTATTTGCAAATTGATTATATGTCTGAGCGCCTTCTGGCAAACATTTTGATGCTGCCTCGTCCTCGATTAAATTAACAGTTATCTGTGAAGGCTGGCCGCCCCACCCTGCGCTAGTATTATAACTAGATACACTAGCTCCTAAAAATAATGTCTGAGCGATCTGCTTAGGTTCGGTATTACAGCTTTGTGTTGGCATAATTAATGGTCTAACCAGCTCTTACTTGTTGTGCATTGTTGATACGTCCACGATACAGATCGAACAAACCTTCCATTAGTCGGATCCCAAGTTTGATTATCTGATGAAACAAATACTTGTCCTGTTGCGTTGGTCGATCCTCCTCCTCTCATAACATTTGATGATCCAAAAAATGCTGTCGGCCTATCTCCGAATGGTTTTAATCCTTCTACAATTCCCGTTATAGCTTGATACACCGTTCCCCCTGTCCATAGCGGACAATCGCTATTTTGTACAAAAAACCCCTTTAGGCTAGACGGTGGTACTACTGTAACTTCTACAGTAACACTTTTTTTGGCCGAAGTTTTAGTTCCTAAATTTTGTAAAACTGGCCCAAGTGCTCTACCTAGCACAAAAGCTTCTCCAATTACGTCGGTAGGACCACTATCCTCAATATTTATACTTTCAGATATAACGCCGCTAATAATGGTAAATTTATTATTAAAATCATAAGAGTAAGAAATTATACCCTTTCTAGTATTATGTGATTCTGAAGTAGATATTGGAATAATATTTAATAAACCATGTTTAGAATAAACAGGATTGTTCGGAGGGGATTGAGAACCTCCACCAGCATTATATGGCGGAACATATCCAACCGTTCTATCGCTGGTGCTCATAGCAATGCAAGCTCTGCGATATAAGTACGGCTTTATATCGTATATCCATCCACTAAGAGCATTTTGATATTTATTAACGGTTATTGAAGCAGTGGTGCTGCTAGAGCCGAGGGTGTCTGGAACCTGATGAACTAATGATCCAGCATATGCTCCTCCTGTCGGAGCTATAATCCTAGATGGATTACCAGAACTTAAGTTGGATACTCCACTACCTAATGAACCACTAGCTAGGGATAAACCTCGTATTTCTCCTTTTACTGATACGGTATGGATGTATCGTTCATCTGTAGACATATCTATAGTATAGTCTTCAATAAAGCCGATACCTGTAGGCATCGCAATCCAATTATCCACAACCTCATATCTACCTTCTGTAATACTAAAATTAGTATTCCTTATATGGTTATATAGATAACCTGTGGCCAAATGAGGAGGAGGAGTCCCACCTGCCCCAGACAGAGATACCACGCCGGTTCCGGGAGAATTAGTTAAGCTCAGACCAAGCCTAGAATCAACCCATGCTTTCGCATTAAGATAGGTATTATTCATGAGGCCGCTGGTGGCACCAGTACCACTCGGAATACCAATAGCGCTTAGAGTACGGGTAACTTTAAATTGTGGAATATTAATAATGTCCAGAGTAGCAGATGACGAAGATGGTGTTTGTCCTCCTGATGTTCCGCCAGTTTGAGTACTTCCTGGTTGTAGCGATTGTGCTGTAGGCGCTGTTGGTTTGAGATTAGGATTATGATATTCTACTTTTTGTGTAATACCATTAATAGTAAAATTACTATAGGTATAGTCTTCTAATGATTCTATGGACCAAGAATCAACGAGTCCTTTAACCGAATACCCTGAGATATAACTTTTGTATCCTTCTAGTACAATAGTATAGTCGGCAGTTTGTATCCAGTTGTTATCAGTTTTAGACACATCAACACTAATCACCTTAACACCGGTTAGTGCATATATGTCTGTTGATGGTGATCCATTACTATTGCATGTGATTTTAAATTCACCAAATTGATCCGGAGTAAACAAATCATTTAGTTGCTTGACTCCGCTTAATACATGGCTAATACCACTACCGGTAGCATTAGTTGCTTGGGGGCGCACAATTTTACCAGTTAGTGTTATTTTGGTAGTGGCAGCTTCTGGAATACCTATGCTATTACTCTCTACATTCATAGATATATCTACAAATGGTGTTGGTCCACCAATAGTATGAATACCAGAGCCTTTAAATAGTACCTGTACTGTAGGGCCGGATCCAGTAGATAGTGCTGTAAAATTATTAACATTATCTAATGTAGCATCTAAAAAATCTTGAGAGTATACCATTAGTCCTAAATCCTTGTAACTTACTAACCGCTAGAAGATGGTGTTGGAGTAGGGGTCGTTGTACGAGTTGGTGTGGGTGAGGCATTTGGGATCTCACTCAAAATACTCAAATTAGGCAATAATTTACCTTGTAATAAAAACCCCTTATGAAGTACTTGTATATCATCATTAACATACACTGAGCTTTGATATAACAATTCGCCAAGTTTTTTGGATGCACACAGGCTTTTTGACGGAGTAACGGTAACCGTTGCTGTGGGTGTACTAGTAGGAGTTAAACTCCTAGTCATAGTAGGGGTACGTGTTGGAGATATAGAAACCGTTATGGTAGGAGTAATAGTTGGTGTTATAGATGGTGTGGGCGTTACCGTTCGCGTAACTGTTGGAGTGGGAGTGGCACTCTTAGTAGGAGTTACTGTTGGTGTAACTGTATTTGTTGGGGTCACTGATGCTGTTGGAGTTGGTGTAGCAGACGAAGAGATGGTAACACTCGGTGTAACCGATGGAGAAACGGTAATAGTTGGAGTAATCGAAGGGGTTGGCGTTGGGCTGATGCAAATATTAGGATTGCTAAATGTATTATTTGCAGTCCCGGAGCTATCAACAACAACAGAATCTGGAATCGAATCTGATTGTGTGGCATAAGCCCAATATCCCGGACCCGAGCCATTTTTATTATTGGTATAATAAGCAGCTTTATACCATTCATCTTCAGAAGGTAGCCAATAAGAATTTTTATTATTTGGCGATGGCTTATTGGTTCCCTGAATTATAAAATTAGATAATGTGTAAACCCCATCTTCGGTGGTGCTTGTTCCAGGAACACCGGTTGGTTTATTATTAGATAACCAATTAATATATCTAACGGAGCTAAACCAATTAATATAGTTTACTGGTTTATCTCCCATATTAATTCTAACAGTATAAATATATATACCATTAACTAAACTTCTATTAATACCACCACGCCTATTTAAATCACCCATATCAGTATGCCATAATCCCAACCCATTTGGGGTTTTGCATATGGCATTAAGAAACTCTGCATACTCACTATTGGTGACGGGATATTTTTTAATTTGATAATTATAATTAACTCTACCAAAATCACTGTTGGAGGCATCTCCACTATTACTAGCATCTTCTATCAGCACATAGTTTGTACTATCTATGCTCGCAGCCACTTTGGCTACGCGAAAACCAATATTACTCACCTTGCCGTCAGCGGCCTGTGTACCGAACCAAGACTTAGACAAATATGTTTGATCATTATTGAATGCACCCCCGCGAATAATAGGATAACTACCACTAATAGTATCTAATAATTCATTAATATTACCCGTCTGATCAAAAGTTCCATAATAACTAGATTTACCATTAGAACCAACTGTAGACAAATTGCCGTCTAGAGTATTCCAGTCGGCCCTACTATTATAGTTTGCGCTATTGCACGTTAGTAGCATAATTTAACTCTTTACTAGATTAAGATATAATGGTTTATCCAATTTATATTGCTCAAACAATTTCATAAACTCATTTTTATTTAAATAATATTTATCTCCATACATACTTGCAAGCTCTATAGTGCTATTATCTAATCCTGACAAATATTCGAGATGCTGCTCTGTTTGATCGTTAACAGATAGTCTAAAATTATATTGAGTTAAATAACCAATATCAATGCATGGCATATTTTCTGATAGTTTTATTTGTGCTTTAATTTCTTCATTAAACCAAGTATCATTACCAATTTGATCATTGACATAATTGATCCATTCATTTTCTGTTGTAAACACCTTAATATCATCCTCAGATTCTATTTGTTGTGAAAAAAACAACAGGCCTACGCTTCGTTTGTTAAATAAATAAATATATAATATTTTATAAGTATTGTTAATAATTTTCATACTAAACTGCTCCTGAATCGGTTATGGTCCATCCCCTAGCTAATAATCCGTTTCTAGCAGAAATAACGCTGGCCTGATTAAAATAGGTTAATCCAGCTGCTCCTAAAGGCACAGCAGTAGTAGTCGTATTGTCGTTTAAGTAAATTAATAAATTACTATATAATGCTGTTTTATTTGTATTAAACCTATAAGCTCCACTTAACATATTAGTCATATTTGTTGCTTTACTAAAATTCAAATTTCTTAAGTCAAATGTCAAACCATCATTGCTGCTAAATAAAGATTCCATAGTGGTAATATTACTGGTATTCCAGTAGGATAGTCCATCTCCAGTAAAAACAAAGCAATTTAGAAAACAATTGTTTAAATTATTATCTAATGGCATTTTTGGACCATCTGTTGCTGACAATCTTGTTAAATTCCTACAAAAGTAAAAGTGAGCCCCGCCAGAACCTAAGATAATATTAGTTCCAAACCTAACCACTCTTTGTAAACCGCTTTGGAATGGGGTGTATGCGCTAGGCACAGAAAATCCATAGTAATAGTATGAACCAACCCTAAAACGAATATCGCTACTTCCGCTTCTTCTAGTCACTCTTATAGTATAGTCTGTATTATTCACTAAACCAGTAGGAGACTGAACACCACTAAGTCTGCTTGATCCGGTATAAACAAAATTTTGACCATTACCCCAGTTAACTTCTACAACAGCGTCTGATGCGACTTGGAAGATTTCAAATATCTCATTCGCCGAATATCTATTGATGGGGAACCAAATAGACTGATACCTCCAAACGAAAACCATACTAGTTTCATTACCATAATCAATAATATTCCAGTTTTTAGTATTAATTAAGTATAGTCTTCTAGTAACGGCTGTGGCATTCGTAGATAAAAATTCTTGATCTATTGCAAAGGTTACATTGTTTTGAACTGTTCGGGTCGGGTCTCCCCAAGCAATTAAAAGTGCGTGGTAGTTAGCCTGACTATAAGATGTAAATCTTAACATGTCTGACATACTAGTAACTAAACCAATATTCCACATACTAATATCTTGATTGAAAGCCAATGCTTCAAAGAACATTGAATTCATATTAGTTACAGCACCAGTATTCCAATTACTCATACTTTGATTATAAACAGAGGCTCCAGAAAACATGCTGGCCATATTAGTTACAGAACTAGTATTCCAAGTATTTAGAGACTGATTAAAAGCTGCGGCTCCGTTAAACATACTGCTCATGTTGGTTACCGAACCAGTGTTCCACAAACCTATCGGCTGATTAAACCTGGTAGCCCCAAAGAACATGCCAGACATATTAGTCACTAAACTAGTATTCCAATTATTAATTGGAGCATTAAAGTTGGGGCAAGAAGCGAGCATGTACGATGTATTTGTTACGCTAGACATATTGAAACCATTGATACCAATACCAACAAGACTAGCACAACCCTCAAACATACCGCTACAATTTGTTGGCATAACGGGAGTTCCAACAGAGGATATGTCCAGATAGGCACAACCAGCAAAATTTCTAGCGCTATTAGCAACATTCATATTTAGTGGACCCCAATTACTAATATTAGTAATCTTTAGTCGGTCTCCACTATTATTAAATTCCCACCCCTGTATAGTTCCAGAGATTCTTATAGTTTTTATAGGATTAATCGTGGCAGTAGATCCTAAAGCTATGGAAGTTAAAGATGGTGAGGTTATAACCCAAGTATTATTACCATATGCTACTTCTGACCAGAGAGTAATTGCAGGTAATTTAAAAGGATTCCAATTAATACCATCACTACTCACCAAAGCCGTACTAGTGTTATAGGGAGTTATAATAAATAACTCATCGGCATAAAAAACATTGGAATATATAGAACCCACTGGTAAAGATCTAGCAGTCCAGTTAATGCCATCCGGACTGATATAGACAATGTTAGTACTGACTAGAGAACTGCTATATCTATTCGTACCCGGCAAGGCGACAAACAGGCCGTTGCCATAAGATATTCCTACATATTGATTAGATGCTGGCAGGGCTCTTGCAGTCCACACCTGACCGTCGGGAGAAGTAAAGTACGTAGTAGTAGTACCTCCAACGACAATAAAGAGACCATTAGCATATGTAATCCTGCGAGGGTTAATATTTGATGGTAAAACAGCAGCAGTCCAAGATACACCGTCTGTACTAACATTAACTGCAATATTATCTGACACAATTACGAACCTACCATTACCATAAGCTGAACCTCTCCAAGATTTTAAGTTGGCTAAATATACTTTAGTCCATGCAATGCCGTCTGTACTAGTAACTGCAACACTGGTAACATTGTCTGAAACAGCAACAAATCTACCATTACCATATACCACGCTAGAGAAAGCTGAGAGTCCAACAGGAGCCGTGAGGGTCCATGATGTTCCATTAACGCTTGTTGCTATAGTATCAGTGCTTGTAGGCACGCTAACAAATATACCATTACCATAAGCTATACCGGCAGTTCTACTAGAAACGAATGGACCAGCAATATTGGCTAGAGAATAAGTATGTGTTGTTGCCGACTGATCCCAAGCGGTTATTGTATCAGAAGTACCATCACCCCAATTTACATTAAAGTTATAAGTACCATTAAAAATTAAAGGAAGTTTAATTTGATTAATATCACTAACGCCAGTATTTGATGTATTCCAAGTGCTAGTAAAAACGTTTGGTCTTGACGGCGTGACGGTGGGGGTGGCTGTTTTAGTGACCGTAACACTTGGTGTCACTGTGGCTGTGCGAGTAGGCGTTACTGTGTTAGTTGGCGTAACAGTGTTCGTAGGAGTTACTGTTCTCGTGGGAGTAACAGTAGGCGTTACTGTTCTTGTAGGAGTATTTGTTGGGGTTTTGGTTGGCGTAGCTGTTACGGTGGGTGTTGGAGAACTAGAAGCACCTGGAGTTTGGGTTACAGTTGGCGAAACAGTTGTGGTTGGTGTGATAGTAGGCGTAACTGTTGGTGTAGCTGTTACTGTTGGAGTTACTGTTGGTGTTACAGTATTTGTTGGAGTTATAGTTGGTGTTACTGTAGTCGTAGGAGTAACAGTTGGTGTTTCTGTGCGTGTTGGTGTCGGAGTTCTTGTGGATGTGGCAGTAATAGTGGGTGTAACAGTAGGAGTGACGGTTTTTGTTGGAGTAATAGACGGCGTAACTGTTACTGTTGGAGTGGGCGTGCTACTAGCCCCAGGTGTAGGTGTAACTGTTTTGGTAGGAGTTGGCGTGCGAGTTAACTTACAAGCTGAACGCGAAGCGCATTGGATAACGGTTGGTTGTACAAATTCTAGAGTATTGGTAGTATTGTTATTTAATGAAGATGTAATAATACAAAAATCAACTATGATATGCTTAGTAACACAAATAGTGACTATTTCAGATACTGATGACGCTACGAAAGAATAGGAGTTCTTATCTAATGTTACACTATATGGAGAGGTTTTAGAAATAGAAAACGAAACAGTATAGGCATGGCCTACAGTTAAATTGTCCAATGAAATATCCACATAGTCTTTGGACATCTGCCATGGACCAATACCATTCTCATCAATATCTATACAAGCTGGCTCAGTGTTTGATCTTGTTGCATATGTCCAGTATCCCGCATTAAGAGAACCACCCTTATAATATGCTGCTTTTACCCATTCATTATCAGAAGGAAGACTATAATAGCTATTTGCATTACGCACAATTAAATGATCATCTAAAGACAAATCATAGGCACCAGTATTAGTAACGGTTGACGTTGGGTCCGAGACCCTATTGTGCAACCAGTTGCAATAACTTGCGGCCATATACCAAGTAATAAAATTTACTGGTTTACTACCGGCATTGGGTTTTGACGAATACCTGCTGCCAGATGCTTCTGCACTATTATATAATATACCTCCTCTATCATTAGAGGACATAAAAAAATGATATAATATATTTTGGTTATTAACTGTTGCTTCGCCAGACGCATTAAAGGTGGATGTTCTTTGACGCCTCAAGCCATTCGGGTCAACACTATTCAGAAACGATACATAATCATCGTTAGTAACTAGAAGTTGACCAATACGATATTCATAGTTAACAGAACCATAGGATCCAGCATATGTTCCAGTTAGAACTAAAGATGCATTTCCCACATCAGATACTGTAGTAAAATTAGGTAAAGATAGTGGATTACCGCTAGAAGCTATTCTAAAACCTATATCGTCTTTAATGACTAAGCCATTATCTGGTTCTGGTTGACCGGGCACATATCTAGAATGAACATAAGATGATCTGAGTTGTTCAGCGGAGTCTCTAAACGAACCGCCTCTAATTCTTCGATAATAAAAATTATCTATTCCAATAGAAATTGTGTCTAGTTCTTCTGTCCATTCCCATACATTCCCACACTGATCATAAGTGTTATATGCACTAGGACCACCATTATAACCTACTGTTGTAACGTCGCCAGGAATATATCTCCACTCTACACAGTTATTATAATTGGCTGTATTTAATCCTATAATATCTAGCATTATCAAATCCTCTTTTTATAAAATTAACAGGCATTGGCGCCACATTTGATCACCAAGAAATCTACGGCTTCAATATTAGAACTAACGTTTGTTAGCTTACATTGAGCTATTGCAGATTCTTCGGTGCTCAAAGCGGTACTCATCATACTTACGATAGTACCAACTCCACCTTGTTTGAATATAACTTGACCACTATTGGGCATAAATGAAACATTAGGAGATGATGAGGTTAATTCATAAGTATGTGCATCTCCAGGAATAGCTCCAGAAATATTAACTCTAACAACCTGATTACCTGAGCAGCAATTGGTTGGAAGCACCATAGTTGGTCCTCCAGAGAATAGTACAGAGTAATTGACATTTGGCAAACAATTGGCGCAAGTTAGTGTGAAGTCGTCACTTATAGTTGGTGCTGTCGCACTTGTATTATCTACAATAGATAAGTTAATAGTTGTGTACTTATTAGTATTGCTAGTAATAGGACTAACTCGATATGGCATTACGTCAGTGGTATTAATAGCACAAGAGCCACTAGGGAAACAAAACTGTAATTCAGTAACAATATTTTTAGATGAACCAACAGCAACGAATTGTCCAGACTGTTTGGATACTATTGTTGGCCAATTACTGTCAACATAATTCAGTGAGTATGAGTATGTTTCACCAGGAATTAAATTTTGAGCAGATGTTGACAATTGATAGCGATTTACTCCGGGCGAAGATAAAGTAAATGCATTGGACGAGTGTGCCAAAGATGGTGTTGGTAAGCAATCATCACATCTAACAAGCATAGCGTTGCTAGTAGTGGGACTAATATAGGAACAATCAACAGGCTTGACCTCTAAAACAACAGATGAATATCTTTCCAGACCTTCTGTATATAAACTACTACTACTGTAAGTATAGTCTAATAGATTATCTGCGTTCTCACAAAGCCCCGTTGATCTGCAAAATGTTACACGGGCTGGTATTGTTGTGGTAGAGCTATCTGAACTAATAATGCCTGTAATGGGATAAATAAGAGTAGGCCAATTACTGTCATTGGTTTTAAATAAATATTCATATTTCTGTCCAGGAACCATATCCGTTAATTCGGCACTAAAAGTATTAACGTTGAGCGAATCTGATGACAATAGCATCATGTTTGGTATTGATGCTTTTACTCTAGGTAGGCAATCTAGGCAAGAAACTGTTAAATCATTACTATAGACCTTATCTAAAGAACCGGAACAATCATCACCGGTTATCTCTGCATTAAATCTTACAAATCTTTCTACGTTAGAATAGTCTACTAAACACTTGTCGTCGATTGAATAGTCAATAACGTCACTGCTATTAGATGGACATAGTCCAGTAGAAGGACATAGTGTCACCTTCATTGGAATGTTCATTGTTTCATAATTAGCAGTTAATCTACCGCTAACAGGAGTGACAATGGCTGGCCAATTAGCATCTACGCTATTAATACGATAAATATATTGTTTACCGACCTTTAGATTGGAAGCAACAAGATTGAGTGATGTCTTGTTCTTAGTTATTCTGTCTAATTGGATAGTAGAAGGTAGTGTTAGTAACAGCTTGGGAATACAATGATCACATGTGATAGTAAGGTCTGTAGATACTGGTGATTGCAGATTACTATTTGCTGGCGATACTGTTAATTTAACAGCGGCGAAGGGGCTTTGTCCAGCATCACAATTTTGAGTACCAGTAAAATCTAAACCATTAACACAATCATTTTCATTTGCACATAGCGTGATTAAGCTTTTGATATTGGCCGAATCCGATGAGGAACGAATTTGTCCTGATACTGGAGTAACCTTAACGGGCCAATTACTATCAATAGCACTAAATACATATGTATATAATTGATTTGGGACTAGTCCATTAACAGATGTGACAATCTGTTGACTATTTAAAGTATTTTCATCTAACGCTATGTTTTCTTCAGCAGTAAGGGTTATATTTGGTAAGCAATTTCCGCACTCTATAAGGGTTTGAGTGTCTAAAACATTTGCGTCTGTAGCAACAGAATTTACAGACAATCCGAGTATAGAATAGAGGCTAGTTCTATCTACGGAGGCGCCTGCATTGCTATCTATATATGGGGCATTATATAGCACATTAGGCGAACCAGATGGACACAAACCAGTGGTTGCACAAAACTCTACATATGACTTAATTTCGTAAACATTATTTAGTGAATTAGGTTGGAAAGTACCAGATAGGGGATATACCTTAACGGGCCAATTCCCACCTTTGTTTGTAAATGTATAATTATATGTGTCTAATGGACTTAATCCACTTACTTTAATTCCGATAGTTTTGACATTTGACATTTATATACCTTATTTAACAAGAGGGGTTATCTGATACCTGAGACGACACCACAACCGGCATAAAATTCTGTGAACAATCACTACAGTACACCCTAATGTTATTGCTATAATAAGTGCCTGTCACAGCCGGGTCAACTAGTTTTAGTTTAAATGATGATGATGTATATGCATTTGTATGACTGACTACGGTCGAGTACGGTATTACGGCAGAAGATCCTGACGGGCATAATGAAACTGCTTGACAAAATTCTCCGACAAAATTTAGGGTATAATCGGTAGAGTCTGTAGTAATTACTCCGGATCTATTACCTACATATAGCGGCCAATTTGAATCAATATTGTCTAAGCTATAATGATATGTACGACCGGGATTAAGATTAATAATATTACCAACAATAGATATGCGATTAGCTTTAGTGATGGTTAAAGAAGGTGTAACGTTTAGTTCTAATTTGGGCACAGGAACGCAATCATTACATTCTGCAAACATATCATTGCTAATTACTGTATCCTCATTAATGCTTAGTATAGATACTGTTTCAGTACCTTCTGCCACAGGTGTTAACTCTAGGCTTATTGTGGCTCTTTTGTCTTTGTCAACACCACACATTTCTGTATCATAATTTCCAGCAGATTCACAAAAAACTAATTGTGTTGGAACGGCAAAAGTATCATCTGACCCCTTAACGGTTCCACTTAGGGGATATAGTTCAACTGGCCATGTTGCATCTAATACCTTGAACCTATATGAATATCTTGTTTCTGGAAACATACCGCTAGCCATTCCACTAATAGTGATACTATTCTTTGTTTCAGAATCTAGTACAATACTATTTGGTAAAGTTATTTTAGGTCCTACTTCGGGTAAACAATTAATACAAGACAGTCCTGTAGCGGCGCTGTAAATAAAATCACTATTAGAATCTATTTCAGATACTTTTAATCTAAGAGTTGTGAAAAGCAATTTATCTTCAACGCCGTAACTATAATTACGATTATACGGTAATACATCCGCACTGCCCGATGGACATAAAGTCATATTTGGACAAAAAATAGCTTTAAGATAAATATTGGCAGTTTTTGATTGAGCAATAAAAGAGCCCGAGTTGGGAACTATGGCTACAGGCCAATTGCCTCCAAGCCCCTCTACTTCATATTTGTATTCTAGTCTCTTAATAAGTCCTTTAATTGATAAAGAGATGTCGCTTATATGACTAGAAGTATTATTAGTGGTTGTGCTGGTGTCTGAACCAGTATCTGTACTGGCTAAACCTACAAGTCTGATGTCGTTATTTGTATTATCTGTATTCATAGTTTAATTTTTGTATGAGATGGTGATGGGTAAACTATACACAGTTTCTGTGTTACATTCTGAAGAATCTAGTACAGCCCTAAGCGTTACATTGTAGGCAGCAGCGCCAGTTAAAAACTTGGGATATGATGGTACGGTGTAGTTTGCAACACCATTTTGATTAGGTGGACACAATCCTGTAGCCGGGCAGAAAAACAACTGACCATCTAATAGAGGTTTATCAGTAGATGATTTAATATTAATAGTGCCAGATGTGGGTGTTGTAAATACAAATGGCCACTCTGATCGTAACACTTCTATCCTATAAGAATATTCTTTATCTAGCTCTAAATTACGGGTGACTAACTCAAAGCCATACGAAGCAGGATCTGCATCGTCACTGGTTGGTTCTACTACTATCGCAGGAGATTTACCTGATATAGCAATAAATGGTTTTGGTAAGCAGTCTTCACACTCTATTGTAAATTGATTACTCAGTACCTCAGCTCCATTATATGATAATGGGGAAACAGATAACTGCATAGTAATGCTCTTATTGTCAGAGCTTGATAAAGTACAGGCTTCTGGTAAAGTAAAAGGCATAACATTGGTGTCGCAATTGCCTGTGCTTGGACAAAACCCTATACTGCTTTCAATAGAGGCTTGTCCAGTTGAGGGCTTGATAACACCCGAAATCGAATTAATGCTAACCGGCCAGTTGGCATTGACTGTTTTAAATTCATACTTATATTCTTCATAAGGTTGAAGATTTTCGATTTTGGGAGAAAAGGAGTACTTACTATCTGTAGATAATTTAGTATTGGGAATGGTTTCTGGTAGTACATTGGGCAGCTTATTGGCGTCTGTAAATCCTAATAGGAGTCCGCCAATAGCAGGAATTCTAACCGGAATAGCTGTGGTGTCTCTAACTATAAAATAATATGAAGATTTACTATCCAGCTGAGATAATGTAGAATCTGGATGAGGCTCATAGAAATATTTAATGTTGCCAAGCTGATCAACGGTTTGTGTACGCCTAGTCCAAAATTTAGGAATAGAACCATCTAAAGTTTGACTACCATATATAGTATCGATAGCCTGCATAAAATTATCATACTCTATACGACCAGTACTATTGGGCGCTAAAGAAGGAGGAATCGTTTTCAGAGGTAGTGGCTCTGTGCCGATATAGTATGTAATAAAAAATTGGCTATTTATAATCATATTGTTTACTCAAAATAAAGAAACTCATAGTTAATTACACCACGTTATTTATCAATCAACTAAAAACTAATTCTGATAAGCACTGACTATCATTCATTACCCTTCCGCCGCCCTTTATGATAGAAATACTAGGAATGCCTGCGGAAGTATCGGAATTGTTCAATAAAGCCGCATTTTTAATTGGCAACAATACTATAGTGTCTAAATTAGCATTTTTATTTTCTACAATAAATTGAGCAATAATTCTATTGCCAACTTTATATGTCCAATTATTATTGTAGTCTAAAATAGTATAGGTCGGCTGGGTGGATCTAAGTGCTAGTGTGCTAGGATCAACACATCCGGTAACTCTAGTAAATGTAAATGTGCCATTAAGCTGTCTATTATCAAATGTAGGAACTAGTTTATTTAACTCAACAGTATCATTGGTTACTATGGCTCTTATTAAATATGTTTCACTAGCCGACAAGCCTGGACCTTCAACTGACATTCCCACATCTAGTCTTATGGTATTAGGTTGAGTTAATCTGATTAAACTACCACCGTTGTCTCCAACATTAGTTGATGAATTAGTTGGCAGCAATGATCCATCAAATTTTAATGTTGATTGCGGAGAGCAAATAATTAATAGATAATCAATATATAAAATGGTATTATATATGTCTTTAATAATTAAACGCAGTAATGTTTTTGTCTCAGCCCTATGTAGAGATTTAATTTTAACAAAAATTTGTGGAACAATATTGCTGTTGTTAATCAAAGAGTATGAAGGAGGACTGGGCGTAAAATCCAAAAAAACAGGAGGATCATAGGGCAATGATACTGGCGAATCGAACTGAATAATATATTGATCTCTCTTCTTGAGTTGGGTTTGGTCAACATTAAATCTCAATAAGAGACCTGCCTCACCTTCTTCTAGACTATGATTAATCATGTTTATCATAAAAGATTACCCTTAAGTACCTTCTTGACATTTAATAGTTATAATTTTTTCAATTAGTGCGGGTCTGTTGAGATCTGATAATACCGCAAATTTAAACAAACTAATGCTCGTAGTGTTTAAAGAAATAGCAAGATTGACCGGTACAATCGCCTTGCGATAAGGTATAATTGTTGGTGTTGTGCTAGGAGCTACTGGAGGAATGGTCTCCTCGTAAGTAGAAAACTGAGCATCCTGAATCTCTATCTCTTGCGGATTGGCATTATTAGTCAATTCAATTAGTCTAAATGAATATGGTGTAGGTTCGGGTTTCAGTTTTTTAATCTCAAACTCTAGTATAGCACCAGAACAACAAAAATTAGATACAACATCATTAGTTATTAAAACATTCTCATAATATGTATTGATTTCTGGAACTGGATCAAAACAAATTTTTTGTCCTATAAACTCAACAACAGAACCATCTATTAGCTTGGTATATAGTTTTCCGGTTACGCTATTGATAACGATTTCACCAACAGTCAATTGCTCTGGTGCTGGATGGCCTAATCCCGTTTCATCTCTTTTAAATAGTAGAAGACTCATATTGGACATACTCCTGTGAATAATACTGTTCCGAAATCCCAATTGCTTAATACATCATTTTCTCGTTCTTCTTCTCTAGCTGCTTCCTCTGGATCTACCTCATCAATTAGATTGCTTTCAACATAAACATAAGCAAAAGCGCTTTGTCCATAAGAATTCCATGCAGAAACTCTATAAACATAATCTAAAGCAGATTCAGTACCTGATATTAATTCAGAGCTTGTGGTAATCAATGCAGATGGAAGGTTATAATATTGCCATGTTAGTCCTCCATCTCTGGATTCTTCGATAACATAGCCCAAAACCTCAGCCGATCCGAATTGTGGAGTTTCCCATGTTAATGTTACAGTAGAGTATAGTGTTTCGTCAAACACCCTGCTTGCTGCCAAGTTGTCTGGCCGTTTGGGTACTTGTGAACCGGGTGTCATAGCAGCAGAGGGGTCTGAAGGATCTCCGACACCAATACCGTTTTGCGCGGCTACTCTGAATTGATATGACACTAATGGGGACAAGCCTACAATAGTGGCTAGCGGAGTAGTATTCGATGCCCTGTCTATACTATAGAGATTGTTGGGTAAAGTTGTCCAAGTATCACCATTATTACTAGAGAATTCTATAATATAGTCTATAATAGCACTTCTACCATCATTAACCGGAGCGACCCAAGCTAAGGATAATTCTGTATTCCCTATACCATTAGTATGGCCCGGATCTAGTCTTAATCCACTGGGCGCAGATGGTGCGGTGGGGTTTTGTCTTGGAACACGAGAAATTACTCTTCCTGAGCGGTCAATAGTTAACAATGAATTAGCAATATATGTACTAGAATTATCGGCTGTTGGCTTAGGATTGAGGAAGATCTTATCTGCGATAATTTGATTACTATATGTAATACCGCTCACTGTTAGGTCTGCATATAGTCCTAATCCAGTATTAATTCCGGTGGCTAGAGATGATATTTGATATGCTGTCTTACTATTAATCATCACTTTAGGATTTTCATCATAACTCCAACCAGATGGATTAATTCTAGCTCTATCTAAATACTTAACATAATAAACGCCAGACTCCACAGTTCCACTAGCAGCATTAGGAATATTTGCATCCACTCTTAATGCTGGAATTAGTCCAGTAGGCGTTAGCGTATCGTCTAAATCAAATGCAGATTCTTCATAATTATTAAATGGTGTTTTGTATTTACCAAAAACCATAAAGTCAATATTTTCAGCCAATAAATTAAAACCAGTGTTTACATCTGGTCTGATACTGATATTATTAGATGTACTTGGTTTAAATCTAAAAGGACTGTTAGGAAAGTTTTGAATACAATTAAATCTATTAGTAGCATCTGGGGCTAGCTGCATACTCATATAACCACCCTTGGTGGCCGAGAAAGCATAGCCGTTAGTGCCGACTATACTAGCACCATCCCAAGGATTGGGGCTACAAATCTTAACTGCGAACCCTTGCGGCTGAGTAGCATTAGGATCAGTTTCATCTGGATCAGTAAAGGTTACAGAAGTAAATAGAGAATTTAAAGGAGTAATTAAGTCTGGGCCTTCTTCTGTCTGAATATCTCCAACACCATACAATACGGTGGTCGCAAATTTTACATGCGTTACTTGTCGATCTTTTAGTGTGATTAGTTCTATAGTATCCTCACCAATTCCGAACTCTTCAGTTAATATTTCTAGTGTTGGACTATTAACCCAATCTTGTGCCCACTTAGGCTTATCCTTATAGAATATGATTCTATCACCATCAATTAATATAGGACGTTTGGGGAAGCGCGACCAAGTAACTCCATCAGCCTTCAAATAAGGAGCCGCTGCCCACTCAACCTTATTGCCAGAACCCATATGGGTGAGAACACTACCCTTATAACTATCTAGATTAGGATAGATTGAGAGACCGCTTTCAAAAATAGCATGTGTCGAAACTGTAACATATGATGGTATAATAATAGGGGGACTGTCACCCTCGCCAGGAATGACTCTTTGTGGCACTGGGACTATTTCTGAGAATGAGCCAAACTCTTTTGTTGGAGATTCTCCGTCATCAACGTCACCCCTGCTAACATATAACATGCCAACGTCTTTAGATGGCATAGTTAATTTTCCGAGTCCGGTATTGTATACTAGTTCATTACTGGGAATACCAGCTAAAGTATGATCATCTGTTTTATACGTTACAGCACCTATTGTGCCACTGTATGTTGGTATGATCTGTCCACTGCCATCAATCCTTTTGGCCTCTTTAAATAGCATGGTATGCGCTCTCATACCACTAACATCAACATATCCTGGCGTAATCATTCTTATGCCGGTACCGGCAACTAACCACATTATACCACTAGCGGCCAATTGTACATTATTATCACTGAGAAGATTATAGTATACGGCGTCTATCTTTTTATTACCGGTGTTAATCTCAACTCCTGGCCAAGACCTAGGGCCGAATATTGTATACCATGGCGTACTCATAATAATTCCTTAATTGTTACTAAAATAAACTTGGACCAGTGTTGTTAGGATCACAGAACCAAGGCGGATTTTCAGCACAGTCTGTATCTTCTGCTCTTCTCAATGGAATACCGGGTATCCTGGTACCAACTGATACTGTTGAAGCGGTTGACTCGACTGCATTGTTATCGTTATTAATAATATTGTCTAGGGATGTTGGTGGCAAATTGCTATTACTATTATTTGTTGACTGAGTATTTTGCTGTGTATTGGTGTCGGTCGTAGATGTAGGATTGGTGATATTAGTAAACCGTCTTGAAGACCTAATTGTACCGTCTCCAACAATTAAGTGATCAACATACAACCAACCACTAACACTAAGATTAGCAAATAATTCTTTAAACTTTTTCGTATCACTATCAACTCCGGACGCCACTAAGTATGGATCTTCTCTTTTAACCATAACTGTAGAAGTTCCAACATAGGCATTAACGTCTACTGGCTGGAAATAGGCGGCTTTATGCCATTCATTTAAGTCCGGTAGCCAATATTTACGATAAGAAGCCTTAACAACATTATAGGAATCGGTACCAATAGGTATAATTGTATATGCTCCAGTGTCTAATACATAATCAATATTAGACTCTTCAATAGTGACATTCGCCCCATTGTGTAGCCAATTAATAAATCTTATAGTACTTAAATAATCAACAAATAATACAGGCTTATTTGACATGTTGGGCTTAACGCTATAAATATATTCTTCATCATATATTCTGGTTATGCCTCCAACATTTTCACTAGACATTCTAGTATCATATAATCCTCTATCATTATTAATAGCTACAGCGTTTAAAAATCTACAATATTGAGCATTGGTGACTTCATACTTGCCAATTCTATACATTTTATCAACAACGCCTAAGTTGTTAATAACTATAGAATTAAATTGTTCATTGCCATTTACTGAACTACGAATATAAGTAGTTGTATCATCTTCACTATTTTGGGGGTCTATCACACCAACAAAAGTCATATTTAATTGATTTGTTGCAGATATTGAGGATGGATCGGTGGTGTTATATAGACTAGCTATTCTAAAGCCCACATAATCATGGCCAGATGCTCTAGGTAATAGCTCGATATGTTTAAGACCACTACCAGATATAGCATTAGAAGTTCTATACGATCCGCCCCAGCCACAAACTCTTCTTGATCTCGACTTTCTAACATCCCTGGCTTTTCTACCCATTCCGAAGCATTACCATTTTGATCATATGTTCCATAATGAGAAGGTAATCCATTAGACCCGATATCTGATACTATACCAGAAAATAAATTCTGAGTATTGTCATAATTAAAATTAGCAGATGAATAGAGATTTGATATTCCAACACCTCCAGTTGTAACAACTATAGGAAATACTGGAAGTTCATGCTTGGGAGAAAATGGGCGATACACACCAGATATAATACTGACTTTGCCTGAATTGGCTTTAATTTTTAGTGCTGGTACGGCATCTATACCATATACAGAAAAATCAATATCTTTTTGTAGAGTATTTAGTACCGAAGGAGTACCTCCTCTAACACTGAGAACATTTTTTGTAGAATCTGATATAACACCATCCTCAGTAGACATTTGCATTGTTAAATATCCACCCTTTGTGATGGAATAAACAGTTAAATTGTCTACATCTGTCAGAGATATATTTTGATCAACTAATAATCCAGTAATTAAATTATTTGCAATATCAACACTAACAACTCTTCTATAAGTAGTAGAAGTAGAAGATACAATTGCTAGCTGGTCTCCGGCACTATATTCTTCGATAGGTACAGGATTAACAAAAGTAATTTGTCGTAAACAAGCCGATGCTAGTCTTTGGGTATATTTATTCCATAATACATCGCCATCTGTTCTAAAATAATCGTCTGTAGAATAAATACCAGTTACAGCGCCGTTAGTAGTAGTTTGTAAAATCTTATTCGGCACTATTGGTAAATTAATGGTACCTAAAGCATTGACCGACATTGTAGTGCTACCAACTAACTGATTATTGCCATTAACCGTTAGAAAACTACTAGCAGCTATGTTTGGTATTGTAATATTATTAGATTGTAGTGATGTTGACGATACACTTCCTGCGGACATGGCTCCGGGTATACTCACCGACGATCCCGCACTACCGACCACAACACTGGGAGCGTTTATTCCTACACTAGTTGTTCCGCTAATATTTACAGCTGTGGAACTAAGAGAAATAGCAGCAGCATTATTTTGCAGAGTGGTCTGTCCTACACGATTGATTGTTAGCGCATTGCCACTGTAGCCAACAACTGTTGATGAATAGTTACTATCAAAAACTTTGATGCCTGTGCCGACAGCCGCTACTTTAAGCTGTATCCCGCCTTCTGCTGAAGAAGAGGCCGCATTAACAGCAGACGCCTCAATCATACCATAGTCTACTCTATTTCCATCACTATTTTTACCAGCTAAATTAATTTGTGATACAACAGTGCCATTTGTGATGGCTGAACTTGGTTTATGATAAAGGGTAATATTTGCTGGGTGGCAGGCATTACGATTTTCTAATCTAAAACCTTCTTGACAAATAGTGTTAACTACATGAAAAATGGTTGACGGCCTAGAACCAGAAGGTATATTTAACCCTAATCTACCATCATATGAGAAAAATAAGTTTCTATTACCACTACCATTTACGATAAAATTACTATTATATTTTTGTTGATTAATAATAGTAGAATTATCACCAGATGCTGCTAATACAGAGTAAGCCTCACCAACACTATCAGCACCCAATAATAAATTGTTATTTTCTGTATCCCAGTATGCGGCAGAACCAATTAGATCGTTGCCGGATTTATATTGTAATGAAAAATCATCTCCACTACCTGTGCTTAAGGTATTAACTAAATCTCCATATTTATTGTCCGTTGTATCTGAAGAAAGATTTAGTGACTGAACAATGGGCTCACCACCTGCCTGAGAGTTATTCAGATCAATCCACTTATCTCCATTAACTACAAATTTACTATATAGCTTACTATTGCTTAAAATACTCAGTGGTTTACCACTAAAATCACGAACTGTTAAGCTATTAATAGATGATATATTTTTTATTTCAATAACAATATTCGAAGCCTTCTCAGCTTCTGGGAGTCGAATATCTATACTATTACTGGAACAATCTACGAGATATATACCATTGATGGGTTCTAGTGTGGTATTATTAGTTAAGACAACGACATTTGATATGGTGCGATTAAAAACATATTGATTGGCAAATATATAAAATTCATTGTCTGAATCTCCAAAGTTTACGGGCTGCTTATTATTAGAAGATTGAACGACATCCGTTCTTTTAACAACAATGTTTCCATTAGCATCCCAACAAACCTCACCCACACCGGTCTCATATAGTTGTAACTTTTTATTACGACATAAATAAGGAATATGATATCCTACATGCTCTTGAGAAAGACTATTAAATCCTGGTAATGATTTATTAATAACAAATGTACTGTTGTTTAGTGTAAAACTAAAACCGATATTATCAAAAACTTTTATAAGTTTATTTGGCATAATAAGTTCTCATATATTTATTAAGCATAATTTGTGCCGCCGATTTGACCCATAATTTGACCAGTATCTGGACCCAAAACACCTTCTCCTAGATTACCAATACCCCGATTTATGGCTCCAGCGAACTGACCAATTTTTTGATTTGCTTGTTGTTCCATTGCTGAACCCATTGTACTAAGAACCTGATTGGCTGCCTCTGCTCCGTTAAACGTATGTCTACTATCAACCGTGCCAGCAACAGTAATTTGATCGGGAATATTTACCTCTCTTAATCCTTGTACAACTGGGTTAATGGCATTGTTTATTATATCTCCAACTTGAGCACCACTAGACACAAATGTACCAACAGCACTGTTTATATTTTCGGCCACTTGTGACATTGATGGTATGGATGCTCCTAAATCATTGACCGTTTTTTGTAATCCGGCGACTAGTGATGTTAAACCAGAAACGTCTACTCCAACACTACTAGATACACCACCAGTAACCGGTGCTGGTGCTGGTACAGGGGATTTGCTTCCTTCTTTAAGGTAATGCGGAATGACTAATCCACCATTAGCCATATAATTAACCAAACCGCCTCTACTATATGATCCACTATTAATAGCTTCTAATAGTGGCATATGCTTTTGGGCTTCACTACGTTTAATCACAAATTCTCCTGGAGTTAGCATTGCTGGAACAGTGTCAGTGCCCATTGGTTGGGCATTTATTAGGGCGCCGTTATTCGCATATACTATTCCACCAGTTGCATATTGAACCCTACCGCCAGCAGGAGGAGCACCTTCACGACGTTCTTTTGCTTCTTTGTTTTCAAAATACTGTAGTACTTCATCTGTTGTTAATTTGGGTCTAACCTCGACGTTGTCAGACATTCTTCTACCACCAGATTTTATATACCTTGAAAAAGAATTTTCTGAAGACTTGCCAATATCTATTGGTTGTGATGCTGAAGCGGCGTATCTGTCATATAGTCCACTATTAGATTGTGAACTAGATAGTATTGTATTAGGTCTAGGAATCTTCATACCTTCAGATGCATATATTAAACCTCCTCTAGCTTTCTTTACTGGTTTCTTAACTTCCGGCATCGGGGCAGCATTATTATCTTTTGCGTCAATTTCTGGCATTGCTGCAGCATCAGTTTTCGTTTTTGTTAAATCAAAGGTTGGCATCATGGATGACGGGCCTTGATAAACTCCGGCCCCATATTGTTGAGGAGCCATAGGGTTGACAGGTTTTGCTGTTGCTTGTGCTGAAGCAGCGTTATCTTTTAGTCTAGCAGGCAGATCTTGAGGTTCTTCTTGTTTCCTACCCATAGAACCACTTAATAATGATCCTAATCCATAACCTATAGCAGTTCCAATTGGGGCAGCTATTGCTAAGACTTTACTCATAACGGGAAGGAAACTGTTCTTTTTATTTTCAGATCTTGACAAAGCTTCTTGAGAGCGTTTCTTAAATTCTGCATTAGCTTCTGATTGTATTCTGGCCATCTCTACTGTATCGTTAGCTTTTTTAGCTTCTCTATATAAAGGACCATATATTTTTTCTACAGATATTTGTTCGGAAGATTTGGCTGCTTGTCTTCTTTCTCTCATTTTCTTTTTGGCAGCTTGACCAGCCGAAACCGCTTCTGGAGAAGACGCTTGGGTACGACCAAGATCTGACTCTTTTAGTGGTGTAATGTCTGGTTTAGATGACCCATTCGGGAAAAAGCCTTCTGGGAATGGAGAAAGAGTTTCGGCAAGACCAGCTGTAAAGTCTTCTGGATTTTGTTCAAGAGAGGATAGTGATGGTTTGGTTTCAGTTGTGCGAGCTTGTGATTCTATTCTTGCTTCTTCAGCCATACTAGCAATAGTTTCTGGAGATAATTCTCCTAATTCAAATTCATCTCCAGTAATAGGAGCTTTGGTTGGCGTGCTCGTAGCGTCTCTGGTTGCTGTTTCAACTGCTGCTTTTTGCTGTGGGCTTGTTGATTCTCTAGGTGTTCGTTCAACCGATGCCCTTTGGGCTTCTTGTGCACTTTTAACCTGACGAGATAAATCATTTCCTTCAAACTCTGGTATATCCTTATATAGAGAAGCTTGTATGTCCTCTGGAAGGCTTTTAATATAATCGCCAACATTATAAACAATTTTTGCGGTGTCTAGTGTGGCATTTGGATTATTAAGCTTCATTCGAGGAATCATTGCTAATTCTGCATTACGAGAGTCTGTAAAAACTTTAGTGAATTCAGGATTATTATCAGTAAACTCTTTATTTTTAACTAATTCTCTCATCTTACCATATAGTGTGTCTATATATTCTGCTTTTGCTCCTCCATTATCTGGATCGAACCGGGCGCTACCATATTTACCAAGAGGTATATTATCTCCATATGAAGTAGCTCCTCCTTCAACCAACTTATCCCCAGCAAGTTGCTCAATTCGAGCATTAATGGCTGCTGCTTGTTCAGCATTGCCCTTGGTGCTATATAGAACCAAAAAGTCCTCATTAGTTTTCAAAGTAGTAATCATACTAGCTAATTCTGGATCTTTAGCAATAAGCTCTTTGACAGAATCTAACTGTCCTGGTTTTGGAGTAAATCTTGTTTTATATCCTGTGGCTCCAGATATTTCTCCTTTCTCTAAAAGATCTTTTTTGGTTTTTATAGCATCAGGATTATCGAACCATCTAGAGTCCCCTTTTTGTTGGAAAAAACCTAGTGATCTATCTGGGAGGACGCTCGGGTTTCCGGTTGGTTTTTTTCCAGCCGTTTCGGCTAATGCTGTGTCTTTAGCGGTAGCTAAAACTGGTGCTTCAGTACTATCCATCATACTCATAACATCAGCCGCTTCGCTTGACAGTTCGCTACTTTCAACATATTTGTTTGGCTTAGTATTTTCTGTTTTAGTAGGCTTATTACTAGCTGCTGTAGTAGCAGCATTATCTCTGGCAGATGTTATTGGTGCGAGTGGGTCTATGCCTAGATCGAGGGGTTTTCCGATGGGTGGATTATCAATAGTTGTTGGCTTGCTTGATTCTTTTAGACTATCAACAAAATCTACTAATAAGCTATCAACCTCAGATTGCTCCTTAGCTTTGACCGTTCCGGCCTTTTGTTGTCTAAGCTCTTCAATCGTTATACCGGATTTATCTGCTTCTCTATATTCTAATTCAATCTTTCGACGTTCTGATTTATCTTTAGCAGACTCAAGCTCTTTAGCAAATTCAGCATCAAGTTTTTGTTTTCTCTCAGCATTTGTTTTTGCTGATTCTATAGTTTTATCAGATCTTGCTTTATCATTTCTTTGTTTTATTATTGCTGCTGCTCTTTCAGGATCTATTCCAGTCTCTAATAAACTTTTTGTAAGCTGTTCTGTAGTTAATCCATCGGCCTGTCCTAGAGTAGCAGCAAGTTTAAACTCTTGATTTAGTCTATTCATCACAGCTGAAGTTCCTCTCATTAGAGGACTAGAACTTTCACTCATGGGAATACCAACATCTTTCATTCCTGGAATACCCAAACCATTTTGTGGCAATAAATGAAGAATTGGACTAAAGAAATCAAATGCCGCTTGATCTCCTGCTGCTTCTTTTGCCGCTTCTACTCTTTGAACCGCAGCTTGTGACTCTCTGATGCTCGCTTGGTCTTTTTTAGCTTCTATTATATTTTCGCCCTTAATAACATTTTCTCGTGTTCTTGCTCGTTGTTCAGTCTTAACTGTTTTAGCAAGTTCTTTTAAAGCGACTGCTTCTGTTTTGGGTTTTGCTGGACCTTCTGGACGACTATAATTTCTGGATCCCTTACTTCCAAAATTAGATGATGGAAGAATAAATCCAGAAATAAAATCCATTACAGCATCTTGCCAAGTCCCAAAATCTCCTTCGTTCGTGGCTCCTCTGATGCCGGCCCCTAATGCTGTTTCGGTGGCTCCACTAGCAACTCTTGTTAAGAGTGCGCGGCCCATAGTAGCTGCACCAGTTAACGGATTACCTGTTAATAATCCTGGCAATAAAGACCCAACAGCAGTTGCTCCTGGTCTTTTTTCTGCTAATTCTCTTTGTCTTTTATCAAAATCGGTGCCTTGTAATACATAATCTTGTGCTTTATTAGTCGCTAAACTAGCGACAACACCTCCACCGATAGTAAGTGCGCCACCAAGCAATCCTACTGGAGCCCAAGCAGGAGCGGTAACAACAGCAGCGGTACCAGCCAATAAAGGAACTACTGCTCTTTGAGCGGCCAAACCTACGGCTTCTCCTCCTTCAGAATCTTTATCTTTCTCTAACTGTGTTTGAAATTGTTTTGTCTCTTGTTGACTCAAGCTTTCAATTTGTGCTTCTTCTAGGCCAGACTCTCTTCTTGTTTGTTCGGCAGTAACATTTGCACCCAAACGAGATGTCCAAGGAACACCTCTCTCGCTTTCCATTCTACCTAGTTCTTCCAATTCTTTTCTTGTTAATCTTTGTTTCGGTTTTTCTACTCCTCCCCATTCTTTAGGCCAGTTTTCTCCAAGCCACGATCTATCGTATGAACTTTCTGCTTTTGATCGATCTCTAAGTTCTTGATATCGAGCCTCTGTATCTTTGAGTTTAAATTTTCTGTCAATTTTTAATTCAGATTCTGCTTGAGCATCAATGCTGGGATGGTCGCTTTTTGGACCCATGATCCTACCAGTTACTGGGTCAATAGCTCTTCTGGATGGGGCTACTTCAGGAAGCTGCTCAGAAGAATCTAATCTAGATTGTTCCATTGCTAAATCTGTCATAGTTTCTTGACGTATTTGATTTGCCCTATCTGTAAAATCTTCAGCTAATGGTATTGCTGGTTCAAAACTAGGTAATGATGAATCAATATTAATACCAGCAACACTCTGATCAACATTATCATTAATTCGTTTTCTTCTATCATCATCTTCTTTTATAACAGCCTCGCCTCTTGCTTCAGCCTCTGCTATTACTTTATCTCTAGATTGGTTACTAAGTTTATCCAATGGTACAGTGGTATATACTTGCTCTCCATTTTCATCAACTTTGGGTTGACCAGTTTTACCATCCATCTTAGCTATTCTAACAGTACCCTTCTCTAGATCGACTTTATCAATAGTACCAGTGGTAGAATATCTACCCGTTTTATCTGTGAAAGAAAGCTTATTATTTATAGCTTTTTCTACTCTTCTTTGTTTTTGTTCTTCTACTGAAACTGCTCGACCACTTCCTGGCTGATTTGAAAAACCTCCACCACTTTCATATACGGTTCCTCTAATATCACTGGTATCTACAGTCACACCTAACTCTTTAGCTCTTTTCTCTAAATTTGCTTGTTTTTCTGCTTGTTTAACCTGAGCGTCTGCTCTTTGCTTATTATCTTCTTTAAATCTTTCATCTCTTGCTGCTTTTTCTGCTACTCTGCCCTTTTCTTTTTGGTCTATTAAATAGTTAAGATTATCTACCGGCCCCTGAGTTCCTGTTACAGCAATATCTGGAGAATCAATCTCTACCCCAATACCACGAGCCACTCTGTCCGCTTGTTGTCTTGCTCCTTGTGATTGTATATATCCGTCTATATATGCTCTAGTTTTTTCTCCATTAGGATCTCCCTTACTGGAGAGATCACTCTCGTTACGAATAACATCTAAAGTTCTAGAATTATCATAAACATTTGGCAGTTCGGAGACACCCATACTATTTCGCCAGTAGTTAGAGTCTCCCGCCCCATAAGCCTCTACTGTGCGATCAAATATTTCTTCGTCCGTTGCATTTTCGTCCTTAGCTCTCTGTGCTCTTCTTTCTTCTTCAAAAGCTGATCTACGATCATAAATCTTATTAAGTTCTCTGTTAAATACATAAGAACCATCAGGGCTATTAAGAGAACCACCCCCTAATAATCTCTTATTCACATTATCGTCAATACGTTTTTGTCTATCAACAAATTCTCCATTATAACCAGGAGCAGCAGCCATTCCAGCATTTATTTTAGCGAAACCTAGTTTTCGTTTTTTCTGTTCAAAGTCTGGGGGAGTGGCTCCTCCATCATCTATTGTTTGTTGATCTATTTTGATTTGATTTTCTAGTTTACGAACTTCTGCTCGTGCTAGTACGTTATTTTTCCACTCTGTTTGTGTTATATTACCATCTTTGTCTTTATCTAAATCTTGGTATGGATAGCCTTCTTTGTTATCTAAAATACCATCTTCATTAAGGTCTAATCTAAAGAAGCTAGGTTCGGTATCTTTTGCTCTAGGATCTCCAGGAACTAAAGATGGTCTTCGTTTAGTTGGTACTCCTTTAGCAAATTTCTTTGGTGGATCTGATTCTCTTGGAAACTCGTCTCTAGTACCTTGATATCTATCTGAATATTTTTTAGCTCTATCATTAGAATAGGTTCCAAAATTCATATATTGAGCTTTAAAGCCACTCTTAACTGATGGTCTTTGGCCCATATTTGTGGACCCACCAGCATTAGCCGCTCCTTGAGCTATGGCAGCATATTCACTAAATGAAATCTTATTGTCTCTATCTCTGTCTACTCTCTGAATCGTTTGAAGGTCTATTTCGCCAGATTCTAAAAAATTAGATTTATTAGCATCTATTTTTTGAAACTCAGCTAATAGTCCACCATCATTCAGATAAACAACTCCACCCTTGCTCATATTAGCAGTAGCATCAACTCCGGACCCACTATTAATAGCCTTTAACAATGGAAGATGTTGTGAGGTTGATCTAGCATTAACAACAAATTCTCCCGGAGTTAACATGGCGGGAACAGTATCAGTACCCTTGGGAGAAAAGTCTATTAATTTACCAACACTAGCATATTGAGGCTTGACTCTTAGACCATTTATAATACCTCCACTACTTCTGCCCACCGGAGCAATTGGCCGAGCTACTCTAGCCCCGGCCGGAACAGGCGCCATAGGTCCAACAGCGCCAGGAACTCTTTCTCCGTCTTTACCTAGCCAAGCATTAATGCTTGTTGTTAAAGCGTCTATTGATTTTCTTAAATCATCAGTAGCAGTAACTAATAAGCTTTGTACATTGGCTAATTCTAATCTACCCTGTTCTTCTGTTGCTTTAGCTTGTAAACCAGTAGCTTGTAAGAATTGATCAGCAGCTCTTTTCATTGCAGGATCAGCATTAGGATCTTGTTTTGCAGCTAATGCTTGTCTGACCATTGGGTTGTTGATCATCCCGCTTTCAACCGCCATCTGCTGCATTAACATACCTTCTTGCTGTCTAAAAGTCTTGTCTATTTGCTCATTACTCATCTCCTTTCCGGTTCTTCTGAGCGATTCGTTTTTCATATTAAGGGTCATCATTCCCCTAAATCCAGGATCTTGCATCAATTGAAGAGTCTGTTTTCTTTGATCTGCTAATACAGTATTACCTGCTCTGGTAGCTTCTCTAACACTTCCGGTGCGTCGTAATGTGTCGTTATATGCATTTTTAGCATCTCTTTGATTACCTGGACCATTTAAACCACCGGACAAATTACGTTGAAGTCTGATAAAGCTTTGATTAAGTTTGTCTGCTTCTTCTGGAGTATTTGTCAATAGCTGATTAACAAAGTTTTCTCTATCTTGTTGTAGCCCTTTAACATTCTTTACCTCGTCTAATGCTTTTTGTGCTAATTCCGCACTATTAGCCATCTTATCTAATGCTTCTCTATTATCATTCAATGCATTATTAGTAGCTTGAATATCTTTAGCAAATTTTTCAGCTTCGGCTTTTTGTTGATCTTGTGTTAAGTTGGGATTAGACATTGCAGCATCTCTAGCATCCATCTGCTGCTTACGTTTAGCTGTCAAATTATCAATATTTTGACCAATAGCTTGAGGATCAGTAGCTCCTCCAGTTAGTTGTTTAATATCGCTATCAAACTTAGCCTTAGCTTCATCGTAGCTCTCGCCAACACCAGTTTGAGCTTCTCTTAAATCCATCTTTGCATTATATCTTATGTCTTTAGCCTTATTGAAAGAATCTCTGGCTTTACGAGCAGCATCAGCCGCTGCTTCAAGATTCTTAGCGAAAGTATTATAAATACCCTGTCTAGCTTTGATAAGATCGTCTAACTTTTTACCAGCATTACCAAACATATTGGCTATTTCTGGACCAAGTTCGCTAATAGAATCAGAGAAAGCATCTACTTGTGTTGCCGGGGTTTGGTTTTCTTTTTGTGCTTTCTCTTTTTGTGAATCTATTGATGCATTGAGCTTGTCTAGTGCTACTCTTTGATCGGTTTCTGATAGTCCAGATGCTTTGATAGCCTCTGTGCCCTTCTTTCTTGCTGCATCTGCAGCTTCATCTAATGTTAAACCAGCATTGCTTTTGAGTTCAGAAGAAATGGCTGTTCTCATTACGTTAGGTAGTGTTGCTTCTAGTTTGGCAGCGCCGCCCATTTTTTGAGCCAGATCTGGGGCCATACCTATTGTACCGGCTTTAATAGCATCTTCTATACGTTTGGGGTCATTCTGGTATGCTTTAGGATTAGTTAATACTCCAACATTTCTATTATTAACTGCTCTATCATCAAAACCAGCATTTCCTCTTCGTGCTTCTACCTCGCTATTGACCTGTGCTTGACGAGTCTCAGATTCTTGCTGAATTCTATTAATAGACTGATCGATAGTTTCAGATATATTTTGAAAGCTTTCAGCTAATCTTCTGCCAGCTCTATTAGCAGCATCCATAGCATCTGATAGTTGTTTGGTCTTTTGAGCTGTTTCTAGCTGTTTATTTGTTAATAATTCTCTGGCAACTATCTCTCTGAGAATTTCTGTTCTATTAGCATCAGACGCATCTCCAGAAGCCTTAACCTTTTGTTCCACTTCTGCCCATAGCTTAGGATTAGCAGCAAATGCAACAGCAGCACCAGTATCAACGGCTGGGG